ATTTTAGAAGATGTATTTGTTGCTCCAGTATATACAATTAAACTAAAACAGGAATCTGCAGGAAGACTTACAGCTCGTGATTTCGGATCTTATAAGGCAACAAATAAACAGCCAGTACAAGGTAGATCTAAAGATGGATCGATAGGTTCAGGATCTCGTTTAGGGCATAAACTTTTGTGCTCCCTAATAGTAATATTAGGGTAATAAATACCTTTAATTCAGAGAAACCCCTAACGTTAAGACGAGGGCAATTCTGAGCGAAGCCGTATAATATACGGAACGTGCAACGACTATCCCCTTTTGGGGAGTACATCTCAAGTGAGATGGAAACAGGGTATATCCTATACTATGGAGGAAAAAATATGATTTATACACAATGTGATATTGATAGATTTTGGTCTAAAATATCATTTCCTTCAGATATTAACTCATGTTGGATTTGGACCGCATCATGCGATAAAGATGGATATCCATTTTTTCACATGAATAATAAAATGATTAAAGGTCATCGATTTAGTTATCTTATTCATAATCAAGATACTGTAACTGATTTTGATTCTTTATACATTTGTCATACTTGCGATAATCCACCATGTGTTAATCCAAATCATTTATATTTAGGTACACATCAAATAAATATGAATGATCGAGGACTAAAAAATAGAACACACCATCATATTGGATCTGCTAATGGTAGATCTAAACTAAATGATGATATTGTACGACAAATTAGACTCGATCTTCAAACTGAAACTGTTGCATGTGTTGCTAAACGATATAATGTTGGTGCTACTACTATAATGAATGTTAAACTTGGCGAGACGTGGTCTCATGTATTATAATTAACTAAATATAGTATAGGATAAAGATATAGTCTACTCTGCATGGAAACATGCAGCAGCATAGAATTTATATGCGGATAAGAATTAACGACTCTTATCGAATGTTTGGATGGAGTTTGATGGTCTATTTGCACACAATGTTCCACGAGTAGTTAAAGAATTCAGAACTGTTAAAAATGATGATAAATCATTAAAGCCGGAATTAACACTCCAAATATTGACTACTGGAGATTATGATCTTCCAGCAACTCGGTCTGGAAAAAGTTATACTAAATTGACAATTGATAGTTTGATTGCATTTATTAATCATTAATGTTATTGGGTGGGCATTCAAACTCACCCAATAATACTCATTATCTAAGGAATTTATAATGTCCATGAAACGGAAAGTTGTATATACTTATTTTCCTACATTTACACAAATTTTGGAAGATGATCGTACAATTATTAATCGATATATTGATATGTCATTCACTACTCTTAACCGAAATACATTTATAATATTAACCGTTAAACAAGAATTTAAACACAATGATAATTTATTTATTGAAAATCTTAAAACATATTCATATTTTAGAGATGAATTACCTATTAGATTGCATCCAGCAATAGATGGATTATCAAGAGAAGATATTGTTGGAAAGACAGCTGAACTTTTTGCCGTTAGTCTATTTAATGATATATACCAATTTAAAAATGAAAATTGGTTAATTGAATATTTTCCTGAAGTAATTACACCTGAAGTTAAATCTAAAGATGTAATATTTAATGAATTAAATGAAATAAAAAGACGAATTAATGAAGGAGAGAAATTTGAAGATATCACGAATTGATGAATTAGTATCACTTATCGAATACCATGATAATCAATATTGGAACTTAAATGATCCTAAAATTTCTGATGAAGATTATGATAAACTACTTAACGAATTAAAGACACTAAATCCCCAACACCCATTGGGTAATAAAATTAATTCTCCTATTAAATGTGCATTAGGTAAAATTAAACATAAAACGCCAATGCTATCTCTTGATAAGTTCTATTCAGTAGAAGAGATTTTAAATTGGTGTGATTCGGTTTCTCGAAATGTAGAAGAAGTATTTCGGTTAGAACCAAAATTGGATGGAATTGCTGCTAGACATTATGTTCGATCTGCTGGTAATCTTATTGCTACTCGTGGAGATGATGGAATTAACGGCGAAAACATAAGTGATAAATGGGTTACTATTCTATATGAGAATTTTAACGGCGACATTCCAATATCTCAACTAACTGAGGATGCTCTTGGTGAGATATTGATGAAAAAATCTACTTTTGAAAAAATGAAATCGGTATTGCTCCGTAAAAATGGCGAACCGTATAAGTATCCAAGAAGTGCATGTGTTGGTATTTTATCTAGAGATGGAATTCAAGTTAATGCAGATCAAGTATTATCTTTTGTTGATTATAATAAGTTTTCAGCTAAGTTGACTTTGAATCAACTTCATGCTATTGATTGGGTATCTTATATTAATAATGTCAAAAATTGGGATTATCCTACCGATGGATTAGTTATTAAACTTGATGATGCTGCATATAGTGATTCATTAGGATTCACAAATCATCATCCAAAAGGTCAGATGGCTTTAAAATTTGATAATCCATTTGTACATACAAAATTAGTTAATGTTATTTGGCAAATTGGAAAAAATAAGTTAACTCCAGTTGGAATTGTAGAGCCGGTTGTCATTGCTGGAGCAACAGTAACCAGAGTGTCTTTACATAATGCAAAAAATATTATAGATAGAGATATTCAAATTGGAGACATTGTTAAACTTGAACGAGCTGGAGAGATAATTCCATATGTTAAATCTTCTGTTCCAGGAGAAGTTCGAGTAAGAATAACAATTGATATCTGTCCTGAATGTGGAACTGCATTAATATATAACAATCCAGATTTATTGTGTCCAAATATACAATGTCAAGGCAAATTAGTGAGATTGCTCGGAGATGCGGTTAAACGTATTGGTATTGATAATTTAGGAGAACCTACAATTGAAAAAATGATTGATATTCTTAATGTAGAATGTTTATTTGATATTCTAACATTAGAACCCAAAGAGTTATTTCAATTACCAGGATTTGCTGAAGTATCTGTCATGAAACTTTATCTTGAAATGCAAAGAGTAATCACAAACCCAATTGAAGATTGGAAGTTTTTATCTGCACTAAATCTAAAAGGAATTGGCGCTGGATTATGCAAATCTATATTTAAACAAATTAAATTCGATCAATTATTTAAAATGAGTGTAGATGATTTAGTTGATCTAAATCAACTTGGATATGATCGAGCACTTGTTCTTGTTAATGGATTGAATTCTGAAAAAGAACATATAGATTCATTATTGAGTATATTGACTGTTGTTGATACATTTTCAACAGCAACAAATGCCCCAGTTGGAGTTGTGTGTTTTACTGGTAAATCGGATATTAAACGTGACGATTGGGTTAAATTGGCGAATTCTGCAAATTATGAATTCTCTAAATCAATAACAAGTTCAGTTACTATTTTAGTATCTGATAATCCAAATAGTAATAAGAATAAAATGAAAAAAGCGAGAGATAAAGGAATTCATATCATGAGTTATGATGATTTTAATTGCCTAGTTTCAAATAAGGTATAAATCTTAATGCCACAAATACTATATCATCATATAAACATCACGAATAAAGATAGTGAAATTGAATATCTTAAAGAATTACAACATGAAGGCTTCTTTATAATTGGTATTGAAATAACAGATCCAGATATTGAAGAATATTGTCCATTATCAATAGATCCGCAACATTCATTAAATTATACAGCAAATAATAGAACTTCAATTGAATATGTGTTTAATTATCAATTAGATATTTTACCAATATTAAGTTCATTTTCAAAAATATTTATGATAACGATAAAACCAGATATGGATTCAATAGGATCTATGGCGGTATTGTCATTGTTATTAAATAATTCACTTAAACTTAATGGAGATCTTATACTTCGATTAAAAGCAATTGCTAAATCAGATAGACATGGACGAATAAATTGGAAAAATCGACAAGAAGATTACTTCCATTTTGAGAACTATAATATATATGGGCTTCCATGTGGATTGACATATATGACTGCAAATCATAGAATGACAACTGAAGAGAAAGTCAATAATATGATTGAATATCTAGAAACTGGAGATTTTCCAAATTTAGAAAAATATAATAGAATTATAATTAAAAATATACAGAAGTATAATAATTCGACAAATGTAAAAGTTATTGTTAATAAGAAGTTAAGTTTTGTTGAATCAAAACATCGTGGAGCTATATCATGTGGATATAAATATACACCATGTGTTATTGCTAAAAATGAACAATTTAAATTTGGTAAAGGATTAACTAGATGTATTGGTAAAAAAATAACAATTGCCCAATACGAAGATAAACCATTTATGGATTTAAATAGTATTAAATCTGAATTAAACAAGATAGAAAGTGGATGGGGTGGAAGTTCTGTAATTATTGGAAGCCCGCAGAGTCATCCTTGTAAAATTGATGATGATGTAATAATTGAGATTACTAAGAAGTATTTAAATTAACCTAAGAGAAGAGGTGACTACTATAGTCACCTCTTTATCTATTTTTTTGGAGGCACAAATGGCAATTACTAATGGTGCGCCATTAAAATATGAAGTTGAGATTGAGATTGCTGGAGATAAAACAAATGATATAAATTCATGGGTAATTTTCCGATGCCCATTGGCTAAAACATCTTCTTATGCAATAATAGATTTTCAAATACAATCATTAAAAGCCAGTCATTTATCTTCTGATATTGCAGTTGGTAAATTTCCAGAAATTAAAGTACGAACATATATTGTTGATTCTACAGTATCTAAATTTGGTAATACTCCTGGAGAAAGGGTTATTGATTTAGGATATCGAAATTATATTGCAATATTTGCAAGTACTAATGAACATTCAGCAATAAATTCTGAATATTCTCAACTTACATTATATCTTGTAAATCCAATTTTATATTATTTAAATAGTACTAATTCATATAATAAAATATTAGAAAATATAAATGGTTTGGGAATTATTACTGGATTTGAAGGGTATTTAAAATCTACATTTGGGGCTCGTACTTTTGATTTCATTAAGGTTGGAGAGAGCACTAATAAGAATGAATTTCTATATGAACAAATCCTTATTCGTCTGGAGAATGATCTTCAGATTCCTACTTGGGCGATACAGATATATAAAGTATTTAATTCATATTCTTTTTATTTTTTTGACGATTTCAAGATTGATGAAAGTACAAAATCCGATATTGTTGGATTCTTAATTAATATTGGAGATATTAAAGTATTTCCAAAATATGAATCATTACTAGATGCCAAAATCGCAGATGTTGTTATTGGAAATAAATTTATTTCAGCTACTCCAATTGGAGACAGATTTAAACGATTAGATCAAACATCAACTTCTATGATTTTTAAAGGAGCAAATTGTGAATTCTCGTATAAAAAAGCAGAAGGCCAAGCACAAGTACCAACAACGAATATATCAAATTCTAAAAGTCAAAAACTAGGACTAGGACGATCTGTTAAATCTGTAGAACCGAGTTTAAGTATTCAAAGTAAACCTCCTACACACCAAACTCTAATATATGCTCCGGATGATATATCTAATTCTAAATCGAGACTAGAAAAATCTAAATTGGATTTGAAAGAGAACATTGAAGGTGTTTATAGATATTATATGCGTGATGCTCATCTTGATTTTTTACAATTTGGAAAATCATATAATTTGAGTCCATTGACACCACATGAATATATATACACACCAATTAATATAGTTAATATTTTTATACGAGATTCAGGGAAAGTACCAATATTGGTACATAATATGCATTATCAAATGCTTAAATTTAAAGGCGAAAGCTGATGGGGTGAAACAATGGCAATTATTGTAAGTAAATCTAGACGTGGATTATTTAACCTTGATGAGTGGGAAACATTTGCTGGAAAAGATGGAAACGGTCCAGTTGATACTCGTGTATTTCTAAGATGTCGAAACCCTTCATGTTGGAGGATTTGGAGTTTAGCAAGAAACACATATGCTGAAATTAATATAGATACCCATCCAATGCAATGTGATGAATGTGGTAAGTTTAATATTACCGCATCTTGGTGTGATTTGAAAGATAGACCAAAAACATATATTGGAGGCGCGAATCCTCCATATTCAGAATATGTCGCATATTCCGCAGCATGGACTAGAATTCAAACAGCAAGAAATCATCAACCTAAACCAATAGAACCAAATCCAGCGGATTTAGATCTAATAATGCATGAAATCCATTTTAATTCGACATATATGAAAGACCATCCGGAATTACAAGATGGTCATGTTCAGGAATTATGGCATGAATATATTGAAAAATTTCCTGGTGCTGGATTTGATGATGCTACTAAACGTCCGCGTTGGAATAATGAGTTCTATCGTGCAATTTTGTTTATGGTTATTCAAACCGAAGTTATCATACCTGATCCTGTAGTATAGGATAATAAATTATGGGGAATAATGCATATATTGGTGGTACTGGTGGATCTGGTGGATCTGGTAGAGGTCCAATATTCGATGAAACTCAATTTCAATTAGGTGTTGGAACTCGCGGTGTACGAAGTTTTAATGAATTGACTAAATTTAATGTAAAAAATGTATATATTGGATGTCTAAGATGTCTTGAAACTTGGATACTACCAAAAACTGAATGGGATTTAAATATGCCAGTTATTTGTCCGCACTGTTTAGGGCAGTCTCTTAGTCATGAATATTGTATTGCTAATGCAACTCCTTCAGTTTTTAGACGAAATAATGATGGAATTATTGTTAAACAGCCAATTAATGAAGCATATAAACGTGCTGTAATTAAACGAGTAGTAACTGTACAATCTATCATTTAATTTTATAGTGTTGGTGGATTTATTTTATTCACCAACACTATTATTTTTTCATAGTTCATATAGATATTATATACAAACATCAATTATGAATGTTATATTTATTCTTTTTTTGAGACAATTATAAAAAGATATAAGGATTTTACTTTAATGAAAATGAAACCTATTTCTGAAATTAAAATTTTAGTTGTTGGTGATATTATGTTAGACAAATATGTTGTTGGCTCTGTCGATCGGATATCACCAGAAGCTCCAGTCCCGGTTATTAATGTTATGAATGAATACTATACTCCTGGTGGATGTGGTAATGTAATTCGAAATTTGCAAACATTAGGAATTGCTGTCACCTGCATTAGTCAAATTGGAAATGATAGTATGGGAGACCTATTATTATCTTTAATTTCAGATAATAATTTCACTTCTTGTATCTTTAAATCAGACACAATACCAACAACAATTAAAGAACGAATTATTGCCGATTACAGACAGACTCAAATGTTGCGAATTGATAGAGAAAAACATTCATATTTAGATATAGATAATATCGAATTTCCTAAAGAAGAATTTGATGTTATTATTATTTCAGATTATAATAAAGGTGTAGTCACATCTAATTTAATGTACCATCTTAAATCTACATATCCAAACACTAAGATTATTGTAGATCCTAAACCAGTTAATTCAACATTATATAATGATGTATTTATGTTAACTCCAAATGCTAAAGAATTTAAGGAGATGGAAGAAGGATATTTTCCATGTAACGTTGAATATATTATAAAAACTTTAGGTAAAGATGGAATGATGGTTTATAGTAGCTTTTACCATAATTTAAGCCATAAGATTCCATCAATTCCGGTTGATGTATTTAATGTAACTGGTTGTGGAGATACTGTAATTGCAATTATCAGTGCTTGTATAACTATGGGATTTAATATAACTGCCAGTGCAAAAATTGCTAATGGTTGTGCTGGATACGTTGCATCTGTTCCTGGAACTACAACAGTTCCATTAGAAGTGTTTAATCACCAAATTGAAATTCATACTTGTAGTTAATGGCAGACCATTGAAATTGTAATTTTTATTAATAGGAGGGTTAATGCAACATTACTTTAAATTTCGTCCAGCTTACACAGCAATAAAGACAGTTTTAGAAAAAGGGAAATATAAACGAATAATCATTTATGTTGATTTACCGTCGATTGCTAGAGGATTTTATAATGCAGATGTTGTGCATTTAGAAATCGATAATTATATTCAAACACAATCGGCTCCAACATTATTTTTTGAAGAAGCTAGACAATTTTATAATGCATTAAGAGATCAATTTATTTCGTACAATCCATATTTCATTACATTTTTTGATAATGGGCAATGTATTCAGAATAAAACAATTTCTAAATCATACAAAGGTGAACGAAGTTCTGTCGTTTCAAATTTAGTTATAGACGATGATAATAAAGCATTATTTAAATCTATAAAATCATATTATTTTAATGAATTTGGAAACCAATTTAATATTCAAAATCTATCTGGAGTTATAGATACTGAAGATTATGAAGGTGATTTTGTTCCATATTATTTCATTAAAAATAATTACATGGACAGTTTAAATGATGATTGCTTAAACTTGATTTTATCTACAGATAAAGATTTACTTCAAACATGTAAATTTAAAAATACGATAATGTGTGCTACTGTATATAAAAAATCAATAGGTAAGATGGAGTTTAATCTATTATGGGATGATAATGCAATTTCATATATATACAAACCATTTAAACGTGGATTTCTTAATTCCGAATACATTCCATTAATATTATCACTTGCTGGAGATAAGGCAGATAATATTTCTGGAATAAAAGGTGTTGGTAATGCTAAAGCAATTTTACTAATTACTACTAATGTATTGCCACCTTATATTTATAAATCAACACCTTTACCTGCAAAACTTGAAGAACATCGAGATCTAATTATCAAAAATTTAAAATTAATTTCATTTGATGGTCAATTAGAGCGAATTCCACTAACACAACTGAACAAATGTTTTACTAGATTTTCTCAAAGGAGTATATAAATGGACATTTCTGATAGCAATAAAATTATTCGCGATATGATAAATGATTTATTGAAAAGTGGATGGTTAAAAACCCATATTGGAAAAGTGCTTCTTGGCGCTAATGGACAGGCTCACCTTAATCATTTCCTTAAAGAAAGCGATGATGGTGAATTTAATGATTTTGGAATTAAACCATTATCAAAAATTGGAAATGTTATTGGATATGATGTACATGTTTCATTTGTTCCAAATCAATATACTATTGAGGAAACTATAGATCGAGACGAAACAATTGTAGATTCTTTGAAGTTTGAGAAAAAACAAGAAGCATTACAAAAATTTGAAGAGACCATAAAGATTCTTAATAACTATAATTTAGATTTTAATAATACCTTAAAAGCGGCATTATTGAACTATCTCAATAATAATATTAAAAATAATTCCAACATTACACTTGGTGTAAATCGAAATCAAATTGATCTAGTTTTAGATGAAGTGTTGGGGATTTAAAGGAATGGTATCATGTCTAAAAGTCACCAAAATTGGAATTCATTATTTAGATATATAAAATCTAAATTAGGGTCTCCAATCAATCTTCTTGAATTGTCAGATAAAGATATATATGATATTGTTGTTGAAGATGTTCTACCACCATTATCGCAATATATTGGACAGCCACTTTGGATTAGATTAGATAAAAGTAATTTAAAAGCAAATACAGTTGAAGGTGAAACATTACTTACTGCTGAACGATATATAATTCCAGTTCCAGATGACTATGTAATAGTTGATGTTCAGGAAGTATACTGGAATAATGTTGGAATTGGTGGATCTGATTTAGAAATGGGATCGACTGTTGGATATGGAATGTCAAATCCAATGGATACTGCAATGGCTAGTTATTATAATGACATTGTTAAAAGTATGGAAGTAGTTCCAACATTTCAATATATTCCACCTAAGGAATTATTGATAGATGTGTCTCTAAGGTCTAAATCGATAATTATCGAATGTAAAGCCGAGCATTCAGATCTATCTACAATTCCTAGTGATTTTTATTATGAATTTGTTAGAGAATCTGCATTAGCTCATGTTTATGAAGCTGTTGCTAATATTCGAAAAAAATATAAACAACTTAACACCCCATTCGGTCAAATTGAATTAAATTGGGAAGATTTAGAAACAAAAGCAGATCGAATTAATCAGACTATTCAGGAAAAATTAGATGCTCTGCCTCCAGATAGATTGATTGAATTTATATAAAAAAGTCGATATAGGAATTTATATAGGAATTTTATAGGAGATATTATTATGTGGAATCAGAATAATCAGAATAGTCAGAATGGTGGAAATTTTCAGAATAACCAGAACTCTGGAAATTATCAGAATAATAACCAGAATGCTGGAAATTATCAAAATCCATCTCCTGGAAGACAGCAGAATGGGAAAGTATACAATGAAAAACTTCAACAGTTATTCAATTGGGGATTTCCATCAAATCATTTATTGACAGTTGGTGTTTCTCAAAGAATACCAAATATAACTGGAGGAAACCAACGTCAAGATTTAAAGGAAAAAATAATTTGTTTTGTTACACTAGCTCCTGGGGCTGGGGCTGGTAGTGATCGAACTTATGATTTTCAACAGAAAATTAGTCAAAAATTTAGTACACGTGAAATTGGAAGTTTGGCTGATATTTTGTATCAATGTGCTGTTGGAAATGATGTTTTAGTATTACCATACTCTAAATTTAGTAATAGTACTGGTCAATCTAAAACATTATCTGTTTGGGTATCTCAGAAACAAACCCAAATTGCAGGGAATGTTGTTAATGTAAGAAATATTAACATTACAATTTCGTATACAAATAAATATACGATTAGCATGACTTGCGATCAAGCATTTGGTATGGCTAAAATACTTAATAAATTATTTGATCGCGCAATAGAATGTGAATTGGATATTCAACGACAAAATCCAATGATTAATTTTGATGGAAATTCATCAAATAATAATAATCAATCATTTTCACAATCTCCACAGACTGGAGGCATGATGTCTCCTGGATTCACAACACAACCATCAGGCAATGTGTCTCCTGGATTTACATCTCAACCAATAAATAATAACTTTAATGCTCCCACATCCACACCTTCCCCTGTCCCTGGTTTTGTATTATCAAACAACACAGGATTCTCCCAATCTGGAAATTCTAATCCAGGTATGGTTGCAAATAATCAGAATGCAATGAATCATCCATCTAATCAGAATATTGGTGGTATTGGAACTCCAAGTGATCAAATTAAGACAGTTGGAGCACAGTTTTCAAACATGTTACAGCAAATGAATTAGTTTATGGAGGAAGTATGTCTATTGTAGAATTGGTGCGAAACATTATCGCATGCCTTATTGAAGATCCGGCTGAAATTAAAATTGAAGAGAGCTCTGGTCAGAGAACTATTGTTATTACAATTACAGTTCCAAAAGATGAGATCGGTAAAATTATCGGTAAGAAAGGTAAAATTGCCAGTGCAATCAGAACAATTTGTGAAAACATCGCAGCCAAAGATAACAAACGTGTAAATATTCATATTATTGATTAATTAATCATAATTATATTTTAGTTGTGTTATTTGTTAGACATCATAAAAAGATGATTCCCATAATTGGGGATCATCTCTTTAACAATTTTGGAGGTACTATGAATGACTTAATATCCTTTGATGAATCATTAATTGATGAAACAAATACAATTGATATTGTATTTGAGCAAATTTCTACAGAATTACAATATCCAACCCATCTCAAAAGTAGACGAATTAGACAGCAGTTATTTGAAGATTGTGGAAAAGTTGCATTTATTAAACCAGATACATTAGAATATCCAATTATAGATCCAAAAAATAGATCTGCCGTAGAATCATGTACACCAGATTGTAAATTACTAATACTTAATTATAATGAAATTAGATCTAATCGAAATAAAATTAGTGGAGCTGGAACTCTTCTTGAGAATATTAAAGATTTAATTCAGCAGAATTCATGTTCATCAAAAATTAAAATTGCCTTTGAATCATGTGAAGAAATAAATTTAGATCAAATTTTATTCTATTTCAGATGAGGAAATTCATATGAGTAATATCAATGAATTAATAAAAACCGCATTTCAAACATTTAAAGTTCCAAGATTAATGGAACAATTAATAGATCCGATTGCAATTTTAGAATTGGCAAGACCAGATTTAAAAGATAATGAATTTGCAGTTAAATCTATAGATAAACATCGAGAAAAAAAACTTAATCCTAAAAGTAATAGAATAAAGACATTTAAAACATCTAAATGGGTTATAACATATATATCCCCAGAACATCGAACTCTTAAAAATTTACCAAGGGATTCAAGTAAGAAACCTAAGGTAAGATTTCAAGATTGGTTAGAATTTACAAATACTTCCAGATCAAATTATTCAGTTGGATTAGGATGTGATGGTAAATGGTATGGATATTCTCATCGAGCAATACATGGATATAAAATTGGAGATAGTGTAAAGCCTGGTGATATGGGTAATAAGTATGATGATCCTAAGAAATCTACCGAAAAAAAATTCGAACCATATATAATTAAAACTGATGATGAAGCTTTTGAACATGCTGAACGCTTTGCTAAAAGTGTTAGTTGATATTACTTGTTTCGGAGAATTTTCCATGAAATATAAATTAAATAGAACTGGTGGCATAAAGCAATACAAATTAAATAAAACAAATGCCGACGGAGAGCTTATACCAAATTTAAAAATTAGAAGATGTTATATATGTCACACATTATTATCAATATATAATACTGGTGGAACATGTTTTTCATGTACTCATGGAGCAATATTTGATTCTAATGATGGTCCAGTTGTTGTTCATTCTAGAAGTGGAAGTAGTGGTTTGATTAAAACGGTATAATTGAATTTGATGTTTTGGAGGTTTAAATTGAAATATGTTTATGTTGGTGGAACTCCAGTTAAAGATGTAGAAAGACATACATTTAAATTAACGACAAATGATAATTTATTCAATTCATTTGGTATTGAAAATGGAAATACAACTGTTCGTAAAAGAACTGATTTTACGATGGAAACTCTAAAACAAGCTAGAACGTGTTTGATATCTATAATCGGAGGATTGAATCAGAAGAATTTTGGATTAGATACATTAAGTATAATCACAAAAAGCATATCTGAGTTTCAAAAGAATTTTACTAAACCAAGTGGAAGTACATTATATATCGATTCTGGTGGATACAGTATTATCGTTGGAGATGTACCACCTACAGATATTTTAAAATTTATAGATTGTTATATTCATTATCTTTCAGAAGAACGAGATACATATGATTATATGTTTAGTTTAGACATTCCTGTGTTTTTAGCACATCCGCAATATAATACTATTAAAACAATTTATGATTTTAATAAAATTTCATTATCAAAATCAATTGAAGTATTTAAAGAATATCCTGAAGTTGCTGAAAAATTCTATTTCATTTACCAATTCAAACTTAGTGGTCAATATAAAATTTGGAAACAATTATATGATGAATTAGAACTCAAAAAGTACATTTCTTGTTGGGGAATAGGGGGAATGGTTGGTCTTAGAGGGATTCTTCGAAATGACCCTAATTCAATTGATATTAATTTTAGTCCAATAACAGCAATGTCATACCGATCATTTATTGATTATCTAGATTCAGATGGTTTAGATAAATTTAATTTTAAATTACATGCTCTTGGCGTTTATATCAAATATGATAGATTTCATATTTGGCTTCTTGAAAAATTATTTGAGCGGTATAGATTATCATTAGGATTAAAGCCTGAATTATCTTGTCATTTAACATATGATTCAATTAATTATTTTAGAACTGCCGAATTAAAAGTAAGATCGTTGGAAGTATTTGAATTTACTGGAGATGACATTATAATTCATCCATTATTAAAAAACCTAGATTCAAGAATATATAAGTCTGTATATGGTGATAAATATGATGATATTCTTAAAGAATTAGTACATCTAAATAATGATGAGAATTTAGGAAATGTTGATTCTTTTGTTCCTATTAATGTATTTAGTAATTTACAATTAGATACATTTTTTGAATGGACAATCAATTCAATTGGATTAGTTGAAGATTTCTTTAATTGTAATCATTTTGAACAATTTAAATTGCAAGTTTATCCAAAATTATTAAATTTAAACCTTCGTTGGCCATTAATATATACACCTAAAATGATTAGATGTATAAAGGAAAATTTAAGAATAACTTATATATTTCATCATTGGTATATGACTAGTCGAGATCCAATAAAATTAGATCATTTGATTGAATCGTTTGTTAAAAAGATTGGGTTTCCAGGAGGATTAAAATGACAGATATTATTAAAGAGATTTCTGAAGATCATATTTCTGTAATTAAAAATACAATTGACTCATCGCATGATAAAATTATAGAAATTGTAAATCTTATAAAGTATACATTCGATAATAATAGAAAAGTATTTATCTTTGGTAATGGTGGGTCTGCAAGTGATGCTAATCATGTCGCTGCTGAATTTTTAAATCGATTTGAGATCGAAAGAAGACCACTGCCAGTAATTTCACTTAATTCGGATGTTGCAACATTAACCGCAATTAGCAATGATTACTCATTTAGTGAAGTGTTCACAAAACAATTATTTGCAATGTCAACTAAAGGTGATTTGGCTATTGGGATTTCAACAAGTGGTCAATCTAATAATGTTATGGAAGCATTGGGATTAGCTAAAAGTCAGTTAAGGATGAGTACAATCCTATTCACTGGAAAATTAGATGGCCCAGATTATGTTGACATAACATTTAATGTAAATTCAACAGTGACTGCGAGAATACAAGAAACCCATATACTCACTTGGCATATCATCTGTAAAATGATTGATGATTTATTTAAATAGGACATATTTTTATGAAAGCAGTTTCAGATATACCCATTGGAAAACTATTTCAATTTAATAAATTTAATACTGATTCTGAATTGAAATATGGATTTAGGATTGATGAAAGGCTTGATTCTAATACTATTGTGATAGGCCAAATTAGTCAGACTATCTTTGCAAATCCAAATCATAAATATTTTAATATGTTATTTGATATTAATTGTTTTAATTCAATGACCACACCAGAATATGAAAAAACGATACTTCGGAATATAAATGTTGGTAGTATCATATGTTCTAACAGATCTATTAAATTTAACCCATACTTATTAGTATCAAATACAACATTTAGAAATTCAATACTTTTAATTGAATTTAATTTAGTCAAGATTCATGATCATATATTAGTTAAAGACATTACACCAGAAATTGATGTATATGATTTTAAATTTCAAACAGAAGTTGCAGAATATACGAAATGCATTAATTGTGGATCCAACACTCTTGTGCTCGATAATAATTTTAAATCCAATATGGAAACTACATATAAATGTGAGAATTGTGGAATGTATATTGGACTTTCATGGTAGGAGAAATATGATGGATAATTTTACAATTTTATATGAAACTGTAATGTCTAAATTGCCAGAAAAAGTTAGAGGTGAAATTAGAAAGAAGTCGGTTAAAAATACAATGCCGGATGATGCATTTCTACTTCCAGCAGAAAAACTATTTCCTATAAAATCTCCAGGAAAATCAGAATACAATTGCAAATTAATATATGCTGCATATGTTCGAGCTACACAATTGAGCTCTACAAATCCAGAATATGAAAAAATAGCAATTCAAGCAAAACAACTAATGAAACAAAATGATTGTAGCAAACGCATAAAATTAAAACTTGAAAGTTCATTAGTCAACGATGAAAGTTTAAAGACTGTATTATCTGTTATTAATAATGGAGATTTAGTTAAACGTCCAATTTCAACATCTAAAGTATGCATGTGTACTAATTGTCTTTCTAAAATAACGGTAGATAAAAATGCAAATTGTGATACAATGGTGTGTAATAAATGTCATGAGATGATGTCTCCAATGCCAGAAGATGATAAACCAGCATTTGAGGGTGTATCGAAAAATAAATCATCTAAAATATATAGATGTCCATTGTGCGGTACAAAAAGTTCTATTAATGGAAAATGTGTGAAATGTGATGGAATTATGATTCCAATGATAGAGAATTCTAATTCAATTTCATTAGATGAGAATTTCCTAGATAGAAATGCATATGCATGTACTGCTTGTGAAACTGTTGTATCTAAAGTTGTTTTTGAGAATGAAAAAGGCATCTGTCCGAAATGTGGTGATATGTTTCATATCTTGGAAGATAAAACTATATATGATAATAGTAAACGATTTAATTGTGTAAGATGTAATACAACAACTGCCTATGATAAAATCGTCAATGACACGTGTCCTGTATGTCATGGATTAATGATAGTTCATGCAGTTCCAAAATATAAGAAACTTAAAGGGCTTCCTACTGCAGATTAAAGGAGATAAAATGATAAATATTGTTAATTCTGAAATTAAAATTGTACAGATAATCAAAACAGTTCAAGGTGAAGGTAAATATTCTGGCATTCCATGTATTATGATCCGATTTAAAGGATGTAATCTTAAATGCCCCTGGTGTGATACTAAGTGGGCGAATGATTCAGATGGAGAATATATATTATCTTCTGAAACTGAACAATCTATAATATCTACGATTATCGAGTTATCCAAAAATGAAACTGGGATTCAAGTGATAGATCATATTGTAATTACTGGTGGAGAACCATTAATTCATATTAATAATATACATTTTCAAACATTTATTGAAGACCTTAAGATAAAATTCAAAATAGTGCAATTCGAAACTAATGGATCTCTATTTATGAATATTATCAAATCAAAACTATTTATGGGACCAGGATATCATTTTAATATCAGTCCTAAATTAGATGAAATTTGTTATCCTAGTCATAATATGCATAATAAATGTTTAACAGATCTTATCTCATTGCATAATGTTGATAGTTTGCATCGATTTGAAAGAGATTCATATGATATAAAATTTGTCGATGATTTTACCGAAACTGGACGTTTAAAGATTTTAAATTTTGTAAAATCAATAGATATTAATTCAACACCAGATATTTATATAATGCCATTAACTGATGTTCGGCCAGAAAATGTAGATGATCTACGTGATTATAAAATGCAACATATTGAACGGTGTAAAAAAACATTAAAATTTTGTTTGGATTATGGATTTATATTTTCTCCAAGAATACATATTATGATGTTCGATACTGAATGTGAATATATCTAAATAATATAAGAGGGGATAGATCAATTATCCCCTCTTAAAGGAGTTTTATGAAATTACATCTATTAGATGTTGATGCATATATTGAAAAAAATAAACTCAAATGTGTAACTAATACATCTATATTTTCTCCAAGTGGATTTACATTTGATCCTAATGGACGGTGGTCAGAAGAAATATTTGGACGTGCAGGATCTACTGAGAGAAAAAATACATTCGGATATATTAAATTAAACTCTCCAATTATAAATCCTACAGTCTATGATTTAATTATAACTACATCTCCAACTTTACGAAGTATGATCTTAAATAAATCCAAGTTTATTATTGAAGATGGTGTTTTGTTAGAGAGTGAAAGTGGTGGTAGTGGTATTGCTTTTTTTGTTGACAATATCAAGAATATCGATTTTGAATTAAATTGTAAAAAACAAAAGATGGATGTTGCTGCATTTCTTAATGCCAATAAGAGTAAACTAAAACTTAATAATTTTTTAGTATTACCGGCTGGTATTAGAGATCTGAGTTTATCCCGATCAGCAAGTAAACAATTTTCTTCTGAAATTAATGATATGTATGAGAAACTTATAACTATCAATTCACAATTAACAATTACAATTGTAGATATTATGGATGAATTACTTATATATGTACAGAAAATTGCACTTCAAATATATAAATGGTTACAGAATAATGTTAAAGGAAAACAAGGCGTTTTCCGAGGAACAATGTTAAAGAAGACTTTGGATTATTCGGCTAGAATAATTGCAGTTTCTGATCCAGATATACCATTAGGTACAATTGGTATTCCATGGCATACTATAATAACTCTGTATGAACCTTATTTTTTTAATATTGTATTGAAAAAAGATGCAATGTTACGAGAGTTAATTAAACAACATTTAGCCATTCCAGAAACTGAAATCTTAAGTTTTAATAATTTGAAAACGTTTAGTGCTAAAGTAACCGCAGATCCAGATAATATTCCAACTGAATTGAAATTATTATTAATATCTTGCGCTAAACAAATTACCGAAGGTAAAGATATCTTATGTAAAAGAGATCCAGTTGTCGATAGAGCGAGATATTATGCAGCATCAATACAAGTTTCAGAAAGTGGACGTGCTGCTACTGTAAATAGTTTATCTGTATCACCACAGGGCCTTGATTTTGATGGTGATCAACTTGCATTATTTCCAATATTTACAAAGCAGGCTTTAGAAGAAGCTAAAAAAATGAATCCGGCAAAATCAAAATCAGCATGGATGAATCCATTAAATTCAAACTCACATCATTATACATTAACATTAGATTCGATTGCTACAATTTATTTAGCTACTCTTGAATAAAGGCTGTTTATTATGATAAACATTAATGATATTATTCATGAAGTTTTAGCACCTACAAATACATCATATGGTAATAGATATTCAGTATTAAGGAATTCTGGAGCGACTAATTCTCCAAATCTTAATTTAACTTCAGTTTCTGATAAATTTAATCGGACCGCATCTAAATTTGAAGATACCCTGTGGCAGACTTCTATTATTAACCATATCAGATCAAAACATGATGTATTTGTTAACGTCAGTCCCGCTGGAGGAAAATCATATCCGGTTAAAAATGCTTGGATTAACTTAATTAAACAATGTGACATTAATGCCCAATTACATCAAATACCAAAGATTATGTGGATTTGTGAAACTAAACCACTTGCAGGGGAAGTTTTCAGATCGTTAAAGATTGAATTATATGATGGTATGAAGATGGATGGAGATGTTGTTGGCCCAGATGATTTTCCTAGAGTTTTAATGCCAAATATATCTACATATCCAGTTGCTGGAGATACAAATATTGTAAATCGATTTGTTGATAGATTGGTTGGATTAAAAATGGAAGGTCATAATGATCTAATAACTTCTAATACTTTAGCATGTGTTTGTACATATACATATCCACCAGAGGTATTAAAAACTTTTCATCCTGAAATTCTAGTTATTGATGAAGTTCAAGAGAGATTCAATCCAGTCAATCCTAAATTTAGTGAAGACCGACAACGAGAAATGCTTTATGGATTAAGTGATAAAATTGAAGCATTAAAGAAAACAATAAGTGCGGCTCCTAGAAATTGTAGCATACTCCTTTTAACTGGATCTATGCATCCGCAAACAAGTGTTGGTATTATAAATTATTTAAATAAAAAGTTCAACCGAAAATTCTTTACTATTGGTGGCCAAATTGCAATGAACCGAGCAATGATACATGCAATTCCAGATATTCGAATGGGAGATGGTGTTGCTAATGCAAAAAAGATCATTCCACAAGTAGTTCAGATGATTGAGTCAAAACAAGTTGGAAATCTCATTGCTATCTTTAGTAAGAATAAAATATTAAATATATCTGAAGAAATTTGTAAACGGGTTAAAAAAAGAAGCATAGAAGAAACTGTTGGATTAGTTTCTAGGTTTTCTAATAATTATTCTAATACATCGAATAAAATTCCGATTGATAATAAATATGGAAGACATGCAGATCCATCAGGAACCAGAACTAACTTTCATCATCATCCAGAAATTAGGTCAACTACAATTCCTAGAAATCTACATATTGATGATGCTAAAAATAAAGAAACATCATTAGAAAATATAGCTCTCCATTTAAAAGAGATGGTTATGGGTACGGCTGGATTAGATCAACAATTAGGAAATGCAATATTACATGGGCATGCTTGGATAATGTCTGGAGATAAAGATGGGGTTGTTGGTGGAAGAGAATATAATAGAATGGATATTCTTGTCGTTGATGAATTATTTAAACGGGGTAAAATAAATGTAGTTTTTGCAACTACTGCTGTTGGAATTGGTGTTAATTTACGTGTGCGTAATTTATTTATACCATCTACTAAAATTATGGATAATGAGATGGATGTTTCTTCATTAATTCAGTTAGTTAATCGTGCTGGCAGAACTTCTGGTGAAATTGGTACAATTTATTGTCTTCCACAAAGTATATCTAAAATCACAAAGATAGTAAATAGTGGAGATCCATCTCAAATGGTTGATATAATACCAACAACTAATTCAACAACATCTGTTAATTCAAGTTTGGATGCAAGATTTTCTGAATATGGATTATTGTCATTATTATTTACAGGTTTTTAATAATAGTCATACATTTAAATATATAAATTATTTGTAATAATATATTAATTTACAGGAGATAACATAACATGACCAATCGTAGTAATAATGCAAAGCTCATTTACTCAACTCTCTATATGAATCCAGATGAAACTACTGCAGAAGATGTTCATCGTCGAATTGCTGGATTTATTGGATATGACTCAAATCTTCCAGAATCCTTGAATAATTCTCCAAAATTAGTAGATACATTCATTAACATGTTAGATAATAATGAATTTAGACCAAATACACCATGTATGATTAATGCCAATGGTAATTTTAATTCAGATGTTAAAGATCATGATAAAAATTTAGTTGCTTGTTTTGTTGTTGATTTAGACGACTCTATGGATTCTATTAGGGAACTGTGGAATACATGCGCAAAGGTATATGCTGGTGGTGGTGGTACTGGATTTGCAATATCTAATCTTAGAGAAAAAGAATCTCCTATATCTATTGGTGGGGCTGCAAGTGGTCCTATTGAATATTTAAAAGTTATCCAGAGCATATCAGATACCGTTAAATCTGGTGGTAAATCTCGTCGTGCTGCAAATTTAGCATCATTTTGGTACAAACATCCTGATATTTTTGAATTTATTAGTTGTAAGCAGGATTTTGGATTTTCTGCAATTAATAATAGCATTCTTGTTGATGATGTTTTTATGAATTATGTCTATGCAAATGATATGGATGCTAAGATTGATCTTGTTTCACCTAATAAAAATAAAGTAATACGAACAACTACTGTCGGTGAAATTTGGAATGCAATAGTTAAAAATGCATGGTTTAATGGAGATCCTGGATTATTATTTAAAACGATTGCAAATGATTTCAACCCACTACCATCTTATGGAGAAATGCAGGCTGCGAATCCATGTCTTCCTGCTTGGGCTCCAGTATTAACTCCTGATGGATATAAACATTTTATTTGTATTAAAAATGAAGTGTTTATAAATAATAAAACTTGTACATGTTCCGATGTAATTCGAACTGGAACTAATCGAATGGTGTATGAGATTATTTTACAAAGTGGATTGGTATTATATGGAACTAAAGAACATAAAATATCCACAGATATAGATGATGTTGAATTCCAAAATTTAAAAGTAAATGATAATGTGAAAGTTGATTATAGTTCTATTCCAATCAAATCAAATAAATCGATAGACTATAATCAGGGATATTTAATTGGGTATTTATTTTCTAATGATGGTTATTTTTCTAATGATTTGGTTTCATTCAGTGTAGATTCATCTAAACTTAAACTATCAGAAACTTGCAATGATATATTATATTCAATTTTAGATATTAAACCTATGTTTATTCCTGAATCTGATAATTCTAAAATTTTTAAATGGATTATTGAATCAACTCGCACGATTGATTTAATTGAAAAAATATTAGGGTGTTCAGATTTGGATGATTTCGATTTAATATCTAGGTCTTTAGAGTTTCAAGTTGGGTTTGTAGATGCAATGATTAATCATGAAGGGGTTTTAGATTCTCAAGAATTTTATATAATTCGTCCATTTGGGACTCATGAAAGTTTAACATTATGCGCAATGCAATTAATATTAATGTCTCGTGGTGTGTATTCAGAATTAGTAACTATAGAGCATCCTAATACCAATTTGACTTCTTGGAAATTAAATATCCCAGATATAAATACCCTCATTTCTAATTTTATAGTCTATGAACCATCTGTTCGATCCGAAATTAAAAATTTAAACGCCGCTTGGGATTTAAGTAATTATGGTGAAATTTCTAGATTAAAACAATACCAACCAATTAAAGATATTAAACCATTATTTAGAGATGATGTGTATGATATTACAGTTTCAGATGGAAATCATTTTGTAACTGGTGGTGTTGTAGTTCATAATTGTGGAGAAGTTATACTGCCAAATAATTCATGTTGTGATTTAGGATCGATAAATTTAAATAAAGTATTAACTCTTGATAATCATATTGATTGGGAAAAATTAAAAACAATTACAGAATATAGTGTTATATTCCTAGATAATATAATATCAAAAACATCATATCCTAATTCTGATTTTAAAGAGATGATGTCGATTAAAAGTAGACCTATTGGAATTGGTATAATGGGGCTTGCTGATATATTTTATCGAATGAAGATTTCATATGGATCGGATGAATCTATTAAATTATTTAGTGATATTTGTAAATTTATTACAGTCACAGCATTTACAAAATCAATCAGTATTGCAAAAGATCTTGGAGAATCTTTAAATATAACAGATCAAGATAAACCTAAATTTAGAAAATTGCTTGAATATTATGGAGTTGGAAATGATGCATTGATAGATTTTGATACTTATGGTATTAGAAATAGCAATGTCACATCAATTGCACCTACTGGTTCTATATCAATTTCCAGTGAATGTTCATATGCATTTGAACCTCATATGGCTTTAGTTTGGGAAAAGAAATTAACTGATCGTGAAATTACATTATCTTTTGTTAATCAAGAATTTCTTAATGAGTGCGATAAACGAAATATTGAAATGACAGATAGACTTAAGAGGCAGATCATTATAAATGGTGGTAGTATTCAAAAACTTGACTTTCCATCTGATATGAAAGAATTATATATAACTGCACATGATATTGGATGGAAACGTAAATTAGATATGCAAGCTGCTGGACAGAGATACATTACCCTTGCAATATCTTCAACTTGTAATCTCCCAAATTCAGCAACTCAAGAAGATGTTTCAAATGCATATAAATATGCATGGAAAAATAAACTTAAAGGAGTTACTGTTTATAGAGATGGTTCACATTTAGATCAACCAGTATCCTTTGGTGAATTAGAAGTTAAATTAGAATCTATGATATTGCCTAAAAAACGAAGTGGACATACAATTGTAGTTGCCACTGCAAATGGAAATTTATATATTACTGGTAATAAAGTCGATGATAAATTAGTTGAAGTATTTCTTACTATGGGAAAAGGTGGGCAAGTTGAAAATTTGCTATTGAATACACTATCTAAAATTATAAGTAAATCACTTCAATATCATATACCACCACAAGTTCTTTTTGATCAAATGGAAGAAGAAGGTGGACAGAAGTTTTGGTTTAAATTAGATGAATTGAAAGACATTTCATGTTCTGCAGATTCATTAGTTGATGGAATTGCTAAAATCATTAAATATCATTTTTTAGATCAAGAAGTTGATGGTCATAAACTTTATGATACTGAAATATGCTCTACTGTTAAAGTATATGATATATGTCCGGTTTGTAAAAAACATACATTAGATAAAGCAACTGGATGTCGAGGAGGAGTTTGTATTGATCCTAATTGTGCATATGCTTCATGTGGATAAAATTTTTATAAATGTAATATAGATATAATATTATATACACTGATATTTTTAATATCTGATAATATCCTGGAATAATTAATTTTATTCCAGGATTAACTATTTTTGGAGTGATTATGCCTAATACAACAATTATTGCCTTAGATCAGGTATATGATGAACTGAAAAAAAGAGAAGTGAATATTACGGATATATATTCATTTGTTCATCCAAAAAAAACTAAAAATAAAACAATTAACATGTCATTAGGTCGATGTTGGATTAATCTTATACTTCCAGATGTAATTCCATTAATTTCTGAAGTGTGCAATAAGAAAAAGTTAAATCAAATGTGTAACTTAATATTAGAGAAACTATCAAGCGAAGAAGCTGCAAATGCAATGACAATACTAAATAAAGAATCATTTAAGATGTCTTCAATATTACCAGTTACATTCGATATTGATGCGTGCATTACTCCAGATTCAATTATAGCTGAACGAAATATTAGATTAACCAAAGATACTCCAATTGAAGATTTTGCCCCAACATTATCCAATATTTCTGAGAAATATTTAAATGATCAATTATCGGATACTGGTATTGGACAGATTATTAAATCTGGAGCAAAAGGCAGTGCTACTGATTTTGGGGTGTTGACTATTGCAAAAGGAGCAACCATTGATATTGAAGGAAATATCAGTGAACCAATTTTATCTGCATTAACTGAAGGATATACTGGAAAGGAATATTATGCTGCTGGAGCTGAAGCTCGAAGATCATTATATATTCGTGGGGTTGGTACTGCAAAACCAGGACATTTGGCTAGAACTGTAACCTTTGCAAATGCCAATATCCTAATTGATCCAAATAAAGATGATTGTGGAACAAAAAAATATTTTGAATTATTTGTAAAACCTACAATGATTAATGGGTTATTTGGAAGATGGATGTATAATGACCACACTGGTGCTCTTGAATTAATAACAAAAGATACAAAAATTGTAAATAAAAAGATTAATTTAAGATCTCCACTCTTCTGTAAATCGAAAGTTGGAATTTGCAAAACCTGTTATGGTCAACTATGTGATAAATTAGATACAAAACATATTGGACTTGTTGCTGGAGCAGCAATCAATTCAGCAGGCATCGAAGGTTATGCTATGAAAGCTAGACATCAGAGTGTACAAGTTAAATTAAAACCAGTAAATTTTATAGTTGATTTGTTATAGGATATATATGGAACATCATTCAAATAACCAAGCTCATAGTATAACTGCATCTACTACTCAAATAAAATCATCTTGCGTATTTCTAGTATCCATGATAGAACATTCACAAACACGTCCATTATTTATATGCGATAACGCTACGTTTGGGTTATCCTATTTTAATATTTGGAAAATAGAAAATGGATATGATTCATATCTATCTAAAATTGAACCAATCGCACGAATTAACCCAATTGAAAATAAAGATACCGTTACTGAATATATTATTAATAATGTAAAAGGAGTTTAATATGTCTGAGATTATAATTATAGAAGTAATGCCACAACTAATTAGAAATGAAGAAGATACTAAATATATATATCCTACAGAATTTCAAAATAAAGTATTTCTATTTGAGTCTGATTATATTGTATTTTCAACAAACAGTTGTCTTGCAATTCCAAAAGTGATGTTTGATACTGTTCTTGAGAATTTTTCAAGTCCAATTTCAGAACAAGATTCTGGCATTATTGAATTAACAGAATTCAATAAAACTGTACTCTCTGAAATTGCTGAATTGAAAGATATGATTAAATTAACAGACACTTCAAAATTCATGACTATTGATGAAGTTAATGAGATAATTGCAACTTCATTTCAAAATATTAATCGTGTAATCGAAAATCAAAATGATAAATTAAGTAGAACTATTGATTTGGGATCATTTCAAGAATGGAGGGATGCGATAGATCATGGTATTAAAGAGATGTTTGATGCTCAAATTGCAGCTCTTCCATCAGATACCATTGGTGGGATTATGAAACTTGAGCAGGTTGTTGATGAATTGCAAAAAAATGTTGAATTAATACAAGCATCTATCGATGACGATGATGATGAAGTTCTCGATGATCTTCAACAGCAAATTAATAGTAGATTTAATAAATTAACAAACGATATTAATAAAGTACTATTGTCTCAACATGAAGCCATTCAAAAAAATAAGAATGACGGTGGATCAATTCCATCTAAATTATCTTTAGGTAATCTATTAATTCTTAAAGAAGGTGGATATTCTGTTGAAGAAATCAAACAATTACGAGATTCGAACTTAATTTAAATGAGGTTAATATGATCTCACCTGAAGTCGTATTTATAATTGAAAAAAATGCAATTATTGCGAAAACACAATGTTCTATTAGTATAGATGAGCGAGAATATGATGACCGCACATTTATTGAAAATGTAAGTAAGATATCATTGCCAGGAATTTTACAATTTTATGTTCCTGAATTTGAAGATTTTGTAGAAATTAAACTAAGCTATGAAGTTGATTTATTGAAAACATCGGATGTTATTCGAGATAAAAATACAATAACTATTACATATAATGAAGGGGATACTGTTTTAACAAAAGAATATATTCAAGATGATGTTGATATTGGATTATTAATGCGGTTACTTCAAGCTCAAATTGCATATATTAAAGATCCAGCAATTATATTTAATATGATTCATGATATATTACCGTCTATTGATCTTGTTCATTTTGAAGTTATTGTATCTAATATGTTTCGACAAAAAGATGATCCGAGTATAAAATGTAGAATTTCTGGAAATTATAAAAATTCAATTGTCATTGGACAAAATAACCAACCATATGAAGATAGTTGGGCAAGTGCTATGGCATTTCAGTATATAAATCGGGCAATCATTCACGGACTTGTTGGTGGAAAAGACACTGATAAGAATCCAATTGAAAATGTATTAACTGAGAATTTTAAAGGATTATAATTGAATAACTCCGAACTCAAAGAAATTTTTGTAAAAGATATTAAAGCTCGAGGTGGAGATCCATGGATTGGAGTAGATTTAGATGGAACTTTATCTCATTTTGATATAGAGTATAGAGAAATATTTTATATTGGTCCTATAATTAAACCAATGAGAGATCGAATATTAAATTGGATTAGTGAAGGCATTACAGTTAAAATATTTACTGCTAGAGTTTCATATCCAATGCATAATCCAAAATTAATAACAGATCATATTCAAAATTGGTTAGAAACTAATGGATTACCACGATTAGAAATAACAAATGTAAAAGATTTAGATTGTTTTGAGATTTGGGATGATATTGCTAAAACTGTTATTTTAAATACTGGAATGGTTGATGAGAACTATGAAGATCCAGATATAGACATTATCTTTTAATACATAGGGGATATTATATATCCCCTATATTAATTTTTTTGGAGGATCTTATGGATAATAAACAATATGTTACTATTACCGTTGATTATAAACTAATAGGCGGATTAGATGAAGAACCAAAAAAGAAGAAGAAAGATAAAGATGATGCAAAGGTTCCAATCAATATTGAAGATGTCGATGGTTTGGATTATATTACTGAATAGAGGGATATTATGGATGAAGATCCTAGACCTAATAGATCGAAAGCAAAAGGTGGTTGTTATGAACGAAAAGTATCTCGAACTCTCAATAAGTGGATTTTTGATGGACAAGATATATTATACAGACATGAAACTTCTGGAGCCCAGAAATCTGTATATGTAGGTGATATTGTTCCTAGAAATGCGGATTTATTTAATTGGAAGTTTTTTCCATTTGCAATTGAAGTAAAGAATGGATATAAAGAAAATTTACCAACGTTAATGAATCAAAGTTTAATTCGTAAATGGATTGTTAAATTACTTCAAGAACGAACGAACACTCAAAGAATTCCAATATTAATTTGTCAATTTCATCACCAAAAACCAATATTATTAACAAACATATCATTACAAATATATGCAAATGTAATTATCAATCAACCATATTTAGATACTATTGAATCATTTTATGTGTATGATTTTAATCAGATTGTAGAACTTCCATTTAAAGATATAATACCATCATGGTTTGATGAAGTAGTTAGAATTGTAGATACAGAGCCTAAATCAGTTCCAGTAGAAGATAAAATTGTAGAGACTCAGAATGATAAAAAAATAATAACAAATAATAAATTTATACAAAAGAAACAAACAAATGAAGAGATAGGATCTATTATTGATTTTATTTTAAATTAATACCATGTGAGGACTATCAAAATGAATTTAACACAAATGAATCGAACTTCTAGATTCACTAAATTAAATATTACAAATCCTACAATTATACATCTTATACCTGATTTCGGACTTCAAGTAAGTGATGTGATTTTTAATAGTGGATTAAACTTGACTAATTGTCGGGCATTAGTAACAAAATCTAAAATATTAAGATTGGGAAACAAGACATTTAATGCTAAAAAGTTATTTCAAGACACTAAATCGAAATTGCAAAGTAGAGATTCTGGAAACCCAAGTATTCGAGTTATTGATTCAATTCCAGATGATATTAAAAAACAATATCTATGTGTAGACCACACAATAACAAGTCAAGCAACTCAACATATTACTGAATTGACAAATGCCAATCGCGGATTGTTTTTTTTATTCCAACAATTAACGAAAGAGTTTAAATATATCAAAGCTCAGTATCCGAAATATGAAAATGCATTATTATTTATGTTTAGTGCAAAACACATTCCAAGCATATCAATGTATAGTCTATTAAAAAAATTATCTGTGATTCCACCTAAATCTCTATTGTCAGACTTCAATGCATTTGATAAACATGCTATAGTATCTGTAAACGATATCAATGATGTAAGTATGATAATGCCGATATTAGGTGTGGAATTAGATGGAAAAATGCACATGTATAATCAAAATATAGCAATTATTCCTTCAATAATGTCTAATTCAGCTCCAATAATCACTACTCAAATTAACTCTGCTAAAGATGAGATTAAAAAATCCGAAGAGTTTCAAATAAAAAATATCAGTAACCTAATAAATCCCAATAATATAAATTCTATCAGTTCTAATGATTCTGCTAAAGTAAAAATTAAATCTCCAATCACTAAGATATTACCACATGAAAAATTAGAAATGAATTCTAGTCAACTCTCTGATATATTGAATAAATATAAAATAAAAGATGTTGCTGTGCAGAATAATATTAAAACTGCAATTGATAATTATTTAGATTCGGCTGAACTTGTTAATGATGAAGATCTTGAATTAACGATACTTCGTGCAGCGCATATGACTATTTTTGGTACTCCAGATTTAAATAAAGAATATATTGACAATCCACGTAAATTAATTATGAAATTAGAAGATGTGAATACATTTTCTAAAGATATTAATATTCCTAAAATGGTTATGTCTGATTATATGTTAGATCCTGCCGAAAATATTGGATTGAAACAAATAACTGGATTAGTTAGACAAGAGTATGAATTTTCAGATAATATTCATGTAAATATTAAAAAATTATTTGGAGCTCTTGAAAATCGAGCAGATAATCCAATTAAAATTGTTGACTTTAAACCAACATATCAAGATAATAATCTCAATAGAGTTATTGATTATGAGGTTACTTTAAAAAATCAAACTGGAGGATTTAAAGATGAATATAAAGTTCATATTAAAGTTCCAGCACTAGTTAATGATCGATATTTTAAATTAAATGGAAAAAAATATATACTTTCAAACCAACAATATTTCATACCAGTAACTAAGACTAAATCAGACGAATGTCGTCTATTAACACCATATGCAATTATGACTATTGATGTTGTTAATATGAGATATAATTTATCTGATACAGATAAAATTATTGAATATATTATGGTTAGATATCCAGAATTAATTAAATCTGTTCAAAAAGATTCAGTTAAAAGAATAACAAGTGTTTCTTTTAAAAATGGTAGTGAAATTAATTTAATTTCAGAACCGGCATATTCTGATAATGAAAAACAATTGGTTACTGAACACAATAAATTGATTCTCAAAACCAACGATGGAAATCATACAATTCCAATTGGTAAATCAGAATATATTTTTAACCAATTAGTTGAATTAATTCAAACTGTAAATCCTACCGAAACTCTACATAAAACAAAAAAATCAATACCATATCTTCAAATATATATGTCCGGCATTAAAACATCATTGCTTATATATTTATGGCAACAGTTAGGATTAATAAATGCTCTTGTTAAATTAGAATTGGATTATGATATTGTATCAGAGGACCAAGAAATTCCAGAAAAACATTTGGCATTTCAATTATCAGATGGTAAAAAATTAATAATAAAAACCATTTATAAGCGAGATGAATTACTTGCAAATGGACTTCTTCAAATTGATAAAAAGAAATTTCAATTTAGATCTGATGAATTGAATGATAAAACTATAATTGATAGTTTTATTACATCTAAATGTGGATCTAGAGCTATTTATCATTTAAATAATAATACTGAAAATATGATAGATCCAATCACTAAAGAGATTCAAGAACATCAAGATAAACCAACAAAAATCATTAATATTATTTTAGATGAGATGCTTCCAAAACTTCTTAATGATGCTCCTAATAGTTTAACTGATTTAAATATTTATCGAAGTAGACAAGCTGAAGTAATGTTTCATCTTATGTATAAGAACTTAATGATGGCGCACAATGAATATAAACGAAATCTCGAATATAAAGGGGATGATGCTAAACTATTTATTTCTGATAATTATATTGTAGATTGTTTATTAGGAGTTCATGCGCATTCGAGAGGTAGCAGTGCATTAGAATTAACACAAACATATAGTCCAGTTGCCGAATTAAAAAGTGCAAGTAAATTAATTAAAACGGGTTACCAAAGTGGCCCCTTCATATAGTGATATATGTCGAATAATCTGGTGAATTCAGGGAATCCCCTAACGAGTTATGTCGAGGGCAATCCTGAGCCAAGCCCAATTCGCAATTGGGAAGGTGCAACGACTATCCTGAAAAGGAGTACACTCAAGCGAGTGGAAGCGCCAGACATCTTGTTTAAATAAGGAAAATTAAATGGAATTAAATGGAACTGTTATTGAGCAATATATGATAGATATTTTTTGGCAGAGAATTAAGTTTCCAGATAACTTAATTGATAAATGTTGGGAAGTTTCCGGATCAAAAGATAAAGATGGATATCCTAATATTTCTGTTAAGAATCGAACTCGGAAAGCCCATAGGTTTTCATTTGTTATACATAATCCTGAAATTGATATTTCTAATAAAATTATAAGACATACTTGTGATAATCCTGGATGTGTTAACCCAAATCAGTTATTGATAGGGACACCAGAAGATAATATTATGGATATGATGGAGAGAAATCGTCAATTAAAAGGTAGTTCTAATGGATATAGTATTTTGACTGAAGATATTATTGAAGAAATTTTATATAATATAATATCTAATAAAATACATTCTATAAATGATATAATGTCTATATATAAACTTTCAAGACCACATATTCATCAAATATTAAATGGTGATATTTGGACTCAAGTCACCACTCCATATTTACAAAAATATAAACTGACATTATTGCAAGTAAAACATATGATAGTGAAAAACAAGATGATGATATAGTCTATTCTTATGAGAAATCATAAGCTGGGATGATTCCCGGGAAGAGATTTGCGATCTTTTCTGAATATATAGCCAGGCGGTATTCCAGGCAAATTAAGTTTTAAAAAGGAACATCGAAATCTAAATCCCACATACTATGGAAATATTGGAGCAAATAGTACGACAGAATATGCTGATGTTGGTATTGTAAACCATATGAATTTAAATCCAATATTATGTAATAAGTATGGAAATTTTGGAATTAAAGACATATCCAAATGCGATGGATGGGATTTAGTATCATTAGATGAATCATTAGTTCCTTTTATTAATGAAATGGAGGCAACTCGAGCAGTTCTTGCTTATACTCATAGATCTCAAGTATCTCCAATCACTAATGGTGAAATTCCAATTATTGCTACTGGAGCTGAATTTATTATTCCACAATTATCATCTCAAAGATTCATTCAGAGAGCTAGTAAATCTGGAACTGTCACATCAATTAAACCGAATGAATATGTTAATGTTAAATATACTGATAATAAAACTGAATTTATTGACATTTCTCCACGATTAGCAACGACTAAACGGGCATCTCATGTTAATATTAGATTGAATACTTTAAAAGTTGGAGATTCATTTGAGAAAAATCAAGCAATTGCTTGGTCTAATAATTTTAATGGGGATGGATATTCTGCTGGACGAAATTTAATAATGGCAATCATGAACTATAGAGGTTTTTCGCACGAGGATTAAAGTATTGGTCCTCGCTAAATCTGGTGAATTCAGGGAACATCCTAACGTAAAGTCGAGGACAATCCTGAGCCAAGCCCTCAACGCTAGGGGGAAGGTGCAACGACTATCCCGAAAGGGAGTACACTCAAGCGAGTGGAAGCGCCAGACATTTTATATGTTATCCATATTTATTATGGAGTTAAATTAATGAATATTACACAACCTATGATAGATTGTTTTTGGAAACAAATTAAATTTACAGAAACATGTTGGTTTTGGAATGGCTCATTAGATCGTATTGATAATGAACGAGGATATTGGAAAGATAACATTAAATTATCTTCATTTTCTGAACAAGGACAAAATCGAAGAACAACTAAATTAAAAAAAGAAGATGTAATTTATATTCGAAATTCATATCAAAATCGAGAAAAAACACAAAAAGAATTAGCAATTATATTTAATATTTCAGAAGTATCCATCTGTAACATTATTAATCGTAAGCGATGGAAAAACATATAAAATGATGATATAGTCTAGTCTGCATAGAAATATGCAGCTGCAGGTGATGCTGCGGATATGGGATTAGCGATCCCATATTGAATATAACGGGGTACGTATTGACTGATAAATCGGCCGATGAATTTCCAACAGAGGGTGTAGAAGAAATTGTTGTAATTGTCCCAGATAATACCAAAGTTCTTAATATTATTAGTACTATTGGAAGAGTCACTGAAAATAAAGAATCACTATTAGAATTCACATATTCTGGAGATGTTGAGGATTATATTGAAAAATATAATATCATCAGTGAAGATGATGAAGAAGTTGATTCAGAATTTGCAATATTTGATTCTTTACATGAAGGTATTAAGGTGAAATCTCCTGGAGGAGAGATTATCAAAATTAAAGTATTTTTAAATAATAGAAGTCACGTTGACCCAAGTGTTCTTGAATTATGGAAGCAAGTTACTCTTGATTTGAAAGACCGACATAAAAAATATTCTACAAATGCAATAACTGAAAAGGATAAACTTCGAGCAACCGATAATATTGATTTAAGTCAATTAAAGATTGGATTGCATAAACATCGTGGAATTGAATTTGAAGGTGCTAAGATTTGTTACTATATTAAAAAATCTAAAAGTCTACTTGTTGGTGATAAAATGGCTAATAGATATGGGGCTAAAGGGATTGTTACTAAAATTATACCCAATGAATTCTCGCCATATTCAGAATATACAGGAAAGATCGATATCTTTCTATCTCCAACTGGTGTATTAGGTCGTAAAAATCTTGCAGTAATGAAAGAGATATATCTTGGGAAAGTTTTTTATAACCTTCCAAAAATTATTCAGGTAAAATTAGAAGACCCATCTATAACAACTAAAGAAATTAAAGATTTAATTATTACTATTTATGGATTATTAGATGCAAGTAAAGATGGAAAATATTTGCGTTCGATTCGAGAGAAATTAAGTGGATATACTGATATTCAAATTAGATCTGGACTTAAAGATAAATCAATTAAATTAAATTATATTATCGAACCGTTTACAAATCTTCCAATGAAGAAAGTTAAAGAAGCTGCTAAAGTTTTAGACATTCCACTTGATGAATATGTATATATTCCAGAATTAGAGACATGGACAAAGAAGAAGGTTCCAGTTGGAATACAATATATGTCTTGTTTAGAACAATTATCTACTGATTATGAATCTCTAAGATCTACTGGATCTTATGTTTCTCTTACTGGTCAACCTAAAAAAGGTAAAGCAAATCAAGGTGGGCAATCTGTAGGTAACTTAGATATTTATAATTTATTAACATATGATGTTCCAAGTATTCTGGAAGAATTAATGACTGTTAGATCTGATGATTTTTCTAGTAAGCGGGAGGTTATTACTAATATTATCCAAACTGGAGAAAGTGATCTTCCTAAATCAACTGGAGATGCAAATACTAAAAATTTATACGATGTCCATATGATTGCTATGGGATTAGATGTGAAATAATTTTACATAATTTAATATAGATATAATAAAACATATCACATTTTATTTGATGGAGATATGTTTTATTATATGACAACTAAAGGAGAAATGTAATGGAGTCAGTAAAATCTGTAATTGATCTAGATTTATCTCATAAGAATGAAAGTTTAAAACCAATCCCAAAAGAATTAATTTTAAAATTTGTTAGTGAAATTGTTACTCATATTGGAACTAAAGGACATAATGATTTTAACATAAACCCACAATCGGATGGTTCTTGTAGAATATCTATTTTTACAAATAAATTATCTGAGAGTGAATCAATTTTGGATGCAATTGTAAGTATATTTTCATCTGGATTATCCAAGTTCATTGAAAGTGAAACTGGAGAAAGTTGCAAAAAATATAATAGATCGCTCACAATGTTTGAAAGTCAAGTTGAAGAAAATGCTGTAATTATTTTTATGAATTAGGAGAAATATATGTCTACCAATCTACAAACTGATCAAATGCCTTTCCAAAATCAAACAAATCCTCTTGGATTTGGGCAGCAGAATCCAATGATGTTTCAGCAAGCGCCTGTAACTCAGCAAGCTCCTATGATGGCTCCTGCAACTCCTCAAGCTCCTATGATGGCACCTGTAACTGAACAAGGTAATATGATGCCTCCTATGATGGCACCTGTAACTGAACAAGCTCCTATGATGGCACCTATGATGGCACCTGCAACTCCACAAGCTCCTATGATGGCACCTATGATGGCACCTGCAACTCCACAAGCTCCTATGATGGCACCTGTACCTGAACAATCTAATATGGTTGCTCCTGTAATTTCTCAGGCACCTATGATGGATAATATGGTTGCTCCTGTAATTTCTCAGGCTCCTATGATGGACAATATGGTTGCTCCTGTAATTTCTCAGGCTCCTATGATGGCTCAACAGATGCCAACTACAACTGCTCCTGAAGCTCCAATGCCGATGCCATCTCAGATGATGCAGGTTCCAATTCCTCAACAGGGACAGACATCACCTCCGATATATCAGCAGCAGATGATGAATCCGATGGGTTCTTCTCAACCAATTTCAACTTCAGATCCAATAACAAATGTAAATGCAAATCCATCATTTGTTCCATATATGAATAATGGAGAAGTTTTAATTTGTAAATTTAGTCCTGCGAAATTCGATGCGTTTGTTAAAGTATTGTCTCATATGGATGATAAAAATGCAATTGTTATTAGGAATTCTGAGATTTGTCAGGCAATCAATAATGGAACTGCAATAGTAAAAACTAGTGTAGCAAGTCTCATTGATAGTACAAATTCTCAAATTAATTTACATATACTTAATCCAAAAAAATATATCAAGCTCTTTAAGAACATTAAAGGAGCTTCAGATATTCATATTCTTGATGATTCAATTAATTCTAGATTTATTGTTACTAATGGAGATCTTACAATATATCTCCCAAAACAGATTGAAGCATTTGAACATGATACCCAACCACCAGATTTGTCGACTGCAGTTTTAATTGGACAGACATATACAATTGAAAAAGATGTGAGATCTACAATTATTAGCATGTCTAGTGATTCTGCATATTTGGATTTATTGATACATCAAAATCAATTTAAAGCTGTATATATTCCAGAAACTGCAATTTATAGTTTCAAGGAATTTATTAAAGAACAAATTACAGATGCTAAAGCAGATCTTAGATTAAGAGCTTATTCATTTTTGAAAATTTCAGGAGAAGAATATCAAGTATCTATTGGAGAAATTTCTGGAACGTATTGGATCATCACAATTGTTAATACTGGATTTTCTGCAATTCATATTCTTGAATGCATTCAACCTGTTAGTGATGATAATTTGATAATTTAATAATATTAATAGATTTGATATAGATATTAATAGTTACAGAAGAGGCGGTGGATAATATTTTTTATATTTGTTCATCGCCTCTTTTTAAAGGCGGTTAATGAATGAATGAATATAAAACTATATTTCAAAATCCACCATTAAATACTATCGATAATACATATTATATCGATAATTATAATAATTTTATTTTATCTCAAGGAGTAAAAGACCAATATGAAAACTTAGATCAACTAGGAATTAATTTTATTGACCAAAAAACAATATCAGATGATATATACATTGAACTTCTGATGTATGTTCATGAAAACTACTTTCCAATAATGAATATTGAGATGATTTTTGAAACACCAAAATTATTACCAATAATTGGAAGTTATGTATATCATTTCATTTGTTTGGATTTAATTAATATTATTCTTCCAAAATGTTTAATGTATTTTGATATTGAAGATCCACAGGAATTATATTCAGTATCTTCAGATGCATTAATTCTGACGATATTACAGAATATTGTGATTCCTAAAATTGAGATGCTCAAAATACTAAACACTAAAAAATCAGACATTGCTATGTACAATGAATTACTTAAATGGACATTCTATGTTGATATTTTAGATAATGATTGTCAATTCCTTTGTGAAAAATTAATATTTCCAATAGTTGGAAAGTATGAGATGGATATCTTATGTAAAAATACATAACATCCAAATTGATTAATCATCACTAGGAGAAATAGTATTATGGTCACTGGAATTGTGATTGGACTTGGTAAATGTATAGCTATAATTGTACTTAATCTTATATATATAGGATTAGCGGTATTAATTAGTGGCACATATATGGTAATTGACGGTGTAATTTGTGGCTTTAGATCATAATTTAAAAATACATTAAATGGAGATATAAAAATGACCGAATTATATTATGAAGATCAGATGCGAGATTCTCTTAGTAAATTAAAAGTAATTGAAGATCAATTAACAATATTAACATCCCAGAAGGAATTACTTCGGGAGCAACTTAAAAAATGGTTGGAAGTAAATAACTTGACTGAGTATGATGGTTTTGATTCTGACAATTCTCAGTTATGGCGTTTGCAAACCATATCTTCTACACGAAGGTCTGCAAATTTTGATTATATCGAGACCGTTCTTGAACCGCTCCAATTAAAAGAAGCTATCAAATATACAGAATCTAGCACATTTAGATGCACTAAAGTTAAAGTCCTGAAATCAAAAACACAAAAAGCTCCAATAGGGAAGTAAAAATTATGTATATAATAGAGAAAGAATTTTCATTTGAATATGCACATCGATTGGTTTTACCATATGACAGCCCATGTACAAATGTTCATGGTCATAGTGCTAAAGTTGTTGTTGCGATTACATCTGAAAAAATCAATAAGTCAGGAATGATTCTTGATTTTTCTGATCTGAAAAATATTATCAATTCAATTATTGATAAATTCGATCATAGTATTATAATATGGAAAGATGATCCATTCATAGATAATTTTAAATTGAATCCAATCTATTTTGGTTGTATCAATATTATTGATTCTAATCCAACTTCAGAGAATCTTTCAAGGATTATTGCATTTGAATTATATAATATTTTAAAGTCTAAGGAGTTTGGAGAAGTATATCCAGATATTGATTGTAAAACTATTACTCAGATTGCAATTACATTCTTTGAAACTGCCAAAAATAGTGCAAAATATATACTAGATATTTAATTATGATTTCTGAGAGAGTTAATGTATGTTTGATATCAATAATTATCCGAGTATCATTCTACATTTAAAAACAATCTCAAGGCGATATCATATTCATTCATCGGGTTGGATTGAGTGTTTTTGTCCATATTGTGATGATGGAACAAGAAAACTCAATCCTTCCCATGGACACTTTTACATTGGTTCTAATATTGCATATTGTCATTGTTTTAGATGTGGTATTAAGTTAGGGTTATATAAGTTTTTAATAGACACGTCATTTTCAGATACATCCTTAATTGAACAATTAAAACATCTTTCCGGATTTGTATATAACAAATCTAAAATATCTGGAATAAAAACTCATAATACTTCAAGAATACAAATTTTTGAAAAGATAAACAATCAATATAATTGGATGAAAAATAATCATCCAGATCAACTTCAACGGTATTTTACATATCTTAAAAGCCGATGCTTAGATATAGATCCATTTAAATTTTTTTTACTACCATCATATAAGAATAATAATCTTCAAGTTCAATTTTTGAATTATAATGGTGAACTGATAACTGCTAGGAACATTGATAATGCTAAAGTTAGATATGAAATTTTTGGAAGTCAGAAATATTATTACTTTCAAGATCTATTAAATGTCGATATTTATAATTCTATAATTATAACTGAAGGTGCCTTTGATATTATTAATTTATATAATTATTATTATCCTTTTAAGGATTCTTTCTTTATCTGTATTGGAGGAAATAATTATAAAGGTATTGTAACAGATATAATTAATTCATTACTGTTAATTGGGAAGTATATAATCCGAATTGTTTTAGATAGAGGATTAAAATTTCAAACACAAATAATTAATAGCATTTTAAATGCCGTAAATATCTTAAATCCAGAGATTATACTTGAATTCTATTTACCATCTCTAAGTAAAGATGTTTCTGAATTAATGTTATTAGTTAGAATATAATGGAGTAAATGCTTATGTCAAGAGATTTAATTTTTGGTTACATCCAATCAAAGGCCCTACATCCTAAAAATCCTAAAAAGAAAGTAACTGAAACTGTTAAACGAGTACAACTCTCGAAAATATCTATTGATAATATTAATAGATTCGATCATATATCGTGCTTTTCACCAAACATTAATTTATATGCAACATTTAGTTGGGATGAAGAACTTCAAAAAGTAGCTGCAATATTTATGATAACTGATTATTCGGATTATGGATTTTTCCAAACTCAGGTATTGAATTGGTGTTATCCATATTTAAGGGAAATTGATATAAAGTATATAAATATTAAATCTATATACAATTCAATAACAACCATTCCACAAAATATAATTAGTAATATCCAAGTAGCATTTAGTGCCCGCAATATTGGTATTGAATTTGCTGCAGATATTGATGATAATACTCTGCATTTTAATTCAACGATAATACCATCATCAATATCTCCAACAAATATTAAAACTAAATTAAAACCATGGTTATTGACTACACAAAAAATGCACAGTTTTATCGAATCTAATTATAAATTTTTATCTGATGTCAATTCTCTATTATCCTGGATTAAATCTGAATTTAATCTTATGTTTGATTATACTGTTGATGGTGGATCTCAATTTCGAGAATTAAAATGCCTTAAATTAACATCGATGGATTTTGATGCTGTCTACGCTGAATATCACCAAATTAAACAATATGGTGATAGTTATCGTGAATGTCAAGATGATTTTAAAGTATTATTAACTCTCTTTAATAGTAAAAAATCTCAAATGATATATACATTGAAAGGCATTAAAATATTTTTAAATTATAACATGGTATATGTTAAATTTCTAATATTTAATTTTAAACTATCATCATCTTCAGATAATGAATTTGCATTAATATGGAGTTTGATAAAACACTCAGGACAATTAGAAACCCTTCATGGATGTATAGAAAAAACCCAATTAACATATGAATAATAAATACTAAAGGTTATATTGAATGAAAAATGCAATACCACATTTGTATGCTGAATATGGAAGATATTCTGATGCATTTCGAGCAATCCCATATATATATGATTGCCTTAAACCAGTTGAGCGAAGATTATTGTATACTCTTTGGAGTTTAGCTAGAAGCACCAAAACTATTAAATCTGCACGAATAATCGGAGAATTAGTGGGTAAATATCATCCACATGGTGATGGTAGTGCGTATGCTACATTGGTTAGAATGGTTCGATTAAATTTTGCAATTGGACAAGGAAACTGGGGAGCGGATCAATATGATGAAATATCCGCAGCAGCATTTAGGTATACTGAGGTTAAATCTAATCCTTTAATTGTTAAAATTGGTTTTGAGTTTATTAAATTTGTTGACTTTCATGATCCTGAGAATTTAGGATATGAACAACCATTATTTCTCCCATGTCCAGTTCCAATTGGACTAATTGGAGATAGATTTATTTCTGGTATTAGTTTTAATACAACAATGTTACCTAGATATAAAATTGAAGATCTTATATCTAGACTTAAATATTTACTTCAGAAAGAACATGATCCAAATACACAACCAGTAACTATTATTCCTAATTTTGAACATTGTGATGTATATGAATCTATGCCTGGAGAATTTGAAAAGATATTAACAGTAGGTGTAGGTAATATATATGTTATTCCAAAAATGGACATTCAATCAGATGGTGTTCATATTCTTGGATTTCCAGTAGATAGGTTCGCTTCACTTGCATCTAATACAGAAAATTTGAAGAAACCTCAGCAACGAAAATATTTTGTTGTTGATGGTACAACTCATGGAATTCTTGATGTTGTGTGTATTCCAAAAGATGGGGTTGTTGATCAAGAATTTATAGATTTGATATTTAATATTATAAAACAACAAGTTAAATTTAAGTGTAATGTTGTTATACCAGATCAAACTGTAGAATTAAAATCTATCGATAATTTAATTAAATCTTCATATGGATTATGGTATCAAGCATATGAAAGACAGCTAATGTCTCAAAAACATGATCTATTAGAAAAATTATTTGAATTAACTGTAATTAGTGTAGTACAACAAATTCTACAAGATTTTAAAATAAAATCAAAAGTGGATTTGATTCAGATATATGAAACAAATCCAGCATATCAAGTTCCTAATATCGGAAGCATTAATATTGATGATGTTTGTAAACGATATACAATTGATGCATTATTGAATCATTCGGTAAGTAGTATAAAGCATCAAACTCAATTAAATGTGGTCGATTTAACATTATCAAATATGTATAATTCAGCATATTTAAAGATGGATGGATTATTGTCTTAAGAGGTGTGATATGATGTAGATAATATAATTTATCTGCATCATATCATTTATTAATATTTCAAGATTGAAATATTTATTTTTTTCTTTAAATAACAAGTACACATATTTCTAATTCTATAAGTTCTATATTCCAATTTATATTATTTATTTGAAACTCTACATATGTTATTTCGCTGTGTAAATGGTTATTGTAAGAATAATCATAGTATTGTGTGGAGACATTTAGATTGAAAAAAATAGTAAGATATTCAGATCTAACAGAATATGAAAAATGCATTATATGTAATGGTTGTGGAGGAAAGGGATCTTGGGTTAGACCACCAAATGGGTATAAATATAAATTATTTTGTGATCAACATGATTTTAATTATCAACTTGGTGGTTCTTTATACGATAAAATAAAATCTGATGTACAATTACTAATTGCAATCGTTAAATATGGCATTAAACTGCAGAATTTTATAGATGTGATCTTGGGCATGATGTACTTTGTCGGGATATCCATTGGTGGTCATTATTATTTTAATTGGGATGGAGATGGCGATACACTTGATATTGACGAAAAATTAGAGATTTAATGAGGATTCATATGAAAGGAATTATATTAGCTGGTGGAAGTGGAAGTCGATTACGACCAATAACACTTGTCATAAATAAACAATTATTACCAGTATATGATAAGCCGATGATTTATTATCCATTATCAAATATGATACTATCTGGAATTACTGAAATTTTAATTATCAGCACTCATATTGGAGTTCCACTATTCAGGAAATTATTTGGAGATGGGGAAGAATTAGGAATTTCAATATCATATGCTATGCAACATGAGGCATATGGGATTGCAGATGCATTTATAATTGGACAAAATTTCATTAAAAATGATACTGTATGTTTGATGTTAGGAGATAATATATTCCATGGAGATGGATTATCTAATATTCTTCAGAAAGCAACTAAATTAAAATCTGGAGGTTTAGTATTTGGATATAAGGTCAGTGATCCAGAACGATATGGTGTATTAGAATTTAATCGTAATAATCAAGTCATTGGTATTGAAGAAAAACCAAAAATTCCGAAATCAAAATATGTCGTTCCTGGGATTTATTTTTATGACAATGATGTTGTTCGTATTGCAAAAGCATTAACTCGATCAGCTCGTGGAGAATTAGAAATTACAGACATTAATAATCACTATCTTAATATCAATAAATTGCAATGTGTTCCATTTAATCGAGGATTCACTTGGTTAGATATGGGCACTCATGAATCATTATCAGAAGCTTCATCATTTATTGAAATAATAGAAAAACGACAAGGATTAAAAATTGGATGCATTGAAGAATCTTCATGGAGAATGGGATATATATTGAATAAACATTTATTATTATTTTCTAAAAGGTATGATAATGCATATGGAAAATACCTATTAGATTTAAGTACTTCTTAATTGGAGATTATTATATAATGGGATTCAAATGCCTTAGATGTGGATATTGTTGCATTGCATCTGAAATGACAATACTTAACCCTAAATATCAACATTCAGAAATCAATACAGAAAAACCATTTTCATATATAAGTAAAATAATGACTAAATCTGCGGCAGATCCATGCCCATACCTTATTTGGAATGAAGAAACAAATACATCCACTTGTAGTGTATATGACAAGGAATGGTTTCCATCTACATTATGTAAACATTTCAATACAATATCAGATCAATCAATTTGGTTTCCTATAGATCTTCAATTACAAAATCAGGAGTGTATTGTTGGTAAATTTATTAAACTAAACTTCCCTCCATTATGGTGGAAAGATTGGTGGAATTGGTTACCACCTAATCTCTAAAATTTTATTCATTTTCATATAGATATAAAATTAAAACATGATTGAAATTGGATTTATATTCAAATTGAAATAGGAGATATTTTTATGAAATGTTTACATTGTGGACATTGTTGTGTAAACTATGGTGTTATGATTATCAATCCAAAATATAAGGATTCATATAATCCTGAAGATGTATCGAATTTTGATATTGAGGATTTGGCTCTTTTTAAAACAACTGGTATAATATGTCCATATCTAATTTGGATAAATGATGGTTATTTCTGTGAAGTGCATAAATACCCATGGTATAATTCAACCCCATGTTTTGATTTTACACAAATTGAATCTGGAAATACAGAATGTCGAGTAGGACGACATTTGGTTGATAAAACAATCACATCAAGTTCATATGATAAATTTTTAAAGGATACAATTGAATGGAAAAAGTCGCATCAATTATCATGACCCCGTCTATTGAAAGTGTTACACTGATAACAAAATTATTATCTGAGAAGTATCTGATTAATGCAATTAATCTTACTCCAGATAAAGGTGTTACATTAGCATATAGTAATAGAATAGATGCTATTAGTAACTATTTTGATATTAGACCACATCAAATGACATTTGGTGAATTTACATTTTTATCAGAAGATTATTTAACGCGAGAACTTTTTACAGATACAATATTACTCGCAATGGCTAAACAATTCAATTCACACATTTTCAGAGATTCATATAATACTGGAAAATATGAACATATATTTCCTTCATTATTAGCAAAAACCATCACAGTTGCCGTTGGTGGAAGTATTAGAATGTTGGTTCCATTTATACGAAGTACACTGAGAGATGTTGTTAAATGTGGCATTCAGTTAAATGCTCCATTTGAGCTATCATATTCCTGTTTGGACTCAATGGAAAGTCCATGTGGATTATGTAAAGGATGTAAAGATCGAATACAGGCATTTAGCGATAATCGGAGTTTAGATCCATTTTCACATCAGAGAATAAATGATTCTAATAAAGTTATTTCTGAATCTGGATTCGTACCTCCGATTTATACCAAAACTGAATTTAGTTCTGGGGCAAGCGATGCTATGGCTTCGGATCAGCGAGTTAATATACCAACTCCAAAATTATCTGAAATTGCAAGCGATGCAATGCCAGCCTCTCGAGGCATTGTATATACTAATGAACCTACAGAAAGTGATGTAACACAAACCATCATTTCTGAAGTTGAAACACCAGTAATTCCTGAGGATATTTAACATATTTCGGAGTCTATGGCCTATAAATTATTTTATAGGTCATAGACAATCTATTATTAATTATTAATTATTTTTTGGAGAATTTAAATGAATGATAAGAAAGTAGTATTATCTCTAAGTGGTGGAATGGATTCTGCAACTCTATTTGGATATTTTAAATCATTTGGATATGATGTATATCCAGTCATATTTAACTATGGATCAAAACATAATAAACATGAAATTAAATGTGCTCATGAATTGTGTGAATTTTATGGATCAAAGCCAGTCGAAATTGCACTTCCATATATAAATGAATTATTTAAATCCAATTTGTTATCATCTGGAGATAAAATTCCAGAAGGACATTATGAAGATGTCACTATGGATCAAACCGTAGTTCCTGGACGAAATATAATCTTTATTTCAAATATGATTGGATATGCTTGGAGTGTAGGTGCATCTAAAGTTGCTATTGGAGCGCATTCTGGAGATCATCATATTTATGCTGATTGTCGAGAAATATTTATTAATGCAATGGATGTTGCTGTTAGATTGGGAAGTGATAATAAAGTTCAACTAACTGCCCCGTTTATTAATATGAATAAAGGCGACATTGTTAGACTTGGATATTCATTTTTGACTAAAGTACCATATGAAAAGACTCGCACATGTTATTGTGCAGATGAGATTAGTTGTGGTAAATGTGGATCATGTACAGAACGTCTTGAAGCATTTTCTGTAAATAATTTAGTAGACCCTATTGAATATTGTAATTAATTATGATTATCATTAGTGGTGGTCAAATAGGTGCCGATTTAGCTGGATTAGAATTTGGATATATATCTGGATTTAAGACTGGTGGTGTTGCTCCTAAAGATTGGAGAACTAACATTGGTCCTAATTTGGATCTTAGAGATAAATATAAGTTAACAGAATCTAAGATATCTAGTTATAAACATCGAACATGGGAAAATGTTAGATTATCCACAGCTACTGTTAGATTATGTGTAGATTTTTTCTCTTCTGGTGAAATCTGCACATTGAATGCAATTCAAAATTATAACAGACCATATTTTGATGTATATTTACCAAATCCAGCTTCTCCTCAATATTTTTCAAATTGGTTAAGACACTTTAATGTTGAAATTTTAAATGTTGCTGGAAATACACAAGGCAAGCATGGATTTAATATATATCAAATGTCACTTGAATATTTAATTCAAACATTTTCATATTTTAACTCTGCGGAGAATAAATGAGAAATACATCTTGGTTTTACAAATATCAACCGAAAGTCATAGAAGATTATGTTTTTGAAACTGAAGAACAAAAGACAACCATTCTTGGATGGATTAATAATGGATTTATCCCCGGAAATGTTATCTTTGAAGGTCCTCCTGGAACTGGAAAAACTGCATTATCGGAATTAATCATTCAATCGATTATTAAATCCCAACAAGATTTAAACATCATTAGTGATCTTAGCGTTAAAAATATTGATACATTAACATCATGGTTGGAAAAACGTCCAGTTAAATCTAAACAAAAGATCATTTATCTTGAAGAATTTGATCGATTATCTAGTGCTGCGGCGAATAGTCTTAAAAATCGAAAGATGGAAAAATATCAAGAATATTGTTCTTTTATATGCACAACGAACCATTTGAATCGAATTGAGAGAGCGCTTCAGACTAGATTTACATATAAATTTAATCTGAGCAACCCAAATCCAGAAGGAACATATCATAGAATACGTTCAATTCTAACTCAGGAGAATGTTGAATGTGATAATAACCTTCTATACCAATTTATTCTAAAAAATATTAAAATTGGTATTCGAGATATAATCAATACGATTCAAGTCAATATAATTAATAATTCAATTGATTTTAATAATGTTGATATTCAACGAGCAGAACATGAAGAAGATATTATAAACAATACATTATCTATAATACATTCTCTAATGACTGGAATGGATATAAATGATAAAAATGTATGTTTAATTAATCCAACAAATAGTAAAATTGCAAGCCAATATACTAGTATATTGAATCTGATTCAATATAATAATAATATTAATTATGCCAACATATTTATTCGAATCTCAGAAAATCTTAATTTTCTACCAATTCAAAAAATAGTTAATGAATATTTATCATCCCTTGAACATAAAAAATTACCACACATTCATTATATATCATTTATATATGATTGTATGAAATCAATTACAGATATCACAATATAAAGTGTTGTGGGGGTAGATTCTTTTATCCCCACAATACCATTAAAGGATAAAATGCAAAGTCTTGTAGATTTAATCCCATTATATGTTGAGATAACTAAAGATTGTCCGATTGGACAGATTGGTCCACCATTTACATATTATCATTCGGATGAATTGAAAAGTAATATTTTAGCTAGAAATTTATTTGAAGTTGATATTAAATCTGCATTCCCTACAATTTGTACATTATATTTTGGAAAAGATCATCCATTTGTCAAACGTATATTTGAATTAGATGATAAATTACAACGAAATATATTCATTGCAACAACATTAAAAGCCCAATCTGAATTAGATAATGGTAAATATTTGAATGAATTGAACTTATGGAGTAAAATATTTGCAATTGGATATACATATTCTAGATATAAAAACATCACAATACTTCAATATGTAAAAGATGGGTTAATAATTAAAGGTGAATTATCAGATACAATTACAATTGAGATCGCATCATTTCTTGAATATATAAATAACAATAATATCATATTTCATGAAGAAGTTATTGATTATTATCTCAGATTCAATAAAACCACAATAATGAAATATGCCAATGACTTTACAATCAAAGGACATTTTCGGAATGTACCGACATATATTAAAGATGTGGTGATTCCAATGATATTTAATGGAGACATATATAATAGTTCAAAGTTATCTGAAATTAAATTAGTATATTCAGATAAATTTTTTCAAGTAATTCTTCATAGTAGATTAAGCCAAGAGTTAAATTATTATTATAATATTGGTAATAATCAATATTTAGATCGGTTTGGATCATTGTCTGATATATCAAAAACATTTCCAAAAATGTATTTATTGGACATAATATATCCAATATTGGCATTATTTAGAGTCAATCAACAGTCTTTATAAAAATATGGGTTTTATATAATACCAAAATATGTAGAGAGTGATTAAGTCCACCAATTAAGAAAAATCATTTCTTTTCTAATATTATATATAGATATAAATTAAATATAGAAACGTCTAAAAAATTTTTTGTTTGAAAAAATTTAAGGGGATACATTTGCATGGAAGAAATTCAAATTTTAGAGGATTTAGATCATGTTAAATTACGACCGGCAATGTATATTGGCAGTACATTTAGTCCAGATCATCTTGCTTATGAAATAGTTGATAATGCATTAGATGAACTTGCAAATGAATTTGCTAGTATAATAACGATAGACGTTCCAGAAAGTGGTCATATTATAGTTACTGATAATGGACGTGGAATCCCAGTTCATTTAGTTAATGTACATAATGTCCCAACAGATTCAATTGTTGCTTCATGTACAAAATTATTTTCTGGAGCCAAATTCAACTCAGACACATATAAGTTCTCAATAGGACTTCATGGGGTTGGATTGGTTGCAGTTAATGCTCTTTCTGAGTTTATGTCGGTTACCGTTAGAGATCGAATACATAAACATCAGTTCCATCATTATTATTTTTTAGATTCAGTTCTTACTGAACAGGAAATACTTGAAAATGATGACCCTAATATTATTTGGAGTACTCGAATTGAATTTAAAGCGAATCCAAAATATTTTAGTGTTTCTGATATTAATGTGACTCGAATCATCGATCGAATGACTTTAGTTAGTTCGAAATTAGCACATGCATCAATATTGGTTAATGGTCAATTGATACCAAACATATCATTACATGATTATGCAAAGTATCAATTAAAATTGCCAGATGAGATTCCGTTATTTCATATAACGGATAAAGGGTTGATTGATAAAAATATCAATATTTATTTTACATTTGATCCTAATGGTCCAGTAACACCAATTATTCTTGGTGATGTAAATTTACATATTTGTGGAGGAACATTCCAACGGAATTTTCAAAATTTTGTTTCTAAAACATTACTTCAACAACATCCTAAGTTGTCTAAATCTGAATCCTCAGGACATCTTAGAGCATATGTTAGTATTGTTACCCCAAATGTTGAATTTGATTCTAACTCTAAAGCTACAATGGTAAAAAGCATCTCTTCTGATTTAGATCGATGTTCAACATCTTTAATAATTGCATTGGGACAATCTTATATTAAAGATTGTATTCAAACTATTATTGATAGAAAAACTCATAAACGTGTAGTTAAACAAATTACAGTTAGTAAAAGAGTTACAGCTAAAGATGGATTTAAAGATCGACTAAATACATCAGGTGGTATTTTATATTTAATGGAAGGAAAATCTGCAGATGGATCACTATCTCAAATACGAGATAAATACACTGAAGCAATACTTCCAATTAGTGGAAAAATACTTAATGTTGTTAATAAATCAGTTGAAGAAGCAATCAGCTCAAAAAGATTCAAGTTTTTACTTGAAGTTTTAGGAGTCGATTTAAGTCAAAAGAATCAGAAAGAATTCAGATATGATACTATTAAAATATTATGTGATGCGGATCCAGATGGATTGCACATATCTGTATTATTGGTTCTTGGAATATGGTATTATGCTCCTGAGTTAATTAGACAAGGGAAAGTATATATTATACTTCCACCATTGTATGGTGTAGTAAAAAGTGGAACTTTTATTCCAATTTATCTTGAGCAAGATATTGCCAAATATCCTGGATGTGATGTTACACGATTTAAAGGAATTGGAGAAATGTCTCCAAAACAACTTGAAGTTGTAATTAGATATAATTTACGTGAATATGTTGTGACCCCACCTGCCACACCGGCAGATCAGGACAATATACTTCGATGTATAACTGATGTTGAAGTTAAACGAAAATTATGTAAAGACAAAAGATTCCAACTTCAGAACTTATTTAAATTTTTATAATTAAACAAATTAAACTTTAAGGAGAATTATTATGACTACCCATCCCTTCGCAACAACCGCACCCATGGCAGCACCTATGGCAGCACCTATGGCAGCCCCTATGGCAGCCCCTATGGCAGCCCCTGTAGCCCCTATGGCAGCACCCGCACCTGTAGCCCCTATGGCAGCACCCGCAGCTGTAACCCCTATGGCAGCACCTATGGCAGCCCCCGGAGTAGCTCCTGTAGCTCCTATGGTTGCTCCTGCTGCTCCTGCAGTACCGACATCAGCCCCCGTTTCTAATGGAATTGATGCTAAAAAGGCTCCTCGTAAAAAGCCAAACCGTCAGATGACTAAAGAAGAGAGAAAGTATGTGATTGAGAATTATTCAGTAAAATCTACTTCTGAAATGGCTCAGGAACTTGGTCTTACTCGTCAGCAGGTATATCGCACAATTCATGAATCTCGTAACAAGATTAATGAGAGAATTGAAATTGCAGTTCAGGCTGGCGATGCCGCTACTGTTACAAAACTAACGACATATCGGGATACAAAGCTCATCACTAAACCTTTTCCTGGAACTATTGCTGGAAAGGGATCAAGTGTAGAGAATGTACTTGATGAATTGTTGAATGGTCTGTAATAGTAATAATATAATATAATATATTATATACTGGTTAGAAAAAGGTGGAGGAATTAATTTTCCTCCACCTTTTTACCATACCTTTTATTTTTTCATTAATTTTTTAGAGGTTCTAATATGGCTCAGAAAATACTATGTTTACATCATAATGATGCTGATGGATTTGGTAGTGCTGCTATTGTTGGACATTATTATGGAAAAGATAATGTACATTTTAAAAAGATAAATTATGAAGATGCTGTTGATCCGAACGATCTTCATGTCGATATGAAATTAATTATTGTTGATTTTAGTCTAAAGGAGATTGATTGGGAGTTAGTGCAATATTTCACTAAAGATATTATTTGGATTGACCATCATAAATCTATATTTGAAACTAATTCACCACATCATGTTGATGGGATTAGAGGTTCAAATAATGCGGCGATTGCTTTAACCTGGAAATATTTCTATCCAGATATCGAAATTCCACTATGGGTTAATTTAATTGAAGATCATGATCTTTGGAAGTTTAAATTAGACAATACAGAAGTATTTCAAAGTGGGTTATATTCCAAAGATCTTAATCCAACCTCCGAATTTTGGGATCTGTTATTTGATCATGAAGCATCAACAATAGATCAAGTATGTTCTATTGGAAAAATTATCCAAGAATATCAAATTAGAGGTAATAAATCTCTTCGAAAACAATTCAAGATTATTGATTTCTATGGATATAAATGTTGTTGCATAAATGCCCGTGGAAATTCTAAAATATTTGATTATGTTGAATCTGAAATACCATATGATATTGTCATGTGGTATTGGTTCGATGGAGAGTGTTGGTCATATCGATTAGCAATTAATAAAGACATCCCTAATGACAATATAGATATTTCTAAAATTTGTCAGAATTTCTTTAATAATGGACGACAAGGTGGTGGACATAAAGGGGTTGGAGGATTTTCTCAAATAAATTTAATCAGTGAACTTTCGTCCACATGGGAATTAAAAAATATTTAATCTAACACAAAAAAATATAGATATTATTATAATGTAATTCTAATGGTATCTATATTTTATATTTATAGGAGATTTTCTTAAATGCAACTTTCGACTTCCCAACAAGATGCAGTCTTTACAATTGATAGACCTACTATAATTTCTGCTGGAGCTGGTTCTGGAAAAACATTCACCCTAACTAAAAAGTTTGAATATCTAGTTTCTGCTTGTAACATTTCTCCTGAAAATATATTGGCTATTACGTTCACGAATAAAGCAGCTGATAGTTTAAAACGAAAATTATCAGATACTTTAAAGATTAAAGAATTTAGGTTTTCTTGGACTAGAACAATACATTCCGCATGTTTAAATATGATAAAACCATATGTCAGTTATATTGGATATCGAGAAAACCCATCAATATATACTGGATCGGATCAAAAGAAACTCTTACGTGGAATAATTAATTCATATAAAATCCAATCTAAAGATATATTAATGTCTGTTATAAAGGTCATCTCATTATCTAAAGATTCTAAAAATCCACAAGAGTTTCTAACTCAATATATAGCTAAATATTTAAAAGAACCATCTAAATCTAATATAAGTTCACCAGAATGGAAAAATGTAGTTCCACATTTATTGGATATTTATAATGATTATATGTTTCGATTGAAAAATTCAAATGCATTTGATTATGATGATATTTTGTGGTTTGTTTATAAGTTACTATCTACAGATGACCATTTCAGAAACGATTATAAACGTAAGTTCGATTATATTTTCGTTGATGAATATCAAGACGTTAACTTTATTCAAAATGAAATAATCAAAATGTTATGTAGAGGTAATAATCTAACTGTTGTTGGAGATGATTTCCAAAGTGTATATCGCTTTCGTGGAAGTGATCCTAAATTCTTTATTGAATTTAGTAAATCATTTACAAATGCAGCGATGTTTAAACTTGAACAAAATTACAGAAGCGTTCAACCAATTGTTGAAGTTTCAAACCAATTAATTAAACATAATAAATTTCAAATTGAAAAAGTTTGTTTTTCAACAACACCATCTGATATTAAACCAACTATTGTTAAATTTGATTCGGATACAGATGAATCTACAGCAATTGCTAGGGCGATACTTGAATATAATGTGAACCCTAATGCAAGTTTAAATCATATCGCAATTCTATATAGAGCAAAGTTTATATCTCGTAGTATTGAAACATCATTAGCAGAACATAACATTCCATATGAAATCATTGGATCTGTTGGATTTTTTGAAAGACGAGAAATTAAAGATATATTATCATATATAATATTATCTCATAATCCAAATAATGAAATTTGTTTTGATCGTGTAATGAATGCCCCTAAACGTGGATTTGGGCGTGTTGCTATAGATGTAATCCTTCGATCTGAAGGTGAAGATTATTTTATGAAAATGGCAAATGTGATTAAATATAATATATTGACTAAAAAACAAACAAGTTCATTAGACCAATTATTAACTGTTATTTGTAAATTAAAACGATTGACTCCGGATGCTGCAATTCATAATATAATCCAATTAACTAATTATAAAGATTATATGAAAGGATTTAGTGTAGATGATGATGATTATCAAGATCGAATAGATAATATTATTGAACTTCAATCTTTAGCTGCTCAATTTTCAACAACAGAAGATTTTCTCGAATCATGCACCCTTTCTTCTCAAGATGAATCGGCAACTGAAGAAGAAGTACCTAAAGTAAAATTAATGACTGGTCACAGTAGTAAAGGTCTTGAGTTTCCAATTGTATTTATTATTGGATTAGAAGATGGAATGCTTCCTCATCATCGAGCATTAGCAGATGATAGAAATTCCAAATGTAGAGACAATCTTGAAGAAGAACGAAGATTATTTTATGTAATGATGACTAGAGCGATCACATCTCTTAATATCTCATTTTGTAAAAATCGGACTTGTTCTTTTTCAACGCACCCTAGTCGATTTATTAAAGATATTTCTTCATATTGTAATATTGTTAATACATGTGCTGAAAAAGATTAAAGGATCAATATATGGACGATATAAAAACTCGTAAACCAGTAATACGAAGTAATAAATCAAAAGGAATTTCGGTAATTAAAAAGAAAGATGGATATTTAGATCGAATGAAAGATTTAACTAAATATTTATCTAATCAAGATCCGAAATTATTACACCGAATTGTTGCTGATGAAGATATTGCTGATAAATTAAAATTTCGTGCAATAAACCATTTATTAAATCATCCTAAATTAATAAAATATATCAATACATATCTTAATGGATTATACGATTTCAATACATTTGAAGCTAAAGATTTGATTTTTACCATAGGTGAATTATGTAGAATTTATGGAATATATGATAGTAATGTATTATATTTCAGTAAATATAAACCTAATGAAAGCGAATCATTCTTTAATTTAATTGTTAGATATCGAAAAGAACTAAAATTACCTCCATGTTCGAATACTGAAATTAATGCACTATATATTTTATATTCACATAATATCATTACAGATGAAATACTAAACCGAATGAAAAGTACCTTAGATGGTGTTGATCCAAATAATTCAGAACCTGCTCAATCTAAACAATCATCGACATTTCAAATGTTTAGTCAAGCAACACAACAAAATGTAGAAGGTCCAAGAACATTTGATTCATTAACACCTCCAATTAAAGATTTCATTGGTACTGTAATGACATATATTCAAAATCGAACTATATGTAAAACTTGCCCATTAATGAAACGATCTCCAGTAATATTAGATACAAATTTAAAAGATATTGGACCTGTAGATCTATTGTTCTTTAATTTAAATCCAAATAATGATGATAAAGAATCTAGAATTGCACTATCTGGCAAAACTGGAGATGTTTTACGTCGGTTTTTATATCCATTAGTAGAAAAATATAAATTAACATATATGATTGTTAATTGTATTTTCTGCCATACTCAGTCAGAAAAAGACATCCCAAATATTAAAAATATTGGAAAAAATTGCAATGATATATTAGATGAAGTCGTTAGACATTTTCCACCTAAAATAAAAATACTATTAGGTAGTGGTCCCATGAAAGTGATGGGAATCAAAGGTGGTATTAGTAAGAATAATGGAAAGATAATTAATGATTATGTTTTACTATTAGAACCAGAATCCGTATTGGTTAATGCCAAAAATTTAACTAAATTTGAAACTGGAATGATTGAAATAGAACAGATTATAACTGGTAAAAATACAGATATGAAATTTCAATCAAATATAAAACCTAAAGCACAACCATTTAATATTCCACAAGATAAAATTATTAGTCGATTTGGTCCAGATCTTACTCTATTTAATATTGAAGTTCTAGATGAAAATGTTGTCTATATAATGAAAGACAAGCATGGAAAAAAGAAGTATTTAATAGAGCCTGTTCAATTTCCAGTATTTATTAAAAGTGGAAAATATATGGAATGTGGATATATTGATCAGAATATGCAAGCATATTCTTTATTGACTCGAGAAGAAAAGGATGAACTTTCTAAAAAACTATATTATTATTTAAACCAATGTACTAAAAATTGTTAAAGGGTTTATTTTATGAATTGTCATGGAAGAAATTCAATAACTAAAGATTCGCTACATATTTGTTTTGAACAAATTCGGAATGGAGATGCTGCTTGTTCGGATTTTATGAAAACAATTCTAGGTGATGGTATTATTTATGATATAGAACCAACAATGCTTAATGAAACTGATGTTAGATATCAAGAAGAATTTGCTCATATTGACCATGATAGAAAATTAATTTATTGTTCATTACCAAATCCAAATTGGGTTAAAGATAATTTCAAATCATATTCAGATAATGTTACTGGAGTTTCAAACTCATTCTCAATTCATTGCCTTACAAATATGTATACTGTTAATTTATATATTCGTAATTTAAAAAGACATGAACATAATGGATGGAAGTTTATATTTAACACTCATAATTGTCCAGAAGAATATAGTTGTATAAATTCAATACCATGTACAATTGAAGATTTCATAGCAGATAATAAATGGTATAATTTCATAACTGATAGTGGATGGTATAATTATTTTGGTCCGGAATACCATAATAGAGATCTTATGTATTATGTTAAAGGATATAAGTGTGGAGCTCTTTCTCGAATACATGGGAAAATGTTGCATGATTCCGGACAAATAATAACGTTTAATTCTAGAGATTTACATAACATACCAATGGATAAATTAATCACCTCCATACGAAATAGAGATGATGAATTTTTTATAACCTTATTTGAAAAAGAATATTTAAAAGGATCGTAATAAAATTGGAGTATAAATATGTGGAGTTTAGTTCATAATAATGATATTAATAGATATTTAAGTAGGTATTCAGCTTTACATGAACATGCCGAATCTGTTGTTTTATATCAAAATGAAGAATATTCATTTCTGCCTAGATATTTTAAACAATCATTCCCATCTGAATTATTAATTCCACATATTGATACTAATTGGTCTCCTGTTGAAATTAGTGGAATGGGATATATAAATACATTTAGATTACGAGAAGAACAAATACCAATTTGTCAGAAATTGATTAATGTTATTAATACCGGAGATAAAGTTGGTGTATTAAAAGCAAGACCAGGTGCTGGAAAGACAATAATGGCAATCTTTCTTAGTTGTCATTTAAAAAAGAAGACATTAATTGTTTTAGATAATAGTAAATTAGCAGAACAATGGATTAAAGCAATTTGTTCAATTGCAACCATCGATGGGGAATTAATTACAGAAGATCAAATTGGAATTATTCAAGGTCCTAAGTTTGATGTAAATCCACAAACCCCATTTACAATTGCAATGGTTCAAACTTTAATATCTAAAGTTAAACGACAGATGAATGAATTTTATATTAAAGTTCGAGATCAAGGGTTTGATTTAGTATATTTTGATGAATGCCATAAAGCATCCTGTGGACCTAAATATGCTAAAGCTTCATTATTGTTAAATACTAAAAATGTTATCGGATTAAGTGCAACTCCATTTGTTGTTGATATACATAAAATATTATTAAATAATACAATTGGAGATATTGTTGCAGAACATGGTGAATATAATTTAGTCCCAGTTATTAAATATGTTCATTATGATACACAATTAACAGATAAATATTATAGATTTGTAAAATATTCTGGAGATTTTCTTCAACAGAGATCCAGATACAATTCAATACTTCCTAAAAGTGAAACGTACAAAAGTATCATATTGCAAATAACAAAAGCAATGCTTGATGAAGGGCGTCGAATAATTATAATTGTATTTACAGTTAAACAACTTACTGAAATTAGCTCTTGGTTAACTGATATTGGAATTACAAATTGTCAATTATATAGTAAAAAGACTGAAATAAATAAAGATGTAGATAGAGTAGTTGTTGCCACATATGGATTTGCTGGAGCTGGATTTGATTATGAAGAATTGTCCGTTGCAATTATTGCCTCTCCATTAGCTGGTAAGAAAAGTTTAATTCAAGTTATTGGACGAATATTAAGATCATTTCCTGATAAATTACAACCAATTGTATTTGATTTAATTGACGATGGGTTTAAAGGGATGTTTACAAAAGATCTTAGTAATAAAATATCAATAGTACAAAATGAATTTAAATGTCGAATTGAACATTTGAATGTATAAATTTAGAGGGAATAATGACAGATAAACAAACACCAAATGAAGAAATAACTGAAATTGAAATATACTTTGATGATTTACTCCCATGTGCTCAACAGACTATTCTTAAAGAGTTAAATACAACTATTGAAATTGAAGGATGGAATGAATTTCCAATTTTTATATTAGAAAAACAATAATCAATTTTACCAATATTTAAGTGAGGAAATATGACATTACCATATAATTTTTGGGAAGCATCGAGCACACACCAGAAGTATGTTCCATATGGAGATAGTGTTTGTGAGAATTCATATTGTATGATTTTAACAAATGATATTAAATCATATGTAACATTTAATGATATTTGGTATTGGTTATCAAATCAATTTAAAGTTATTAAGTCTGAAGATAAAGAATACATATACTTTAATCAAAACCCACCATTAAAAATATTATCATATAATGAGACGTTGGATCGTTTGGAATTCAAAACCCCAGAATATTTGATGAGACATTATATTACAGATGATGTTGTTCGGTTAAACATAAGTAATTTTGATTATTTAGATGTAACAAATTATCATTCGTTATTAGATTATGATGGACAGAAATTAATTAAAATATTACCTAAAGATGCAGAATATTTACCAATAATTTGTCCTGAAATTAATATTTCAGATACGTTAGATTTTCAATATTATCTTCTTGGATTATGGATTCCATATGGAGAATTTTCTAAAGATTATAAACAATATCCAAGTTTAAATATCTCAAATTATAAAGAAGTTGTAGATTATCTTAAATCCCAATATAGCGACCATCAATCGTATCGAAGTACACTTCAAAATTTAATTACTGATATGGAAATTGAAGAATGTGATTCCGATAATCGATTAATTAGTATGAAACTAATGGGAGATTTACAAAATAATTTGGACCATTTTATGTCATTTTTTGGTGGATATTACACATCATCTGGTCAATTTAAAAATGGAAGCATTCTAATAACCTCTAATGTATCAATATTAAGTCAATTAAGATATTTACTCACATATCATAATATTTATTCATATATTTCTTCAGATCAGAAGTTTCTTATAATTCCAAAAATAGGTTGCAATTTATATGAATTCATATTGAAATTTCAGAACATCATTGATTCTAAAATGGAGGATTTAAATCCAGAACAGTCTTTAAGTTATGGATTAGATCCAATAACAAATAATACTATTGTATCAGATATTAACTATATTAAGATTAAAGATATTGCCCCTATTAAAGTTAATGCTAAATATCAATATAGGTATGAGGGGTATGTTTATGATTTTTCAGTTCCAGAAACACAAAATTTTGTAGTTAATGGATTTTTAGTTCATAATACAGATTCCATATATATTAATGTACCTCAAATTATTCCTATAGATCCTCAAGATGCAATTGTTCAGGCGGATAATATAAGTCGAGATGTTAATAAAATTATCGACCATACTGTTTTATCTGATTTGCTTCCTAAAATGGGAATACGACCAGAACATAATAGCATAATGTTCAAAACCGAATTAGTATGCGATGCATTATTGCTTCTTGATGTTAAGAAAAATTATGCATATCGTTTAATTGCTAAAGAAGGAAAAGCATTAAAAACACCAACAGTTAAATATACAAATTTAACTGTAGTTAAATCAGATACTGCACCATTCACTAAAGAATTTCTAGAATGTATAGTTGAGAAAATCATCATGAATCCAGAAAATCGCAAGAAAAATTTAATTGATTTAATTAATACTCTTGCAATTGAAATGCGTGGCAGAATTAATAAATGTCTAGTCGATCTAGAATTTAGTTACATTGCAATACCTAAAAAATGGGGTACTGGATATAGTAATGATTCAGTACCTTGGCAAGTTATAGCTGCTCAACTATATAATACAATTACAGATACCCAAACATTTAAACCAATGTCTGCATTTTTAATCATTGATATTAATATAGTAAATCCAGTTGAATTTGAATCGAAAATTGCAGCAGTTAAAAATAAACATAAATTATATATTGGTAACATTCCAATTAATAAGTTAACTAAATTAGCAATTCCATATTCACTTAATAAACCGGAATTTAGAAAAATCCTTGAGTATTATAATATTGAATTTGATATAAATGTAATTTGGGATACATTATTCAATAAAACGTGTAGGCGAATAATAGATGTTGTTAGAATTCAAAAATAAGGATGTTTAATGAAACCAACACAACATATGAAACAATTACCATATTCAGAAATATTACAATTATTAAAGGGTGGGGATATTTCGTCTTTTAATGTATATAATGCAGACATCCCAATTCACTCTCATTATTCGTCTGAATATTATCTTCAATATACACATGATATTATGGAAAATGATCAGATTATTAATCGATTATTTTTAGATATCGAAGTTCATATTGATACTGATGATGCAGATGGGCTTGGTCCACTTCAAAATGCCAATTTTCCAATAAATGCAATTACAATATGTGATACGCAAACTAAAATATTCAGAGCAAATTTCCTACTTATGCCACATGTAATGTCTAAATTTGGAATAAGTAATGATCCGAATTTTAATTTTGCCGCATTGATGGAATATTATAATACTAATTTCAAGAAAATTATGATTGAAAAGAGGTATATAGATGATAGTTACAGTATTCAAATAACTGCATTTGATGATGAAAGTAAATTATTATTGCAGGTCTGGCAAGACATACATGTCCTTGATCCCGAGATTCTGTCTGGATGGAATTCGGATGGTTTTGATTTTCCATATATTTACTATCGATTAGTTAAATTATTTGGTGAATCGGATACTCAACGAATAATGTCTAAATTTGGAATAGTTAGGGCAAATAAAGGGCATCGAATATCTATTCCAGAATTTAGCATTGCAGATTTATTATATTTGTATAAACCAAGGGATGAAGGTGGTTTGAATCTTGGTAAAAAACGAAGCCGATATACATTGGATAATATAGCTGAGGTTGAACTTGGTCTTAAAAAATTAGAATATAAGACTAAAAATGTAACTCTGGTTGAATTATATAATAATGATCCTGTAAATTTCCTATTATATAATATCATCGATGTTGCGTTATGCGTTCAATTGGATGTTAAATTAAAACATATAGATCTGTATAATTCTATTAGACGAGTTATGAAGACACCATTTCAACAAAGTATTGCTGGCTCTTCAGTAACGTTTGATTCATTCATTTATACATCCTTATGTAGTCAGAATAAATTTGTTAGATATGGAATAATTTCTGAAGGTAATAAGACTATTGAGCCTCAAGATGTTATTCAATTTCCTCAACCGAAAAATAAAAGAGGTATTCCACAAAAACCAGCTCAGATTAAATCAAAAGACTATAAAGTATTAATATCAAAATTTCCAGGAGCATTTGTTAAATTACCTAAAGCGACTATAATTAATGATGGTTCTTTAGTTATTGATATGGATGCAAAAGCACTATATCCATCAATGATTGGTATGAGTAATATCAGTTTTGATAGTTATGTTGCTAGAGTTATTGCTCCATGTGTTTATAAAATGCTTAATCTTCTAGATGTATGTTTAGGCAAACAACCATATCCACAAATGTTATTTGTTAATTTAGAACAAATGGCTTGGACATATGTGAACCTTAAAAAACCACAGAAACAGGATCAAACTGCAACTAGCATTTATTATACATTGCTTAGATTATTTGATATCTTAGCTAAAAGTGGGATGACATTACAGCAAATTTTCAATCCACAAACAGATCAAGCTGCTCTATTACAAAGAACTACATTATTCCCATTAATAGATTTGATCAATTGGATTCATCCAGATAATCGTGGACATAATAAATTTGCATATGATTATCTATTTATGGATTGGACTACTGGAGATTTGCAGAAAAAATATGATTCAATATATATCATAAATAATGTAGGTGGAGTCAATTCTACAATTTCAAAAGTAGATATTAATGTAGGTATAAAATTCATTCAGCAATATATAATAACATTAGCTGGAACATTATTTCTTCCACATGAACAGCACTTAGGATTATTTACGGATTTTCTACAAACAATGGCTGATCTTCGAAAGAAATATAAAGATATGCGACAAGCTTCCGATGAAGGTAGTTATGCATATCGACTGAACGATAACCGACAAAATTCGGTTAAAGTAATTATGAATACGACTAAACTATTGGTCCTCATATTGGTAACAATATGTAGCAAACTTTGTGAACTCAGTGGATATCTAAACAGGTCAAGCTGTAGGCAATTCTGAGCCAAGCCCAATTCGCCAATTGGGAAGGTGCAACGACTATCGAAACCACGTTAGGAATAACGGAAGGGAGTAGAGTACACTCAAGCGAGTGGAAGCGCAAAGCATCCTATTTAAGTTGTGGAGTATATATGAATAAATGTAAATATTCTGATAATAATGTGAATAAATTTTGGAGTAGAATAATTATACCAGAAGATTTAACTAATTGTTGGATTTATTCTGGAACTGAAACAAATAGTGGACATGGTATGTTTTGGGCAGGAAAGAATATTCTCGCCCATCGATTTTCATGGGAGTTCTATAATGGTGAAATCCCTAAAGGAAAATTAGTATTACATGATTGTGATATTCCAAATTGCATTAATCCAAGTCATTTATATCTTGGTACACATCAAGATAATATGGATGATATGGTAAATCGAGATCGATCTTGTTATGGATCATTAAGCGGAAAATCAATATTAACTGAAAATATAGTTATTGATATGATTACTCGAATATATAATGATGAATTTAAAGATGTTAATCATATTGCCGAAATATTTAATATATCTCCTGAAAATATACGGGACATTTTAAATGGTAGAACATGGAACCATATTTTGGTTAATTTGGTTGTACCACTTACTGAAATTAAGAATAAAGTAATTGGCAATCAACGAAGCGGCCCATCAACATTAACCCCATCAAATATTGAACATATTCGAGAATTAATAAGCAATGGTGTTCCAGTTTTAGAAATTGCGAATATGTTTGATGTTAGTAAAGTAACAATTTACAATATTAAAAACAATAAATATTATAAGAAAATCTTAAATAGGATGATGATATAGTCTACTCTGCATGGAAACATGCAGCTGCAGGTAATGCTGCGGATAAGGAGTCGCGAACCTTATTGAATATAAAGGTATGGGTTATATGGATTGAGTACATTTAGGTACTCAAATCATTGGTTGGCTCAATCCATTACTAATAATGGAGAGTTAACAATTAAACTTGCTCAGTATGTTACTGATCAACACTTAACACATCAATATGGATAAAAAGGAGAATTATTATGGCGGATCTAAAAAAATCACAGGAAGCATTTTTTGGCGCAATTGAAGCAATGAATAAAAAAGAAACATTTATTAACTCCGACCCGGAACTAAATAAATCCCTTCTTAAAGATCGAGTACTTGCAGAAATGAAACATCTATTTACTGCTGTTGATGCTAAAGATTCGAAAGGAATTGCAAAAGCCACAGTCAATATGTCAAATTATTGCATGTGTCTTGCAATTAGTATGGGAAAGATTGATGTTAATGGACCTGAAATTATTGCTGCGAAATAGCGATTAATATTAAATCGGCATGGATATTCATTCATGCCGATTTAATAAATTCATATAGATATTATATTAAAACCAACCAATATATGGAGGAGCGCCTATGATATAATGAAAAAACCATTTTTATTATTAATGAAACATATAATGACTTATTATAAAATTGTTTCTACTTTTTAGAAAAATAAATTACAGGACTATATATGGAACATATGATTAAAAAATTACAAACTGATGGTGTTGAATTTAATTTTGAAGTTTGTGATTGGGGTTCTTGTCAATATTCTGGAGCATTTGCTATATTTAATTTATTTAAACATATCAGAACTACATTTAGTATTAATGATACAATTACAATTCTAAATAAAGGACTTGGATGGGATATTAATATTGATAATATTAAACGTAAAAGTTTAATTAAAATTAAATTTGATATTATACAAGAACACTTTATTCCACATATTCTAGATCTAGAAATAATCTCAAATGATGATAATTTATTAGAATCTGAATTAAGTGGAGCATCGACGACAATTGCGAATATTGCAAATTGTAAAGATGTTGATTGTATATTTCATGTTCTTCGAAAACAATCATGGGATTTATGGACGACCGCAGATGTATTATTTTGGTCCGGATTTACTGGGATTGTAGATTCTAAAGTTAAGATTAATAGGTGTCCTGGAATTGGTCCAGAATTTAATAAAATTATTCAAGCAGCTAACTTCCGTACTGGAATGTACTGTGCACTTCTGGAAGAGTTTGAATTAATTAAAAACCCAAGTTTTTCATTTTCTAATTTTGATACTTGAAGTTTTGTTCATTCTGATAAATTTACTTGTTAAATAACTAAAAAAATAAAGATATAATAAAGGTAAATATGGGAATACCACAAAATCCATTTGAACCTGGAGGACTTGTGTCTTCTGATACAGATACTATTATTCCTAAAATAACTCCATTGAGTTCGAATATATTTGCAATTGCAAATCCAACAGTCAATTCTTCAAATTCATACAACCCCCAACCAATATTAGAAGAATATACACAATCGACATCTCCAACATTTATACCTCCAGTAGGAACTCCTGCACCTATAATTATTCCTATAGCTGGACCAAATATAAATGTTATTGAAACTAAACCAGAAGATCCGTTTAAATTAGATACAATTAATGATGTTATAATAATGAATAAAGTTGTAGATTTACAGACCGATGATGGTATTACATATGCCATCATTAATGATGAACCGGCTGAAATATCAGATACGGTAATAACCCAAGAAGATAGGCCAAATGCGCCTATATTTGAAAATGGAGGCATAACTATGCAGAATCAAAATGGCTTTTCCGCTCCAGCACAATCAACTCCAGGATTTGTCCCTCAGCAAGGAGCTGGTACAGCTGCCCCAGGTGGATTTGCTCCCCAACCAATATCTCCAAACACATTTAACCCACAGCCTGCTCAGGGAGGTGGATTTAACCCACAGCCTGCTCAGGGAGGTGGATTTAACCCACAGCCTGCTCAGGTACAGGGTGGATTTAACCCACAGCCTGCGCAGGTACAGGGTGGATTTAACCCACAGCCAGATCAGGGAGGTGGATTCACTCCACAGTTTGCTCCTGATCCAAACACAACATTTAATCCCCAGGGAGGAGGTAATTTCGCTCCTACACAGAATCAAAATGCATTTGGTAATGCTCATGGTAATAATGCTGGAGGTGGGCAACAGCAGCAGAATAAATATAATATCGTAGATATGTTTTGGTTTATAAATAAGAAACTATTTGCACAGAAGCCACTTGGACAAAATGAAGCTGGAATCATAACTGTTGGATATAATGCATCCTTTAATAATATGCGTTTTTCATTACATGGATTTCAGGAAGGAAGTACTAATGCTTCTTCAATTATTATGTCGAATTGCCCGAGATTGGCAACATGTAATATATATAGCGAGACTGTATGTGATCTGATTGCAAAAAAAGGAAGTGGAGTTGGTGTTGTTGCATATGAAAGAGTAATAAAGGCTGGTAATTGGACCCCTAATCAGACAGCACTGATGTGGGATGCTAATGGGATTATTGTACAGACAACAACTGGCCAGAATCAAACGTTCACATTTCAATTTTCAGATGAGCAAGTATTTGCCCTTGAAAAAGCATTTGATTTCATGATGAATGGTGTGGCTTGGACATTGTCTATGCAGAGTGTATTCTCAAGATAATATAAATAGGTTGGGTAGATGATTATGTCATCTACCCAACAATATAATAAAATTTATTTCGAAAAATAAATACCTAAATTATTATTTTTTAAGAAAATAATTAGGAGTTTGAATGGATAAGTATTGTATAATTAGTGGATATTATTCACCTGATATGGATAAACAAAGACAAGACTTTTTTAATATTTGGTATAATAATACTATAAAATATGCGAATCCAAAAGAAATTATAATAATCAATGCTGACTCTAAAAAACCTAAAGGAGCAAAAGGAGAATGGATTGACACCCATAATTTTTTACACTGTCAAGCATCTGATAATGATCCAATAAAATTTTGTGGTTGGTCTGTTGGATTTCTTATGGGAATAACAATTGCATATGCTAGAAATTGTGATGTCATATATAAAGAGCAAGATGTTCTTGCATTTGGAAATTGGGTAAACGATATGTATTTACATATGAAATCTTTAAATTTGAAAATGTTAATTGGTGATAGTCCACATTTTTGTTATAAAGTAGAACAGGGATTAATCATAATTAAACATGAATTCATACCAAAATTTATATCGGATTGGTTATCTATTCCAGAATTCGATACTGGAGTACCTGATCTTAGAAAGCGCCCAGAAGTGAAATTTAATGAAGTTAAACAGAAAAATGAAAATGATATTGGATTCATACCATTTGGATTTGGAGCCCATACCCCAGAAAGTCAACTTGATTTTGATGTAGAAACATTTTGGATACATCGCCAATTTTCTAAAATGACACATAAATATATAAATGATTTGAAACAGAAAAGGTTAATTTAATATAAGGGTATAATAATGAACACTTGTAATATATGTGGATTTAAAGGTCAGTTTCAACCATATGGGACGGTTTTAAGATTGAATGCATTATGTCCAGTTTGTAAAAGTTTAGAACGTAAACGATTATTATATTTTATATTACAAGATATCATAAAAGAAATGCCATCTCCAATAAGTGTGTTGCATTTTGCACCAAGTAAAGGATTGTATGATTTCTTCAAAAAAAATGATAAAATTATATATGATCCTAAAGATTTAGATCCCACTAAATTTATAAATATGGATGTTGATAAGTTTAATATATGTACGGATACTAAAACTATACCATCAAATCATTTCGATTTAATTATCAGCACTCATGTATTAGAACATGTACCATGTTCATATATTGATGTTCTTAAAGAATTTAATAGAATATTAAGTTATAATGGCAAACACATTATATGTGTTCCAATGAAAGGTGAATTCACTAAAGAAGACATGTCTGATATATCTACTGCCGAGCGGATAACCCGATTTGGTGGAAGGGACCATTATCGTACATTTGGATCATCTGATTTTATCAAATGTCTAACTGAAATATTTAGTGAAGTTACTATAAGTAATAAATATAATACTTTTACACCATTAGAAGTTCAAGAATATAATATACAGAATACTAACTTTTATATATGCAATAAAAGGAAATTAATATGATTAAGCTTGCAAAATTGGTCAGTGGTGAATTTGTTGTTGGAACTGCAATGGATAATTGTTTGACCAATGTTTTAAAAATTCAATTTTCATCAAATCCAATAGATGGTACAATGTCTAGAACTTTATTACCATATATGCACCCAATTGTAAATAATGTGGGTAAATTAATAACTTATGATAAGGTGATTCTAGTCCAAGATGCTCCGCTAGATATACAAAAAGAGTATCTACTTGTCATGCAACAAGCTCTTAAATCCCTGGAAACTAAAGAGCAAAAATCTGCTAAAGAACAAATGCCCATTGAACAAAAATCAGAACCGATCGTAGATCAAAAAGAACCTACAACATAAGAGGAAATTATAATGCGTGTAATTTTAGGAGAGTTAAATAGTGGTAAATTAATACTTGGAGAAATTCCAAATAGTGGAGCCGGACAAGTAACCACAGTTACAAATTGCATATCATTAAGATTGATACAAACTGGAAATTCTAAAATATCACAACAATTACTTCCATATTTCCATCCATTTAATGGAACTTTTGTAAATATTGCAATTGGCAATCTTATCACTCATGTTGTATTATCTGAAGGTGATTTATATAATGAATATATTAAAGTTAAATCTGGACTTATTATAACTTCTCAACTACCAGCACAATCTAGATTTTATATACCAACCACTTAATGGAGATCAAGATGAATCAAATTCTACCAGATATACAAAATGACGTTCCAGATATTAAAGTTGCTGTAGATAAAGTTGGTATTGATGATTTAATATTTCCAATTTATGTTCGAAATAAATCGAATGATACATTCCAACACAGCATTGCAAAAGTATCATGTTTTATTAATCTTTCTGCAGATAGAAAAGGAATTAATATGTCTAGAATTCCAATTGAATTGCAGAAACACATTTCAAAACCATTATCAAAAGATGTAATCGAAGAAATTTGTATTGAAATTAAAAAGATTTCTAAATGTGAAACATGTGATCTTGAATATGAATTTGAATATTTTACATCAAAATCATCTCCAGTAGTCGGATTAGCTGGACTCGTTAATAGTAAAGTTAGATTTATTGGACATATGAGTAAAGATAATGTATTTAATTTTAGGATATATGTTAAAGTTCTAACAACATCATGTTGTCCATGCTCTAGAGAAATTTCGGATAATGGAGCACATAATCAGAAATGTTATATTGAATTTGAAGTATTATGTAATCAAAATGGATTCATTTGGATTGAAGATCTAATTAAAATTGCAGATAGATCAGCAAGTTGTGAGATTTTCAGTGTACTTAAACGCCCAGATGAAAAATTTGTAACTGAAAAAATGTATAACAATGCAAAATTTGTAGAAGATGTTATCCGTTCATGTTATGTAAATCTTGAAACTGTTTCGGAAATAGATGAATTTAAAATTAGGGTAACTAGCGATGAGAGTATTCATATTCACAACGCGATTGCATCAATTGGATATTAGGAGATAATTAATGAAAGATATAATAACATATAGTAATTATGAAAAATTGATCACTATGATGGTCAATATAATTCATGCATCTGGGGACACATTCTCTGGAATACATGGATTGGTTAGAGGTGGATTGCCTATAGCAGTTCATATTTCACATCATCTTAACATACCAATGGTTAGTAATCTTATCAAATATAGTAATGATCATCCAGATGGACTTCTTCTTGTAGTTGATGATATAATTGATAGTGGACAGACATTTGATAGATTTCTTGAAATTAGTAAGATGAATAACATTAAGTTTAAATCAGCAGTAATGTTTGATAAATTAATATCTGATTATAGACCAGATTTTATGGTTGCAACAACGACAGAATGGATTGTATTTCCATGGGAAACTGTAGAAGAATTACCTAGTGAATATCATCAAGAATTATATTCAGATATATTTTCACAATAAAAAATTGGTTAATAGAATTGCACTAGATATAATATAAATATATTATATCTAGTGTAGTCATTTTTTTGAATGAAATATATAGGATGTACTTTAATGGTGAATGTCAATATTGAAAATATAGATGATGAATATTATGGAGATGGGATATGTAATTTGTGTGGATCTATAGTTATTGAAACTTCTCTTGAACCAAACGATCCAATAGAATTTATTTATTGTGACTATAAAACCAAATGTATAAATCCTAATTGTATTGAAAATAATTGGCATTATGTTTGTGATCAAGTTCATTCAACATATTACACATCATTTTTAGCATCTGTACATAGAAAATAAATATAATAATAGGAATTTATAAGAATGAGATTAGCAATAGTGACAATCGTTCTTGGACAAGACTCTCGAAAACAATTTAAAATCGCAAGACCATATTTTTTATCATATGCTAATAAAATTAAAGCAGAATTAATATTAATCACAAAAACAACAATCAATGGATATTCTAATCATTTTGAAAAATTCCAGATGAGGAATCTACTCAGGGATTATGATAGAATCTTGTATTTGGACTGTGATATTTTAATACATCCATTATGCCCAAATATTTTCGATATTGTTCCAGAAACACATGTTGGTGGAGTTTATGATAATGAAACCAATTCAAATAATTTTAATAATCGCAAAAATGAAGTAATTAAAGTACAAAAAGGATTAGGTCCTGTATCTTGGAAAACTGGATATTTTAATAGTGGAGTTATTGTATTATCTAAAATTCACGATAATTTATTTAGTAACCCAGATTGGCGATATAAATATGAATCTGGATTTAAAGACCAAACACTCATAAATTATAATCTTCGATTATTTAATTTTCCATTTTTTAATCTAGATAAAAAATTCAATGGTATGCAAATTAATGGGTTTTCAAGTTGTGATGTTAATCCAAAAACATATATGCCTGGCAATAATAAACAAGATGCATTTATAATGCATTTTGCCAATGAAACAGACTCTAAACACGTTCAAATGCAAAAAGTATCACGAGTACTAACATCGATGGATATGGCTCAGGCATCAGTTCTTAAACCTACAAAAAAGATGAGAGCATTTTATGATATTTCTGAGATTGGTTGGTCGATGTATTTATCCGCACATGTTAGTTATTTAGAAAGCATTGGAGAACAGGTCGCCGTCATTGCTCCAAAATCTAAACATGTTCTATACTTAAATAAATGTACAAAAGTTTTACCAATGCCTTCTAAATTCTACGATGTATATAATAATTTACCATCTGATGGAAATCATTTATATGATCCGAGAACCAAAGATAGAATTAAAGATCATAATCAATTTAAATTGATATTTGAAGAAGCATATCCAGAGTATTCAATTGTTACAAATTATTCTAAATTTGAAAATGAAAGAATATTCTCTTCATATGATCATAGTGAATATGCAAGTTATATCTCAGATTTAATTTTTAATGATAATAAAGTAATATTAATATTTCCAAGATATCGACAAGATAAATTTAAATGTCGAAATATTCCATTAGACCAATGGCAAGAAATAATACTTAAATTATGCAGTACATTTCCAACATGTATAATTGTATCCATTGGTAGCACTTCTGGAGCATATAATATTAATTTTAATGATGTTCAAAATTATATTAATCTTGTAAATTATGATGATGAACATACACTAGATATTATGATTTCATTATGCAATACTAAACGAGCAATATGTGCTGTTGGAAGTCAATCTGGACCACCAAAATTAACCCTATTAAATAAAACCCCAACCTATATGTTTGGTGATGAAAAGTATCGTCATACACATATTGAAAATTGGAGTGGTACAAAGTGTGGTTTTTGGGATGTAATTTCGACTCCAGATAAATATATTATACCGCAATTTAAGAATATGGTTGTTGATATTATTAAATTTGCAAGTGATTGTTATGACTCTAATATAAAGGAAACTATATAATGTTTACTGATGTTAAAACTGAACTTGAAGTTGTGAAATATGGACTTAATAAACTGCTTAGTGATAAATCAGATCGTGATAAAATTTCATTTATGAAAGAATGTTTCAACTATGTAATTGTCGATAGATATAATTCTATAAAACTTCCAAAATTTGCCGTTAAACATAAAATTCAATAGGAGATATGAATGTTAATTCAGTTTATTCCAAAAGAAGATATTCCTCTTAATTACCGTCTTGGAGAATTTACACTACTTCAAGATACTGAATATGTATTAAATGAAGTTTGGGCTAAAGACATGAAAGGAGAATCATACCCACTTAATTTTTCCCCCTATAGCATTGATAATAATTGTAATGGTAAATCAATTCTATTTATTCGATCTTTAGGATTAGGAGATATTCTTTTTCTTTCTCCATTAATAAATTCAATTAAAATTAAATACCCTTCATGTAAAATTGGATTTGCTACAATTAAAGAACATCATTCTCTTTTAGATATTATTCCTGGAATTGATACTTGTGTTAATTATCCAATTTTAAAATCAGAATTCGATGGTTATGATTATCATATATATGTTGGTTCTCTTATTGAATCTGAAATTGAGAATGTTAAACAGAATGTATATGAAGTATATCATAATGCAATTGATAATAAAAATGTAACGGAAGAAGACTTTAGACCAATTGTAGATAAATCCATAACCAAACAAATTGAAATAATACCCAATAGAATTGGTATACATCCATTTGCTGGAGATCCAATACGACGTATAAATTTACATCAATGTTCTTTATTAGCTAAAATCTTACTTAATGTTGGATATGAGGTTTTCATATTTAGTGATATTCATGAAAAGTCTGAATTAAGTCATATGTTTGATTCAAATGTTAAATGGGCTATTGATTATGGATCTGATATTAAGATAACGGCAAAATTACTTAAATCTTGTTATAAAGTAGTAACTACAGATTCAATGATAGTCCATTTATGCCAAGCATTAGATGTTCCGACTATTGCAATATATGGTCCATTTGATCCAGATTCTCGAGTTAAATATTATAAGAATATTCGCATTATAGATATGAATCCGGATTGCCGATGTTCAACTCATCATCTTGGTAAATGTCCAAAAGGATATTATTCAATATCTCCATGTATGCTTTTAGATCCAGATATGATTGTTGATATGATAAAAAATGATAATGTATATGCTACTCCATTCGAATATGATAAAGTAAATGTAATTCGATTCAATCATAAAGGACATAAAAATGATCAAGACTAAAAAAATTAATTTATCTACTAAGTATAAATATGCATTCTATAAAATCACATCGACAGTACAGTTACCTGAAGATTTTGGTGGTATGATATTACCGAAATATGAAACTGTATTTATGCCAACAACATTAAATACAGATAGTAGAACATTATGTGATACTCTTGAAAATCAAATGAAACCATTATCCAATAATACAGTACTAAAGAATGAAAATCTTTTGATTATTCGGTATGGCGGTATTGGGGATATCATTGCATCTTTATTTGGAATTGCTGAATTAAAGGTAAAATATCCATCTATTAAAATTGGATTTGTGTGTTCAATAAAATATGCTTCTATTTTAAATTGTTTTCCAGGATTGGTTGATGAAGTATTTAATAGTGTTATTCCGAGTTCTAAATTAAAGAAATATAAATATTTTGCACATCTAGATAATGCTATTGAGAATCATCCAGAATCAAATTCAATTCCAATACAGGAATTATTCTCTAAATTACTGTATGTTGATCTAAATCCAAATATACTAGATTTTATTCATGCAACAAATATAACGTTGAATGATCGAGTTAGAGATGGTATTGGTATACAATATAAAACAAATGCACTAAATCGTGATTATAATCTTGATAATATGATCAAATTAATTCAAGAGATTCGAATTGCATATCCTAATAAAAAAATACATCTATTAGGTAAAGAAAATGATACAAGTAATGTAAATTACATTCAATCAAAAACAAATGGACAAGTAATTCCAAATGGTTGTGGTGGTCCAATTTTGAAATTACCACAAACTGTTGAATTGATAAGTACATTAGAACTTGTAATTGCTCCAGATAGTTCAATGTTACATATCGCTGGAGTATGCAACACTCCTATGATTGGATTATTTGGGGCATTTCCAGGAGAGCTCAGAATATCATATTATAATAATTCATTAGTAATGCAACCACAATGTAATTGTCCTCCATGCTTTAGACATTTTCCAATTAATTTCTGTAAGCATAATTTTGGAGAAGGAATGTGTGTTAATTCAATCGATCCAAAAGATATATTAACTCTTATTCGAATTATATTGACTTCAATATAGATTTTTATTATGTCTTTTACTAATTTATATATAGATATTAATATCAAGAAGGTATTTTGTTTATATTTATATTTATTATTAATTGGAGGCATTGAAAATGAATAAAAGTCGAATATATAAAAACGGATATGTAAGACAAAGTAATAAAAGTGTTAGTACTGAATATGCCGAAAAAATATTTAAGAATTCGAGAGTATTGACGGCTCCGAAAGCAAATGTATATACTCAAGAGCATGTCTTATTCAGTATCACTGTGGAATGTAGCAGATTTCTTTCTTTCACTGCAATTGATATTCACCGGGTATATAAAACATATAATCGATTTTGGAAAATAGATGACTCGGATACACCATCTATTGAATATATAACGAATTATATGAAAACATTACAAAAAACTGCATTTGGTAAATTATTTATATCAATCAACAATAATGTTGATTATGATCATATTGATCGATATCAAATACAATCACCAATGTTTAATAAATATATACCATTTAATGGTGTGTCTACTTTATATGATATATTAGTGAATTCATCTGATGAAAATCATATATTAAGTAATAAAGCAAGAACTATGTTGGATTCGATTGTTAATAATACCGTTGATCTTCAACGGACTAAATCTGAAAGGTTAATTGATCTAGAGCGAGACTGGATTAATTTTAGTTATCATAATTCGAGTATGGTCGAAGATTCTAAATACCATCATATGTATGATTTATTTACTGTCAGGTCAAGAACTAGTTTGAGATCTAGAGGTAATAAAATTGGACAGATACTTTCACTTATTTTATCTTGGGTAGAACAAGGCAGTCTTATTATTACTTCAAACATGCTTAAAAAGCGAATTTTAATGTGGGAAGATTGTGATATGGTTAATCAGATTACAAGTCTTGATACCAAAATATTTATCACAACAGTACGAAAGATAACCAATTCATTGTTTGGCGAGATGTTTTTCTGTGAATCTGATATTAAATATGAAAATAAAACAGTTCCATTTGTTATGAATTCTGAGATTAGAAAACTGTTGACATTTGATTATAAAGATATTAAAGAACTGGCAATTGATCTAACTTCCTGCACGAACATTTGTAACATACATGAATTGTTGGAGAAGATGGTGGGTAAAGTTCCCATATCAGAAATGGTTTCATATCCAGAATCAGTTCCAGAATCAGTTCCAGAGTTAGAAATGGTTTCATATCCAGAATCAGTTCCAGAATCAGTTCCAGAATCAGTTCCAGAGTTAGAAATGGTTTCATATCCAGAATCAGTTCCAGAACCAGAAATGATTCCCGTTCCAGAATTAATTCCAGAGCCAGAGCCAGAACTGGATGATTATGTCATATATGTAAAACCAATAATACCCGAAGCATCACAAGAAATTCCAGAAATGGTTTCAGATCCAGATCTAGTTCCAGAGTCAGAGTTAGAAGATATTATATCCGGGGAAATTATTCCAGCCGATATTAATGAAATTACAATATTTATTCCAAAAGGGATAAAATGTATTAAATTGAAATTTGAATAGTAAAAGGAAAATATGCAGATTCGACATATCATAATAGATGATAATGGAAGTGCATCTACGAATATTGTAGATGATTTGGCTGAAATTGATATGGCTAAAGATGCTGTAATTGTATTTCAATCAGCTGCAATTCCACCGGTACATGAGGTTGAATTTAAAAATGATGAGTTTATAATTAACTCCGTTGAATCAATTCGACCGAAAATTATTCCTGGGACAAATCAGGTACAATTTACATTGTATTGTAGATTTAAAATGACACTTCCACATGGAGTTTTTCCGCAATTTGAAAGTGGAATTCCCGGACTTCAAATTGTAGAAGTTTCTCAGAATAAATTTACAGGTGTAATGGCAGATGATGTGATTCATATAAATGATCAGATATTCAGTATAACTGGAAAATCTGGATTTTATACATTATATCAATCAATGTGCGTCGAATTAGAAGTATTTAGAGCTAGCAAGTTTAATACTTCAAAATTCCCTGGATTAACAATCCCATATCACACACCATTCTTTAAATTTAGACTCGTTCCACATTTTGTTCAGAATCAACAGCAGTTGCGAGATGTATATATTATATGTAGTAAATATATATATGATCGTCTTCCTAATATGTAATTGTCGGAGTATAGTCTTAAATAGACTATACTCCAATTCTCTAATTTTTTTCTAATTAAAGGAAATTGAAATGTCTATTCATTATAGTTATTCTGAAATTGAAGAATTGGTGCAGGTATATCGCAGAAGTAAAGATCCAATTATTTTTACTAATGGGGTGTTTGATATGTTCCATTTTGGACATCTTGATCTACTCACCAGATGTAAAAAGAAATTCCCAAAATCAAGGCTGATTGTTGGAGTTAATTCGGATGCCTCCGTTAAATTAATTAAAGGTGAATTCCGTCCCATAATTTCTCAACATCATCGAGCAGAGATTATTAATGCATTAAATGTTGTAGATGCTGTTATTGTATTTGATGAACAAATCCCACAAGAATTGATTAAAATCATTTCTCCAGAGTATATTGTTAAAGGAGATTGTGAATATACACAGCGGCAGTTAAATGCGATGATTAAATTGATTACTACTGAAGTTAAACCAGAATTTATAAACTTTCCAAAAATTCCAGGATTATCAACGACTGTAATACTTACTAATATTCTCAGTACGATTCATTAAAAATGTTTCGAAATAGAGTATCGTTAGTAACATTGATAGAATTTGTTGATTTTGAGATTAAAAATACTAGATTAAAAGCATCTGGAGAACTATCTTGGACTCCATATGGAGTTACTTCTAATCAAAAAGCCCAATTATTTCCATTTATTGCATGGGATAAAGTTGCTGCTAAAATGGAAAAATTGCATTTATGTAAAGGGACTCTTATTGATTGTGAAGGACAATTAGAAATAGTATATATAAATACAGTTAAATTAATGATATTGAAGATAACAGATTTTCAATCTATTGATATATTGTATTCATTACCAAAAGCAAAACAAGTACATTTATCCCCTATAAATGATGAGAATGTATTTTCTATTAATGATTTCAATCGTGATAATCCGTTTCATACGGATACAGATAAATTCTGATCGGTAAAAAATGAGGGGTGACTAAAATGTCACCCCTCATTGTCTTTTTTTATTTACATTTTATATTTACACACCACCAGAAACATCATTTCGCATTTTCTCATATGTATGTTCATAATATGTAACATCTGAAAGCATGGCGATTGCCCGATCAACAACACCTTCATCCGCTCTAGTAAGTGGCCATCCATCGAAACTCCAAGTGATGTTATGTGCAGCAACATCATTTGTGCTGATTTCAGCATTTAGTGTATCATATGGAGGAGATTCTGGAAAAATTCCATGAAAGAAATAAACCTGCTCTAAATCATCAGGTTCAAATGTTTCACCTGGTTTAGAATGAGTTGGTTTTGTCAATACAACTAATGCAGATCCTTTATAGTTAGCAGGAATCCACTCATTTCCTGCCAATGGAGAAACTCCAGTATATGGATCAATTACAGATGTCCATAATTCAATTATATTATAAAGTGGTAAATTCTGATATTCTCTAAAAGATGTTGAAAATGTACGGTTTAATGTTTGTCCAACAACATATGAAGATCCAAGCCCACCTTGTCCCGGAACATCTGCTTTATTCAGATTTCGAGATGGTGGTGTGAATGATTCCGCCGTAGCATGCATCCATTGCGTTGCATTCTGTTTAGCTTGGGAATCAAATATCGCAGTTGGTGGATCTATAATGAGTTGCCAATAACCAGATACATATGGATGGTTCTGTCTATTATGTCCACCAAAATATCTAGTTAGTGGATCTGGCATTTCAACACCTTGGGCATCTAACATTCCATAAGATCCACTTAAATGAGTTTCTCTTAATCGTTCAAAAATTCGGCTCATGACTATCTCCTAACTGTAATTTATTAAGATACAAGAATATTAACGTGGATTCTTTCAATTGCTCTAATTGGAGTTATTGAAATAGTGCAATTGATTTCAGATCGGACATCATCAAAATTTACTATAACACTGAATGATTTAAGGGCAATAAATCTTTCAGATGCAGAACCTTCTACATATTGCTGTAGTAACCCATTTGTGCGCAAAGATGCTTGATTAATCCAATAATTTGAAGCTTTCCGCTGTAGAATATCTTTGAGTAATGTTGGAATCCGTTTCTTAAGAAAGTGTACAAATTTAACAACATGTAGGCGTTTCATTATTGATAGACGTTTCCATGTACTAAATTGACTTAAAATATAAACCCCATCTGGTTCAACAATAACAGGGTTCATTTCAGCTTCAATTAAATCCCCAAGCTTAGTCAAGTTTGCTTTATATGAGAGTTCAATTGATTCTGAAATCGCACCTTTCTCAATACCAGCAACTGGTTCAGCTAACCAATATTTAGAATCGACATATAAATGTTGTTCAATAGCATGAACTACTGGAGTTACTACAAAATCTTTTCCAGTATTAATATCTCGAACTTGTCTATATTGAATATATAATGCAGCATTCCAAGTATTCCATGGAACTAAAGTTGCTCGTGCAACTAAATCTTCATCTGCAGATTTTCTAACTGCTCCAGTATCTGCAAGAAGTAAACAATCTCCTCGAAGATCTACAAGCGTTCTCGCTGCATTTTGAATAGATACATTATATCCACCAGAAAGAACATAATCAAATAGATACCAGGGATAAATTTCCTGTACGATAAGTTCAATTGATCCATCAACACTCTTTAAACTTCCATCATATGCTTGAGCAATTAGACTTTCATATTGTTCATTACCAGGAAAATTAATGAGCCCATTATCAAAGTATAAATTCCCATTACTACCATTCTGCATAAAAAATCCACCTGAACCAACAGATTTCTTACCAAGAATAGTACCATCAGCAAATATTGTTTGTACTGCAAGTCTATTAACTACATCTGGTGCATACGGATATGCTATACCACTAAGACTGATTGTCATTAGATTTTGTGCAGCTGTAGATGATTTACATTTTAATATTTTACTATTAGAATTAAATACTGTTGGTAGATATAATTGAGTGCCTGCAAAAATATCTCGAATCACCTGACCTCCAGGCAATCTATCTACTAAGGATACAGACCATGGCCCTTCAAGCATTGTTGTTGTATTAGTATCTGCATTTTTTCGATATATTGCAACATCCATAAACATATTTGGATACAATACATTTCCATCACTATCTGTATACATTCTTTCTAATTCAGTATTTCTGACACCTTTTATGAATATATTATCATAATATTGTCCAGCACCAATAGCATAAAAATGCCATAATGTTTTACTATCAAATGCATCAAAATTTTCACTATCCATTATATTTGCTTTAGTAACAACATCATATGGAATAAATGTGCTTACATTAGATTCAATTGTAGGTCCAGAATATTGATCATCTAATGTAATTTGACTATCATCAGAATCAATACTAATAATTTGTCGCATTAAACTTGAATCGCTATCTTCTGGATAAATCCAATCACCAACTTGAACATTAACTAAAGATGTACTATCACAATCTACAATATTTGATTTATTAGTAAATGTGAATTCTCCTTCAAATGTTATTGAATCAACAAGAGGGTCATGTTGAATGATACTAGCATTTGAAATTGCCATACAATCTTGTATAGTTGTATTCATATTAAATTCTGGATTTAAAAGTGCAGGACGAACAACAAATAATTTTGAAGAATATTTTAGAAATTTTTCTGCAAGGTAATGTCCCTGTCCATGCTTCATGAAATCTGGACGTCCATACATATCATAGAAATCAGAAAGTGAATTAAGTTCGATTACTTGGTTATGTGGACCGCGATCACTTAAAATAACAACATATCCAGACCGTCCACTCTCGACGGATTCTGTTGCTAGTGAACGATCTTCTATTTCTACATATACTGCTGGAATTCTTTTATCTAAAGCCATTGAATCCTCCTAATTAAGATAATAATTGATTGTGTTCTTAGGTTATTTTTTTATTAACATAGAATATACCATTCGACGACAAATTCAGATCGTTTTAAAATATATTTTGGTGGAAAACAAATATGTGCAAATGAATGACAATCATGACCATCTGAGTAATATAACATCGCTTCATTAATCATTATATAATCATCGTCTTCAATTAAATAATTAGGTTCCATCATAGATTTAACACATACACATCTAACGTATGAATATACAGGACCGAAGTCACATTCAATGTCATTTGTTAAAATGACATCAATCATTCCACTTGGTTTAATTGGTTTAATGCAATATGGTGTTGGATCAATTCCACGAAGATCATCTCCTGGAGATGTGAGGAATAGTGGATCGATTGGATTCCCAGTCAATTTGATTGGAGAATATAAATCTCGATCACATACATTTGGTCCGATTAAATTTGTATATGCTCCAGAAGTTATTGCTCCACCACTACCTAATCCAAAATGGGTTATTTTAAATTCTCTAACATCTAAATCTGCCGGGTGATTTGTATCGAATAATCTTTGAGCAACAAATCTGCGTCCCGGAGATACTACAATATTTTCAAGAATTGATTCTTTAACAACCCCATCTACAATTACACGAACAACCCCTTTAACTAATCCATCATTTCGACCGAATTCTTTCAGTTCACCTAATATTGGAGATATATCATTAATGATATTGGTGTCATATGGATTATAGTATTTGAGGTTGTGCGCATTATTTTTATTTCCAAATTCAAGATTACTACAATTCATTTTAATCTCCTTGATTCATTAACATGTGATATTTTTTATAAACTGTTGAGAATAGTCCAAATGGACCTTCATATATTTTTTCAAATTGAATTTTCCATTGTCTATTTTCTGGAATTTCCCACACACCACTATCATATTCATTCTGTCCAATTATATCGGATATAGATATTATTTTTACAGGATATTTTGGATTATATCTAATTTCACGAGTATAAAAATAATCTCCAATTTTAAATTTATGGGCTCCAATATAATCGGTAATAATAAAATCTACCGTATTGACTTCATAATTATATTCAATTTCTTCACAAAAATATGCGTCATCTGATATTGTATATACAGTTGATGGGAATTCTCGAGTAACATACACATGATGTTTATCAAGTGGAGTTGCTGTATCAAATTTACTTTTTGATTGAATCAAATTAGTTTCTTGAAAAATGAATTGACAATGATATGGTTTAAAATAATTTAATAATTTATATGTTGTTGTCTTTTCAGCAGTCAATATTGACAGATCAAATATAGTAATCAACCATTCTTTATATTTTATAATTGTAGAATCTTCACTTTCTTTTAAGAAATTATATACTACTATTTGTATCTGTTGTAATATGTTGGTTATCTCAAAAATATTAAGTACTGTTTGTGGATTCGTTAATTTATCTCGAATATATTCATATAATAATGTATTGATGCTATATGATAATATTACAGTGAAACTATCTAAATTATCTGTTTGTATTGGTAATGTTTTAGAATATGGTTCTAAAATTTTAGTTTTATAAAATTCCCAAATTGCATCTGGAGTCGATAATGCTTCATATTCTTCAATTAAAGTAGATAAACTATTACTAAATCCATCTTCAACTATATATGGGTTCATATCAGTATTAACATTAAAGCATAATGAATCAGCACCTGATGGTGGTGTATGGCATACTTCCTTATTATAAAATGCAAATATATAATGCCATAGTTGGTAAATTTCACCAAATGTGGTTTTAAAAATGCCATCATTAAACGTTAAAATTATTGAATAATTTTTAATATGAGCAGCGACTGTTGTTGCAATAATTGAAGATATATCATTTGTGCCCTGAACATTAGCCATGTTGAATAAAATTAAATTTGATTTTAATGGTAATGTTATATTATTACTTACGTATAAATTATGTAATTGTTGTTTTGAAACAAAATATGTTGGAGTACCATCATATACAGTTTGGTAGTCTAATTCCATTTTTACATAATCTATTGTGAAATTACTTTGGATTAATTTAGGAAAAAACCACCAATCAAATACATTTTGTTTTTTTCGGAAGTCAATATATAATTCACTTATACTTACAGATTCTTGAAATTCAGTAACAATACTTTTAAATTGTTGTAATGTTCCTTTATTTCGACTATAATCTGAGAATTTATTTAATATTATTTGTTTATGATATGTTGGTATTTCAGATAATAATGATTTCGGATATCCTATTGATTGTAAAATTGTATCAAATAAAAATGGTTGAATTGAATGTTTTTCAAATAGAATTTTAAATCCTTCGGGGATATTCTCATATGCATCTTTAAAATACTCATCTTCTAGAAAACTAATTAATACACGATACACTGCATTATCTTTATATGGGTAATATTGTTCGACATATCGATAAAAGTATTCTTTCAAATATTCATATTTCATAGTACATTCCTTTACAATTTCTTTATAATGATGGTATATCGAATGTATTAATATCTGTAATTGTTAGTAATTTCTGCTTATCTATATCAATTCCATATGTATTTATATTAGGAAATTCCAAAAGTTCATATTGCGACCATTGAATTGTAGCAGCGGCAGTTTCAAATACATACCCATCGTGTTGAAGTAAGTTTATAATCTGAGATTTAATGATTGGAGATTTAATTAGTTTTAGAAGTTGATCTGTTTCAAAAACCATATCATTTCCAACATTAGTAATTAACTTTCCAGTTTCAATATCTAAACATATATCTGGATCGACAATATCTAAATATCTATTAATACCAAATGGTCTGTTCGTTGAAATAAATAAATGATTATAATTATGTCTATCTGTTAAGAAATCATAAATTATTCTATTTGGGACTATTGGAGCTACTTTTTTACCATTTAAAATAATATAATATAACTCCAATGTATTATTAAAATATGAAGATAGTGTATCGAATTTTAATTCTAACTGTTTTAGATAATTCATCATATTAATAAAAGCACTAGCAATTAAATATCTTTGACTTGCAAGAGAATATATATATTGATTGATAAAATTTAAATTCATAATGTTCATGATTGGTGCATATTCTAAAGTCAATTCATACCAATTAATATGTTCTGTTGACGTTTTACCATTGATTGCAACTCGAATATTAGTAACTCTAAATAATTCATTCCCATTTAATGGTGGATATGGAAACATAATAACATCATCAATGTGTGGTTCTCTAATAGAATATATAATTACATTAGTTGTTCCTTGAAACATCTGTCCAATTAAATCTGATTGATCTGAAACATCATTAATTAATTGGGCTACATAAAATAATGGAGTGTATTCATATACATCATACATAATCCCAGAATTATATTTATCATATGTACTTTGATTATCAATAACTCTACTAGATCCACTTAAATTAATATTTAAGTATCTGCAAAAAATGGATTGTCTATAAATATTTGCATATCTAGTTATTGATTGTAGATATTCGCCATAATATTGTTCTATTAATTGTGTTTCTGAAAATATATTATTAAACATATAAACCTCATTTAATGTCAATCTATAGTTATGTAATAAGGAATGTTAAAAATGCCAAATGTAATACCAACTCAAATTCTAATTTGTGAAGACAAATCTAATTTTTTATTTGTAACTGAACTTGATGATATATTAACTACAATGACAAATCTTAATATATCTAATAATATAATACATCCATCATTAGTTTTAGATGTTAATAGAAAATATCGAATTGAAAAAATGAAACAATTGATATGCGATGATTTAACCATTAATTATAAACATAATCAAATACAATTAGATCCAATAAGTTCATTATTAAATGGAACCCCCATTGAAGCTAATTTTACCGGATTAATTCAATTTAATAAGAATAATAAAATTAATTTATTTCCAGAAATCAAATATAATGTACAATACCATATAGTTAATATAGAAACAACATACCATCCATCTGGATTTCAAATATTTCCAATAATGTTGGACTATGGATGTATTATAAATATGATAGATATTGTAGAAAAAGTACTTATTTTTCCAGTAATTACTAATAAATTAATCGGTCATACTAAAGACACTAGTTATTATAATCTTCATATGCTTCAAAAACTATGGCCAGAATTGAACTTTGAGTTTAATATTAAGAATAATGAGGTTTCAATATATTCTGATTTAAAAGATATTGGAATTAATATTAATTCTAATGGGATTTTTCGGTTACATCGAAATTTCGGAAGTGATGATTTAAAAATACATCAATTATATTCATGTTGATAAATCAGGGATAGGAAGATTCCTATCCCTGATTTTTTACCTACTATCTAATTACAATAATCTAACAATGTGAAACAACTGTCCAATCAAGTACATAATTTGCAGAATCAGTTTCACCAGAAAGCAATACTGTAAATCCAGTAGTTGTTTTGGCTATAATTGTTTGTGCATATATTGCCGGATTGGGATCGATAGTATTAATTAAGTTTGCAAGAACCGCATAATTAGTATCTGCAAATGCTGCGGCATATGTAACTGCAATACTCACAACACCACTACCAATTACGGTTGATTGAGATTTAATACTTCCATTAAATCCACCAGCAGCTCCAGTTTCACCAGGCGCTCCAGTTCCACCAGTTAGACCTTGATCACCTTGAGCTCCAGCGGCTCCAGTTTCACCAGCAACACCAGCTTCACCAGGCGCACCGGTTCCACCAGTATCTCCAGTCCACACACCACCATGGTCTCCAGTACCACCAGTACCACCAGTACCACCACCGGCTCCAAGATCTCCAGCAGCTCCAGTGGCTCCAGTTTCTCCAAGGAATGGTCCATAATCATACCAGTCGGTACCATCAAATGCGAGAGCATGTTTATCCATAACTCCAGCAATATTTGCTGGAAGCTGTTTATCAGTACGGGTATCTGTAAGAACTGTACAAATATACAAATCTTCTGGAGTAGCAGTACCAGCTTCTACAAGGGTGATTTGATTCTCATCAAATTCTATAAAATGTCTATCAACAAGGAAACCTTCTCCACGAGATCCAGTTGCTCCAGTAAGACCTTGATCACCTTGAGCTCCAGCGGCTCCAGTTAGACCTTGTTCACCCTGAGCTCCAGCGGCTCCAGTAAGACCTTGCTCACCCTGAGCTCCAGTCCCACCAATCCCTCCAGTATCTCCAGTAAGACCTTGATCACCCTGAGCTCCAGTCCCACCAATCCCTCCAGTAAGACCTTGATCACCCTGATCACCTTTAGCTCCAGCAGCTCCAGTATCTCCCTTTTCACCTACTACAAATTCTCCCTGAGCTCCCTGAGCTCCAGTACCACCAGTACCACCATCAGCACCATCAGCACCATCAGCTCCAGTTCTGCCTACTTGAGACTGCCAAGCAGTTCCATTACAAGGGAAAAATCCAACTTCTCCAGGATTTAGAGTTTGGATTGTTACAGTCCCAGTACTATCTTTTACATTAATCACATTGGTAGTTCCAATATGAATAATATGAAATGATAATCCTGGAGATCCAGAAACTGCAGGTAATAGAATGCTTCTATCTGCACTACCAGGATCAATATATTGTTGTTGTTTATCTGTTATTTGAAGAGCTTTATTTTCTGAAATAGTCTCAGTATTTTGCCCCATCCAAAGATTGCCATTTCTAAATTTTGCCATGATTACCTCGCATTAGATACAAATCATCCATTCTAAAATGAAATTATTTGAATCAATTTCCCCTGAAAATATAATATTAAACCCATTGTTTAACTTCTTACCAATCAAATAACTATACACGGATGGAATCGGATCAATTCCATTTTGAAGGGTTGCAGTTATTGTATATTCATTAGTATTTAATATCTGTTCAATAGGAATGAATTTTGTCAATTCACTATATAGAATTGGAGTTCTTCCATGAATTATACTTGATCCAGCTCCAGTGCCACCAGTAGCTCCAGTGCCTGATGTTTTTCCAACTCCACCAGAACCTCCAGTTCCACCAGAAGTTCCAGTCCCACCAGTTATTCCATTTCCAGTTCCACCAGAACCACCAGATTGTCCAGTTCCTGATGTACCACCAATTCCTCCAGTATTGCCTGAACCTCCAGTAATTCCTGAACGTCCAGTTCCACCAGTTCCACCAGATCCAGTTCCACCAGATCCTCCAGTTTCTCCAGTTCCAGATGTTCCTCCAGAGCCTCCGGTTACTCCAATTCCACCAGATCCTCCAGTTTCTCCAGTTCCAGATGTACCTCCAGTTCCACCAGTATAGCCTACATTTCCAGTTCCTCCAGTAGCTCCGGTTCCTGAAGTTTCTCCAGTACCACCTGAACCACCTGAACCACCAGTAGCTCCTGTACCTGAAGTTTCTCCAGTACCACCTGAACCACCTGAACCTCCAGTAAGTCCTGAACGTCCAGTTCCACCAGTTCCACCAGATCCAGTTCCACCAGATCCTCCGGTTTCTCCAGTACCAGAAGTTTCTCCAGTCCCACCAGTCAGACCTAAATGCCCAGTTCCACCAGTAGCTCCTGTACCTGAAGTCTCTCCAGTACCACCTGAACCACCTGATTCTCCAGTAGCTCCAGTACCTGAAGTTTCTCCAGTACCACCAGTTATACCTAAATGTCCAGTTCCACCAGTAGCTCCTGTACCTGAAGTTTCTCCAGTACCACCTGAACCACCAGTTTTTCCAGAACGTCCAGTACCTGAAGTATGTCCAGTTCCACCAGTTAACCCTAAATGTCCAGTTCCACCAGTAGCTCCTGTACCTGAAGTTTCTCCAGTACCACCCGAACCACCAGTTTTTCCTGAACCTCCAGTAGCTCCAGTACCGGATGTTTCTCCAGTTCCACCAGTTTTTCCACTTCCACCAGTTTTTCCAGTACCGGATGTCGCTCCAGTACCACCAGTTTTTCCGGATCCACCAGTAGCACCAGTTCCTGAAGTTTCTCCTGTACCACCAGTAGCACCAGTTTTTCCTGATCCACCAGTAGCACCAGTTCCTGAAGTTTCTCCAGTTCCACCAGTTTTTCCAGTTCCACCAGTAGCTCCTGTACCTGAAGTTTCTCCAGTGCCACCTGAACCACCTGAAGCTCCAGTTTTTCCAGTACCTGATGTATGTCCAGTTCCACCAGTTAAACCTAAATGTCCAGTTCCACCAGTAGCTCCTGTACCTGAAGTATATCCAGTCCCTCCAGTTTTTCCTACACTTCCACTTCCACCACTTCCACCAGTATCACCACTTTTACCTGAACCACCAGAACCACCGGAGGCACCAGTATCTCCACGAGATCCAGTCTGACCTCCATTACTTCCAGTTCCACCACTAGAACCACCACCATTAATGCATAGTGCTCGTCCAGTTAATGGTTGGTTCAGATATATTTGTAATTGGGTATCTGATATAAATAAAATTTTATCTGGCAAAAATACATAATTATCATCACTAACGCACTGAACAGATACATATTTAATACCTAATTTATGATAAACATCCCATATAGTGCTTTGGATTGGTTGAATATGAATATAAGATCCAGCGATAATTACTTGTCCAGTAGCTCCAGTACCTCCAGTAGCTCCGGATTTTCCAGTATATCCAATACCACCAGTAGATCCAGTTTGTCCAACACCAGGAAGGCCTCTAGCTCCAGTGCCACCAGTTGTTCCACTTAAACCACTTGCTCCGGCAATACCTTGTGGACCTTGCGGACCAACTGGCCCTCCGGCTGGTCCTGCAGGACCAATTGCTCCAGTTGCTCCAGTAGGTCCAATTAATCCAGTTCCAGGTAATCCAGGTAATCCAGAAGCTCCAGTATGTCCAGTTGTTCCAGTAAATCCTCTCGATCCAGTATTTCCTGTTGCTCCTGTTGCTCCTGTACCACCACTACCTGGTGGACCTTTTGCTCCAGTAGCTCCAGTTTCACCTTTTGGACCAATTGGACCTTGAACACCACCACCGTTTCCAGTACCTCCAGTATTACCACCACCACTATTAATTACCGCTTTTCCAATTATATTAATATTAAATTCGATAATTAACGTATTGATATCTACATATTGAATTTTATGTGGAATTATGACTTGATCTTGAGAGTTGATACAAGTTACAGATGGATATTTACATATTAGATTGTGTGAAATATACCAACTATTACTAGACTGGGTTTGACTAAAAACATAGTAACCTCCAGTAACTTGTGTTCCAGTTCCACCAGATCCACCAGATCCACCAGATCTTCCAGTAGGGCCAGATCCACCAGTAGGTCCAGATCCACCAGTTCTTCCAGCTCCAATAGATCCAGTTCCACCAGATCCACCAGATCCAGTTCCACCAGTTGCTCCAGTTGCTCCAGTTTGTCCACCATTACTTCCAGTTCCACCAGTAAGACCAACACCACCTCCACTAATACATGTGAGATGACCAACTAATGGTGCTGAAAAATGAACTTCAATATTATCAAGATCAACATATATAATATGATCTGGAATTATAGATTCGTTTATTGAATTAATACAAGTTACATTTGGATATAAAAAATGTAAATTGTGCTGAAATTTCCATATTTTAGCGGGTGTATATTGTGTATATAAATTACATCCTGCGATAGACTGTTGTCCAGTTCCACCAGATCCACCTGAACCACCAGTTTCTCCAGATCCACCTGAACCGCCAGAATCTCCAGTTTCTCCAGATCCACCGGTTCTACCAGTACCTCCAGATCCACCAGTACCTCCAGATCCAGTACCTCCAGTCGATCCTGTTTTTCCAGAACCGCCAGAACCTCCGGTGCGTCCTCCATCTCCTCCGGTGCCACCAGAATTTCCAGCAATTCCTCCACCACTAACACAAAGAGATCTACCATTAATTGGAATTGAAAAATATATTCGTAAACTGTTATCATCAACAAATTTAATAGCATCTGGAAGAATGACTTGGTCATTCATATCGATACATGTGACGTTAACATATTTAGATGCTAATAAATGGGTAACTTCCCAAATTGGAGATATTATATCTTGTCGAAAAACATTAACACCACCAATAGTAGCTTTTCCAGTTCCTCCAGTATGTCCAGACCCACCAGACCCACCAGATCCACCAGATCCACCAGATTTACCACCACCACTAACACATATACATCTTCCAGATTGTGCAGTTTCAAATGTTACTGTTAATGTATCTTCATTTATAACATATACTGAATTATATTTAAGTAAGTTATAACTTAAATCATAACATTCGATTGCAACTAATCTACTTCCTAATCCATGTTCAACATCCCAAACTATATTTGCATTTGGTTGGAAATGTGTAGATGCGCCACCAATAGCAACATATCCAGTTCCACCAGATCCACCAGAACCTCCTGAGCCTCCAGATGCTCCTGTAAATCCAGTTCCTCCTGAACCTCCTGAACCTCCAGTAAATCCAGAACCACCGGTAAATCCAGTTCCACCAGAACCGCCAGAGACTCCAGTATCTCCAGTTCCTCCAGTTGCTCCAGTTCGACCACCATCTCCACCAGTTCCACCAGAATTACCACCACCACTAATAATAATTGCTCTACCAATTATTGGGGTGTTAAAACTGATAGTTAAATTATATTTATCAGTATAGCTGATTTCTCCAGGAAGAATCTTTTTATTTTGAGAATTAATACATTCTACAGCTAAATATTGTTGACCTAATCCATGATGTATAATCCAAGACGATAATGGAGTTTGTTGGTTATGAATATGAACTCCACCAACAACGGTATTTCCAGTTCCTCCTGATCCACCTGATCCACCAGAACCTCCTGATCCACCAGAACCTCCTGATCCACCAGAACCTCCTGATCCACCTGAACCACCAGTTTCTCCAGTTCCAGATGTTCCACCAGATCCACCTGAACCACCTGTATGTCCAGTTCCAGATGTTCCACCAGTTCCACCAGATCCACCAGATCCACCAGTATGTCCAGTTCCGGATGTTCCACCAGTTCCTCCAGATCCTCCTGAATCACCAGATCCACCAGATCCACCAGTATATCCAGATCCTCCTGATTCTCCAGTTAATCCAGTCCCTCCAGTTCCTCCAGTATGTCCAGTTCCAGATGTTCCACCTGAACCACCAGATCCTCCTGAACCTCCTGATCCACCTGAACCTCCTGATCCACCAGATCCTCCAGATCCTCCAGATCCACCAGTATGTCCAGTCCCAGATGTTCCACCAGAACCTCCTGAACCACCAGACCCACCAGTATGTCCAGTTCCAGATGTTCCACCAGAACCTCCTGAACCACCTGATCCACCAGATCCTCCTGTTCCACCAGACCCACCAGATCCTCCTGAACCACCAGATCCTCCAGTATGTCCAGTCCCAGACGTTCCACCAGAACCACCTGAACCACCAGATCCACCTGAACCACCAGATCCACCTGAACCACCAGATCCACCAGATCCTCCAGATCCTCCAGTATGTCCAGTCCCAGATGTTCCACCAGATCCTCCTGAACCTCCAGTTTCTCCAGATCCACCAGATCCACCAGATCCACCTGATTCTCCAGAGCCACCAGAGCTTCCAGTTTCTCCAGTTCCAGATGTTCCACCAGAACCTCCTGAACCTCCAGTTTCTCCAGAACCACCAGTTCCTCCAGATCCACCAGATCCTCCAGATTCACCAGATCCTCCAGTATGTCCAGTTCCAGATGTTCCTCCAGATCCTCCTGAGCCTCCAGATCCACCGGAATCTCCAGTTCCTCCAGATCCACCAGAATCTCCAGTTCCTCCAGTTTCTCCAGTTTCTCCAGTTCCAGATGTTCCACCAGAACCACCAGAACCACCTGAGTCTCCAGTTCCTCCAGATCCACCGGATTCTCCAGAGCCTCCAGAGCCTCCAGTTTTTCCAGATCCACCAGAATCTCCAGATTTTCCAGTACCGCCTGATCCTCCTGATCCACCTGAATTTCCAGATCCACCAGATCCTCCAGTTTCTCCAGTTCCAGATGTTCCTCCAGATCCTCCTGAACCTCCAGATCCTCCAGTTTCTCCAGTTCCAGATGTTCCTCCAGATCCTCCTGAACCTCCAGTTTCTCCAGTTCCAGATGTACCACCAGACCCACCAGACCCACCAGTATATCCAGTTCCACCAGTTTCTCCAGTTTCTCCAGATCCACCAGAGCCTCCAGATCCACCAGTTTCTCCAGTTCCGGATGTTCCACCAGATCCTCCTGAACCTCCAGATCCTCCTGAAATTCCAGATCCTCCAGTCCCACCAGATCCTCCAGATCCTCCAGAAAATCCAGATCCTCCAGAATCTCCAGATTTTCCAGTACCTCCAGTACCTCCAGATCCACCGGAATCTCCAGATCCACCAGATCCACCAGTTTCTCCAGTTCCAGAGGTTCCACCAGAGCCTCCAGTTTCTCCAGTTCCACCAGAACCACCAGATTCTCCAGAACCACCAGATCCACCAGTCCAAACTCCACCAGTACCGCCAGTAGGTCCACTACCTCCAGATTCTCCAGTACGTCCAGATCCTCCGGTTTCTCCAATAAAAACTCCCCAATCTGACCATAAATTACCATCATACATTAATACATGTCGAGATAAATCATATTGCATATTTAATGGATTGTTTTTATTTTCTCGAGAATCAACAAAACAAGTTATGATATAAAAATCATGTATACTTGCTCCTGAATTAAGTTCAATATCAAATATAACATCATCTGTTAAATTATTATAATATTTGTCAAGTCTAAATGATTCACCATGCATTCCGGTGCCACCAGATCCACCGGAGCCTCCAGTTTCTCCAGTTCCAGATGTTCCTCCAGATCCACCGGATTCTCCAGAGCCTCCAGAGCCTCCACTTTCTCCAGTTCCACCTGAACCACCAGATTCACCTGAACCACCTGAACCTCCAGTATTACCGACACCTCCAGTTTCTCCAGAGCCTCCAGTTTCTCCAGTTCCAGATGTTCCACCAGAACCTCCTGAGCCTCCTGATTCTCCAGATCCACCAGATTCACCTGAATCGCCAGTTATACCTCGACCTCCACTCCCACCAGTATCTCCTATACCACCGGTTGCCCCAGTTCCCCCAGAATTTCCAATAACCCCGGAGCCACCAGTTTTTCCAGTTCCACCAGATCCTCCCGTTGTTTCTTCGGGAATACCAAATGTAAACTTGGATCTATCCATCATAACAGCTCCTTTAATGTGTTGTTGTAATCCAGGTCCCGTGACCTCCTAAAATGACCCATCGATGAGGTGCGACTAATGCAATGGTTATTGTAGAATATATTTCATGAATTATATCATTATATATAGTATCTCCAATTCCAGAATCGGCAATTTGATCTTCAACATCTGCTTCAATATGAACTGCTCCAGATCCAAGTTTGATGAATCGAAACCAAATACCTATATTTTCTTCAATTCCACTTGGCAAATTAAATAATTGTGAAGATGTGCTGTTACATGTAAATATTTTACCAACTTGTGATGGGGATATTATAATACCTTCATTTTCAATAGTGACCTGTTCTTTAATTGGAGCTGTTGACATTTCCCATTTAGTTGTATATTTAAAAAAGTCATCTTCATCAATAATATAAATCATCATTCCGAGAAATGGGATTATGAATGTCCAATCAATTCCATTATATTCAGCAATTTGATCATATTTATTAATCCAACTCCCAACAGAATTCACGCCAATTATGTATCGATCACCTTTAAGTGGAAATTGTGGTGGAGTAGATAAAATAGTTTTAACAGATTTTTGCCATTCATATTGAGAAAGTACAGGTACTTGTAAAAGAGTCATCCGTTATCTCTCCAATAATGAAATTATTAATTACTAATTGTGTGTTTAGTTTTATCTGTTCGTATTATTTTCTCTGCCGAAACTATATTTTTTGTAAATGAATTTTGTTCAGAGTCTTGTTGAGAACTATCTTCAGGTATTTTTGCTGAAGTTACAATTTTTGCTAATTCATATACAGATTTTAATTCCGATATAATTCTTAACTGTTCTGTTTTGAGTTGACCTAATCTAACTTCATGAACTTCAATTTCTCTATAAATATCAAATCCTTGGCCTTTTAATTCCAACTCTTTGATTTTCAATTCATTTATAGTTGTCATTATCTCTCCTGTAAAAAAATAGTGTGGGAGAATTAATCTCACACACTATTTATCTTTTATGGATTTACAATTGTTTCAATATCTGTAAAAATAATAGATCTAAGATCCCCATCATACACAGCACGAGAAGAATAAGCTAAAGCAGCTTCAGCAACTGTAACTGTTTTAGTACCATCCGTTAGAGATAAGTTTTCGGTAGTAGATGTAATACCACCACCAGTTGTAAATGATAGATTTCCAGAAAGTTCAAGCAATTTGAGCAATTTTACTTTTTCTGAAATAGTTATCAACTTATTATCTGTAGTTGTATCAAATAAAATCATATTACCAATGGACAATGCCGTTGCTGAATTATCTTTGATGCTTACAGCATTGGGGTTCGCTGATAGATCTAGATTACCAGTTAATTTCAATCCAGCAAATTCTACAGATGTTGCATCTGTGGTAAGATCCTGATCAATAAATGATGGAGCTTCGACAGTTAGATCTCCAGACATAGATAGTATTGCATCATCTAAAGTTTTGATAGTTACAATAGATGTGCTATCTGGAGATTTAATATCCCATCCGGTTCTATCAGATGCTACTTTGAAAAATGCTGCAATTGCGGCATCTTCTTCAATCTCAATACCAGCATTTGCACTTGTTATGCTATTACCACCCTTATTAAGGGTGACCAATTTATCTTCAACTGTCAATTCTGTAGAGTTAATAGTTGTTGTTGTTCCAGAGACAATAAAGTCTCCTTCTACAGTAAAATCTCCACCAATACTAACTAGTTCAGATCCAGTTGTAGAATCAATCTTGATGATCCCAGCCTTTTCAGCAGAATCAAAACTCAATGCAGAATTTGAATTTGATTTAATATCAATAGTGGTATTTATACTTTCTAAATCAATAGAACCACCATTAAGTTTAAATAGACCATTTGAAACAAACCCATGATCCAGTTCTACAGCTTCATTTCCATCTAGTGTATTGAATCTAAGAAGTCCAGTAGCACCACCTGTATCAAAAGAAAGAGAATCTGCAACGTTGTCTTTGAGATCCCAATCAATTGCATTTGTAGTTGTGATATCTCCAGCTAAAGAAAGTTCTCCAAGGCTATTCTTATTATCCCACTCAGTACCAGTAAATTTATAAAATGATCCTGAAGTTTTATTATATGTTTGCCAACCAGCAGATGGTGTGTCAAAATGCCAAGCAACACCATCATACCAAGCAATAGTATTTTCTTTACTGGCAAAAACCCCAACACCAACTGCACCAACAACAATTCGATCACCCTTAATTGGAGTTAGGACTGCTGGATCTGAAAATACACCATTGATTGGTTCTTGCCATGAAAAACTTTCTAGTACTGGGACGCGAAATTGAGTCATTGTAATTCCTCCAAAAATAAATGTTATATGTTATCAATACATGCATTGATTAACATCTTTTTAAGATCACCATCATATTGAATTGTATGTGCTATTCGTTCAATACTTTCATGTATACTACATTTAATTAACTCGCCATTTGATTCAGTTTTAATAGTTTGAGATTCGTTTTTAATATGCATCGAACTTCTAAATATTAAATTAGTATTATTTATGATATCTGTGGTTATTTCTCCACCAACAACACCATCAATAACTGTTCTTGCTGAATTAATATGAATGCCATTATTATGAAAAACTCCAGTTAAAATATTTGGAGTAATAGTTGCATCATTTGTAATTCTTAATGATAATCCATCACCAGCATTAACTAGTTTTGAATTATTAATTTCTATAGAACCGGATATACTGTCAAATATTGAATTTTCATTAGTTCCAAAAACTTCAATATTATTACATTTTAATCTACCAGAACTTTGATGTGATATTGTTAATTCATTCACAACACCATTAATAATGCTATTACTGAGATTAACATCTCCAGATAAAATAGACAGGGCAGTTTCAATTGAAGGAGTTATGGTTAATGTTGATCCAATAAAATTATTATTGATTGAAATATTTCCTTCAATATCAATATTATTAAATCTAGATTTAGATGTTGTGTTTATCATTCCAATTAAGGTCATATCATAACATGAGCAAATACTATTATTTGTATTGCCAATGTTAATATTTCCAGATATTTTAGTTTGAATCTGTCCAGATCCTTTAATTGTAATATTATCTGGAATGATAACATCTTCTAAATATTCGCCACATGATATATTAATAATGCCATTTTCAGGAATATAATTAATTGCAGATGTAATAGTTTTAAATGGATTAATAATCGATCCAGTTTCAATATATTGATCATCTCTAGAATTATCAACATATATATTAGAGTGTGCAATTGTAAGTAATCTATTCAATTCATCAATTGCATCTTTAACGGATATGTTAGAATCATATATAATGTCATCTGAATTTAAATTAAATTGTTTCCAGATATTAGTTTCATAAATATATAATTTAGGTATACTATTAACATATACAATCATTCCAGAATCTGGTTGTTGAAAGATCCAATCAAATCCATCCCATTCTGCAATATTATTTTTTCTATCTATAAATATACTTTCTGCTTGAGGTTCTGAACTAATAAGACATCGATATCCAGATATTAAATTGTTTCCAGGAAGATCTACAATCTCTAGTACTGGATCTTGCCATATTTTTTTTGATGAATTTGAAATTTTATCTGCAGTAGAACCAACATATTGATATGTTGAAATTTTAAATGAAGATGAATTCCACCCATACGCAGTTGGGTCACTATCAAATATTAATATCCCAGATACATAATCCCAATACCAACCGACACTTCCTCCAATGGGGATTTCAATATCATTACCATCGAATAATCGAACTGCATATTTATAACCATGTCTTGGATCTATAAATCCTGTAATTTTAGTTTCATTTTCTTTAAAAAACCAAACTAGTCCATTTGGCACAGTTATATCTTTTGTTAAACTAAATTTAGTATGAACTTTAACAATTGCAGTAGTTGTTGATGGTGGTGTTGTTGGAATTAAATCAATCCAAATATCAGAACCTTTTAAATTAAATGGTATTGTTGGAAATTCTTCATACCATTTTTTAGCAACAGATGTATATTGTCTAGATATGATCTTTTTAAATATGAGATCTAAAGTATCAGACATTTCCCCTCCTGCTTATTAATATAACCATGAAACACCAAATCCGCTTGAAATTGAACAATTATTATTCCTAAATGTAATTCGAACTATAATCATCATTTCTGAATTTGCCGTTGAAAATGTTGAGAATGTAAGGGCTCTATTATTGGTGATATGATTAATAAAACACCCATCCCCATCTATACCAGTAAATGAATATAAATTAAATTGTTTACCACCATCTAACCATCCAGTAATACCAGGTAATTTGACCTCAATATTAATATCCCCATTCCCAACCATAGCAATATTTTGGGAATTAAGTCCTGGTAATATCAATGTAACATTACTATGTGGGTCTGTAGATGCAAATGCTCTTAAATATACTTGATTATTGGTAAATTGAAAATTTAAACTTGGTGGAATATATGTTCTTAAATCTATAATGGGATATTGGACTTTCTGATTAAATAATAATGCATTTCCATTAGTTAACGGCAAATTTGAATCCCATTGATCAATTATTGATTCTGGAACTACATTATAATCTCCATTCGGAAGTCTATATTTTTCATCAACAAAATATTCAATTAGATTTGTAGATCTAGATGAAACTGTATTTATTAATAATTTTTTAGGTGTATTATTGATGATTGATGTTTTCCAAGGATGAAATAATGTAACTTTTAAATTACCATCAATTAGATATATATCATTACTATCAAGTATTACATCTTTATTAATGCTGAGATTTGAATTGACGTTGGGTGTTGTTGTTGGATTAATTATTAACTCTTGACTAACACCAGAGATATTAACCTTACATACATTCGTTGGATGATAGCAACTCTTATAAATATTCTCTGCAATAAAATTAATTGTTAATTTAGTCCCAATATTGTAGTATTGTATCCCGGATAAATACCTAAATATACCTTGTTTTAAACTCACACTTGGTATAGTAGAAAAAAGCATTTCAGTATTACTTGGGTCAAAATGTACTACAAATGGGTGAGATTGTTCAATTTGGTCATTATATGTATGAACTAAAATAAATTCATTTCGCCCATTCATTAATGATTGTGTATTTATTGAACAATTCATTTTTTGCCATGCATTGAAATTGTTATATCTACGAACATCAATTATTTCTAATTGGCCTGCGGTGTTTAAGAATGTAACCTTACCATTCTGGCAATCATTTCCAATTCCAGAATTATCCCAAAGATTTATATCTTGAATGACTGGATAGTTATTATCAGCATCTAATGTCGAATTGAAATTTGCATCAATATCTAATGTCGCTTGAATTGTTGGTTGTGCATTTCCAGCTTTATATATAACTTTTAATAATCCAATATTACCTTTTCGAAATCTAGTAGAATTTGTAATTCCAACGGTTGGAGTCGCATTAGATGCTCCAATTCCAGATGAAATATTTAACCATGGAGTTCCAGATATATTTGTTAATATATCTCCTGGAGTTGCATCTAAATACCAATCTGTAGATAATCCACTAGGAATTTTTCCGATTTTTAATATTGGATTTGAAGTTAAATCGATATCAGTAAGTCTATCAGATTCTGTAGGAGCTAATGTTTTAATGATATTATTAAAATCATCAATTATTTGAGAAACATTACTATTTGTATTTATGTCGACGATTCCAGGATTATATAATCCATCTGGAGAAGGACCCATCATCATTTGGCTGCAAGTTTGACCTTCGAGTGTAACTGAACAACCAGATTCTTTAATTAATTCCCCAGTAATAAATGATCCACTAGATAAAATTAATTCTCCTTGAACAGTCCAATCATTATATAATAATGAGTTATAACTATACACTTTTACATTATTTGGAATTCGACATGTTGTCGATCTAATTAAACATCCATTTCTTAAAGTTAATAGTATTTTATCATCATTATTGAAATTTAATTCATTTACTTGACATCCAATTAATTGTATATCTGATCCAATATTAGATGACCATAAATTTGGTTTAAATTGATCTTGATAGCTATTAATTTGAATTTCATTAATTACATGTGGACTTGAAATAATAGCGCTCGTTACATTGGATAATACTAAACACCCGCTGATTTTACTATTTTTTATAATAGGTCTGTTAATATTTTTTAAATAGACATCTGTTAAATCACAATTTATAAAGACGCATTCATTTTTTCCAAAATTAGTATCAGCATGCTCTCCAACTAATCTGATTGGTTTTTTAAATGTTAAGTTTTCAAATACAATTGATTTTAAATTTAGATTATTATATTCACTTATAAGTGAATTTTCATCAGATGGAGTTAAAATAGTTTGGTGTTCATCTGTACCACATAATACAATATTTTCAAGCCATTCTGAATGTAAAATAATTGTATCCGAGTACTCTCCAGGTGATATTTTAATAATATGTCCAGTTGCAATTGTATTATTTTTTATAGAGCAGATATAATTGATAGCTTCTTGTATTGTTTTAAATGGAGCAACTAATGATCCGGTTGATGTATATTGATCTGAACGTGTTTTATCAACATAAACTGATCTATCAACTTTAATATCAATCGTTCCAGTACTTCCAGTACTTCCAGTACTTCCAGTGTCCCCAGTACCTCCAGTACTCCAAAATGTTCCTCCAAATGTATAAGTTTGATTTCGATCTTCAATAAAGATCTCCCAACCTATTTCTGGAATTTCAAAATTCCAATTTAATCCATCGAACCATGCAACTTCACCATTATGGTTTTCCCATGGATCGCCAGGAAGCATATCGTAATTTGGAACAATATATCTATCACCAAATTCTGCATTTTCAGGAGCATCTGAAAAGTCTAAACTTTTAACTGGAAGTTGGGTTGGCATTATATTTACTCCTTAATATTATAATCCAGTATTAACCGAAACTTCATATGAATCATCTTCAATAATAACTTGTAGCTGAATTTCATACTCAACATGATCTTGAAATTGTTTATTTTCGATTGAGATGTTTGATACCATAACTCCAATATCATAATCTCGTCCTAAAACTCCAGCAAGTAAGCCAACTTCATTACCAATTAATGTATTTCTTAATGATGTATCTCTGGTTTGTAATTGTTGTTTTAATTCACATCCAAACTTAACATCAAATGGATAGGATCCTGTCATGATATGTAAATAATTTTTCAAATATTGTATTATTAAATCATGTTTAGTTTTAATTGGTTCTAAATCATTATATATAGAAATTGTTGGAATTATATCGTATATATTGCTGATGTTTGGGTCTATCGGTTCATTTTCAAGATAATTTCTTAATAAATATTGGACTGCCGGAGGGAGATCATTAATTACATGATCATCTCCAGCAGTCCTAATACTTAGAGGAATTTGAGATAATATATCAGCTGGTAATGTTTTAAAATTAATATTACCACTTATCATAAATCTCACCTATTATTTTTATTGCGTTGAGCGTGTTGCTTTTGTTCATCTCGTCTTTCTTGAACTCTTGCAAGAATTAAATCTTGAAATAAACAATATGGTAATTCTAATATATCTTGCACACTTCCTTTATAATCAAATAATTTTTGAAAATTAAGTATAGTTTTGATATAGAAATCATAATGTTCTTGAGCTTCTTCTTCTTCAGTCCCGTTGAAGGAACCTCCTGAAAAGGTTCAATTCAATATCTACTATAAAATCAAACGTTTTCCGGCATTTCGGGCACGTCATGATTTTCTTGAAAACTGGTAGATACTTACTGAATTCTTTTCGATATGAATCAAGAACTTCTTCTACCATACTAAGCAGAAAATATGTGGATATTACAAGATGAATTTGATCTGTTTTATCCCAGGTATCTGGAGTAAGATCATCTTCAGTCTTAAATACTTGAATTCTTCTAGTAATGGATGCTAATTCTTCTGGAGAAGCAAAAATAGATCCAAATTTCTCAAAATTATGTCGGAGCTTTACTGCAGGGATTACTGAAAGTATATCAAAGTATTCAGCCGTTGTAGGTAGGCTAGTTTCAAATACAATTTTATATATATTTTCAATATTTACAATCTTTTCAACTGGAAATCTAAATTGATTATATGGGACATCTTTTTCCCAATTAGTCAATGTATCTTCATGAATTACATCATCTGCAAGAACTTCAACTGTGAATTCATGATTGCAATGTACACATGTTGCATGTTTATCGCCTAATGTTCCATATGAAGCTGCATAAATTCCCCATAGGAGAACCTTACGATCAATATGGGACATCAATTTAATAAATTCTTCAAATGGGATTGTTTGTCCATCTACTGTGGGAAACAAACAATGTTTATGAATTATTCCTGAAAGTTGTTGATCATAAGTATCTATGGCGGTTACAGTAGATCTTAATAAAAGATCATCAGATGCAACTAACGGGGTTGTGATTGCTCGAATATTTGCAATTGGACAAAATACTTCTCGTTGTTTAACTCTTGAAAGACTTTCGAGGTTTCGAAGAGCCTGCACATTATTTAACATTAGGAATTCTCCTTAATCAATTAGTAAAAAACTCCCAGAAATAGATAATGCTATTTCTGGGAGTTTCATCAATATACGATGACTAGTTATGGTAACCGAGTCTCAGGTCCAAGAAGATCATCAAGACCTTCGACATTAACAACTCCAATAGCCTGAGGAGCACATACTTCAAGAGCAGTTCTACTCTTGACAAATGTACGGCTAACAGAGTTTGTGATTTCATCAATAATATAAAGTGGTTTGTATACAAAATCAATAATAACTGCTCTAGATAGGTTATCTCCAGGAGCTTTATATACCTGGTAAATCTTATTATCATTAATTGCAGGACTTGTTAGAATTGTTTGTTTCATCATAGATCCACTGGGCTGATTAATATAACCACCTTCACCCTGAGTATATGAGCTTGTATTTACAGACCAATGTTGCATAGATTCAAGCATAGCTCCAGTTCTCAATCCAGTTACAAGAAACTGTGGAGTTGCTCTAAAGTTTCTATGAATGATTCTATTATTCATAGCAATTCTAGGAACAACTGATTGGAAAATAAGAGCAATAGAAGGGGGAGAAAGGATGGCAGCCATATCCTGGAAACTTGCCATATTTATATTCTGCACTGCACCCCAATATGCCATTTCTGCTTCATTTGCTTCAAGAAAGTATGCAAGATCGTGATCTTTATTGAGAAGCATCTGGGTTTTAATTGCTTCGGACATTGTTCTTACAAGATCGATATTATAAATATCCCTATAATCTTGAATTGTTTCTGTCTGAAGTTCAATCTCAAAATCTTCTCGAGTATCAACATTTATATCCCAACCAGAAATATTGATAGCAACCTTTACACGACCAACATCACCAGTTTTGGGTGAGTATACACACTTACAAGTACAATACAAAGCCATAAATGTAATTGCAGGAATTGTTCCAAAACTAACGCTATACTGAACGTTCCCACTATCCCAATCAACATGACCAATAAGTGTACCAACACCCTCTCTACCAACACTATCTTTAAACTGAAATTCTTTATGTAGCTGACCACGAGCATCTGGTCTAATATTGAGCGAAACTAGAGTTGTAGTATCATTTACACCACCAGTATCTCCTTTCACTTCAATTGTGGAGATCATGAAATATCTCTGGTTAACTCTAGTTTTAGTATTATTTACTTCTCCAGTTGAAAACCCAGAAGATAATTCAAATAGATTATTTGAAGTATTTGGGATAATGTCAAGAGTCTCAGCTTTAGTTCTAATAAGATATTGAGCTCTGGGCATTGGGAATTTAGAAGTAGTACCATCTGTATTTTTAACAGACGCTGTCAACTCTACTTTTGGAATTGTAATTATACTTTTTCCAGTAGGATAAGTTGTTGCAAGACGACTTATGACGGGATCAGCATAAATGTCTGTCAAAATAGGAAAGTAAGTAACCGCATAACCAATTATTGATGCGGAAGGTCCAAGTTGGATACTTTCCTGTAGAAGATATTCACGCTCACGATCACAAACTGCCATAACTGCCGCTTTCTGATATGGTTCAAGCCCTTCTGTAAGAGATGTCATATATGCAGAAAATGCACCATCAGATGAAAGCATATCAATTGCACCAGCGGGTGTTTCCAATTCATCATGATCCTTTAGAAATGAATCATAATTTTCAAAAATCATATCACTCAAATTAAGATCTGTACTTTTCATGTGTTTAATTCCTCCAAATAAGTTTACTAATCATTAAATATTAAATGTGAAATATAACCGGTTTCATATTCATAAATACGTCTTCAACAACACGATCTATATAATCGTACATAGATTCATTACTTTCTTGAAATTGAATACGATCATATAATATTGTATTCTCTTGAAGCAGTTCATTATTCGAACATCCTTCAGTCAAAAATTCGGTTACATTTTCAGGTAAAAATTCCATAACTCTTGCTGTTGCGTGAGATGGATTTGTAACTGTATCATATGTTATTGGCCGAATTGGTCTAACCACTCTAGCTGGTCCACCAGATCCTTCCATTTCAACTCTACCGAACATTCGTAATGAAAAACCAATATCTGCTTTATCATGAACAATTAAATTATACATATCTGGTCCAAGAAATCCACTGAGGGTTTCAATTTCAGCAATTATCTTATTTTCCTGTATGTATAAATCTCGTATTAATGATCCGCAATTTTTCATTTCTACAGTCACCGCACGACGATTAGCCGCATCTTTATCTCCATTAATTGATGGATGATCAATTTCTTGAAATAGAGATCTAGATCTCGCTTTAGGTCGAAGAGTTTCAACTATGTCATTCCCGATAGCTTTACTATAAAATCTACCATTCTGGTTGCGTTCTTCAAGAGTTTGCATAACTGCTTTAAATGCAACTTTAGGATGACCAGAAGGAGATTTAGTAACATTTTCAAGAATTGTAATTTCTTCATTAGGTATTATATTGCAAATATCAAACATTATACCTAATGAATTCCTTGAGGATTTCATTGTATTTGTACTCCTTACATATTAGTCTCATCATCCAAATCATCTGATCTATTTGGAAGTTTAATCTTAAATTTTTCACTAATATATTCAATCAACATATCAATAAGTTTAATTGTTTCTGGATATGTAAATGTATTGTAGAATAATAACAATAGATCTATAAATTCAAAAATATTTATTACTTCGGGATCTAATCTATCGATTTTTATATTAGTTTCAAGATCATATCGAATTGATTTTAATCGACTATAAAGAACATATCGCTTTATATTCTCAAATTTAATTTCTGTACTTGGAATAGCTTCGGGTTGTTGCTGATCCTGTTGTTGCGGATCCTGTTGTTGTTGCTGTTGCGGATCCTGCGGTTGCTGTTGTTGTGGATCAGGTTGTTGTGGAGCCATATTAAATTCTTGAATATATTGATTGAACTTTTGATTTAAATCTAAATTATATTCACAAAAAAACATTAAAATTGGCCTCCATTAGCATCTTGCGGATCCGCAGTTGCTTGAGCTGCTAAAAATAATTTATATTCTTTAGCTTCTTTAGTAAATTCAGCCCAATCGATTGTTGGGAGATATCGTTTAAGAAAATAATAGGGATCGAAATCCATACTTGCTGTTTGAAACCCTTGTTGAATATTCATGATAGATCCCATAATTTGTTCAAGCATTTGCAATATCAATACTACTGGGGGCTTTAATGATAGTTGCGCATATTTTGATGGGATTTTTTTAAGTCCAAGAGTACTTGCAATTTTATCGGATAATTCATTCATTCCAAGTGTAAGTGTATGTTGAATTGAAACAATTTCAGTGGCAAATACAATATTACTATGTACTAATTGTTCTCTGAGTTCTACAACATCTGCATATCCTAAATATGGAGCTGGAACACCTGAAAGTGCGATTAATTCTCGTCTACTATCTTCAAGATCTGCAATTTTAATATTTGCATCTCCTAAAGCTTGTAATTCAACATCAACAAATTTTTGTCCTTTTTTAGAAATCATAACAATATCTCTAAAATCAGATAAAACTTTCGGTACACTTTTAAAAGATACTAAATCCTCAACAGTGGTTTTTTGATTACGAAGCTCTCTCTTTAATTTCTGAACTAAATTACTATGATGTTCTCTGGCACCTGTCTCACCTTTATATTCAATAGAGACCGCTATTTCTCTATTCGCAGCATTACCTGCAGCTATATGTTTCCATATAGAGTAGACTATATCATCAACTTGAATTGTTTTATTTTTTTAGATTGACATGCTTTTAAGTTTCATTTTAATATCTAATAATGGAACTTGTAATTGATTAGTTATATGGGTCCAACGTTTACCATTTAGAATGTCTAATATTGTAGTGTCATATACTTCATATTTTCTACCAATTTCAGCAGCTGAAATATATTTACCATTCCAAATATCTATTATAATTTCTCTAACTAAGGTTTCAGTTAGGAGAGAATTCCCATTATTGGATCCTTTAGCTTGTCGATCTGCATTACTCCGATCATCCATATTATCTTGATGAGTTCCAATAATTAAATGATTTGGATTTACACATCGTTTATTATGACATATATGTCTAATTTGCAAATCATCAGGAATTGGTCCTTTATGGATTATATATGATACTCTGTGGGCATCTCTTGATTTTTTATCAATAGCTATACGATGATAACCATTATCTGCACAGCATAAATCCATCATCCAACATATATCTGGTTGTGTTTTAAAATTGATTGTTGAGATGTGTTTATAAAATCGAGATATATCAGCTTGTTTAATATTCATGTTACCTCCTTACGTGAGAAACATGTTAATCTATTGGAGGTTAGAATAATATACGTAAGATATTATTCAAGGTGATCAAGCCCTGTCCCTCCGATGTTACCAAACACTTCAAGTTGCTCTGCGCTTCCACTCGCTTGAGTGTACTCTACTCCCTCGGATAAATCCGGGTTTCGATAGTCGTTGCACCTTCCCTCTAGCGTTGAGGGCTTGGCTCAGGATTGCCATATTCTTTCGAACTTAGGGTTCCCCTGAATTCACAGAGTTATTCAACATACATTACTGTATGAGGCGGCTAAATTACTAACCGTCCACTTACGAACTACAGATGCTCTTGATAATTTTGTTACAACATTTGCTAATTGTGATAATAAATATAATTTTCCAGGGTACACAAGAGGATCAATTATCGAACTTCCATATGGAAAAAAATCTACAGGATTGTGTCGAATCTGAATCATCCTAGATTTTGAAATGAATCTTACAGATAATTTATTTAATTTTGAGTTAGCTTTAGTTTTATAATTTGGATTTGACTGAATGAACAATTTCTTAGTTAAAAAAAATAAATCATCGCCTAACGTATCATGTAATAATCTTTCATATTGAATTTCTTTACTTTGCTTTTGTTCTGGACTTAAATTATCATCATTAGCAGATACTGTAATTTTAGATTTTTTAATAATGTCTTTAATCATACGATTAACTAATTTTTGAATGATTATTGAATTATCTTGTTTTTTAGATGATAAATTTGTTAATTGCCCAACAACTTGTGCAAATTGATTGCCTATAGATGATGTGTTTGTTACTTTAGAATGTTCCATGATTTCAACATATCCAAGCTCAGTATTATCATCTGTTAGCAATACACTAATATTATCTGGTTTATGGTACTTAAGATATATTCGATCTAATAATTTTTTGTTAAATGCTTTAGATGTGGTTTCAGTTTCAACACCTTCATATTTTGAAGTTTCATTTATATATGCATCTCGAATACCTTGAAGTTCTGGAGAATTTGTAATAGTCAAATTATCATCAACTTCAATCAACATAGAATATAATTGATCAACACCACCATTTAAAATTTTTTCATATTCATCTACATTTGTTTTATTTAAATTAATTTTACGTTCAATTGATGATAACGATTCAATGACCAACCTATCTTCAGTGGCTGTTGATTTATTAATCTTAGGCAATGTTACTATATCATCTTGCAAATCTACAATTTCAATAAAATAATCGCCTTTTCGTATTACATTCTGAATTATGCTATTTTTTAAATTAGCTTCAAGATTGAATTTATCAATCACATCATTCTGATATGTTTTGAAATAATTGAAATCCTGAGAATTACCTTTTCCACTATCTGTAATTTTAGAATATAAATATTTCCCAGTTAAAACATCTTGTTGTAGACTGTTATTGATATATGTCTGGACAATTCGTTTAATTAATTGTACTGAATTATATAATTCTTCATATATCTTATATCTGCTTAATCTATTAGCAGCTACTGTGATTTGATCTAATAAATTTTGATATCCGGCATCTGGACCATCGGATGTCTTATCCTTATCATTATGGTCCATAGATTGAATGAATTCATTTAAAGCAATATCAGTTAAATCAACTTCAACTTCAGATGATGGTTGAGTTTTAATACCTCCAATTAAAGTATCTACTCTAGACATCATATTTGATAGATCAGTATCTCCAAATAATGAACCAAGATTAAATTTCTTTCCCACTTTCAATTAGAACTCCTTTTTTTAGTGTGTGAATTAGATAATGTCAGTTCAATATTTTGTGTGAATAATGAATATAAAGTGCTGAAAATATAGTATACAACACCATCATTAGAATATACACATCTAAGTTTCTTTAAGTATGTTTTACTTAAATTCATTAATATAGTTTCAATATTGGATTTAACAATTTCATTAATATTATTTAAACTATTTTGGTTTTTTAAAGTGTCAAGACCATATAATTTAATTAATTTAGAAATTTGAGGTGTAATCGATTGGTGGTATATAAGATTAATCATAATATCTAATGGTTGAATAATTTGATCGAATTCAGATAATTGTTCAGTTTCATTATTCATATTCATCTCCAAAAAAAATTAAAAATGCACGGTTAAAATTATTTAACCGTGCTATTTTTTTCATTACATTAGGTTCAGTCTTGAGAGTTTATCTTCAATATCTCCAAGATTTTCAGCAATATCCATTCCAGATACATTATTTTCAGAATAGTTAATCATATTCTGGAGAAGAGTCTGGGCATCTCCAGATTCCTGAATAGCAACATCCTTTCTTAGATCATCTTCAAGACTGGAGATGTAGCTCTCGTTAACTCTTTTAAATCCTGAGATAATTGCACCATCGATGATATCATTTACAGTTGTTTCACTCATAATAATTTCCTCCGAAAAATTTAAATTAATTAATGTCAAACGGTTAGATCATATTGACTCAAATATCAATATGATACTATTTTTAAACGACAACTTCTTCTTATAAAAATAATCCACAATACATCACTTATATATTAATTAAGTGTAAATTATGGAAATCTTTTGGTATCTTACGTTTACAAGGCACCTTAAATTAGTGTTAATCTGTCATATTATATCTATTTAATTTTGTATATCTAATTAAGGATATATCAAATTAATATAGAATATATTAAATTAGATTAATATCAAATGATTTAGATTGATCTAATTGATTGCCACAATTTATACCAAGTAAATCAACGCTATTTTTTAATCTACTACTAGATTGTTTAAATCCATTAAGATCTGCAAAAAAGTCAGACAAACTTGAATATATTTTTAGATTGATTCCACTAAATAGGTGGAATTGAACAACATTTTTCTTTCCCTCTTTAGCCTTTGTTATCTTTATTTCAAATGGAACAATATGCTGTATAAACATTCCAGACATATCTGTTAATGATAAATTTTTATCAAGTTCATCATTTCTGCAAACATCATTCCTTACTTGAGCTGACAATAAATCCAATTCAGATCTCATTCGGATCATATAAATATAATCACTATATCGAACTTTCTTATAACTATCTCCAATGAGATCATTGGACATCGCAATAGATGCATTCTCAGAAGTTCTTGTATTTTGTGTAATTGATATTATTGGAATTGAATATATTCTAGATGCCAACCGTAATTCTTGAATGATTACACCATGAGAATCATAATCATTATAGTTGGTATATTTAGAGTCCGATGGAACCATACGTTGTATTCAATAAGGATCGCAAATCCTTATTCGCATATAATATCTATGCAGCTGCATATTTCTATGCAGACTAGACTATCTCTTCAACCTTTTTATCATAATACCTCCTAATAGGTATTGAAGTTATAGGAGTTAGATAATTAATTAGGTAATTATCAAGGTGATCAACCGTGTCCTCCTAATTTACATGATAAAAATAGGTTGCCTCGCGCTTCCACTCGCTTGAGTGTACTCTACTCCCTTCCGTTATTCCTAACGTGGTTTCGATAGTCGTTGCACCTTCCCCATAGCGTTGGGGCTTGGCTCAGGATTACCATATTCTTTCGAACTTAGGCTTCCCCTGAATTCACGAGGTATTTTCAATAATATTACTATTATTGGGCGCTTAATTACAAACGTCTATATAATCCACCATAAGGCACTTAACATTATGCCCTTCAAGTTTGAGAATATCAATGAATTTAGTTGCATCGCTTGGTGAGAATGAGTTTTCATTACAATGTTTAATAATGACTTTACATCTATTATTTGTTGTATGAATAATACATTCATTTATTAATTGTGATAATAACTTAGTAACTTCTGTCATCAATGATGTTGTGTTTGAATTTAATGATTCTTGAGTTCTAACTAATGTACTTACTTTAATGAACAATCGTCGTATTTCTGTAGAATCTATATTTCCAAAAATAGACATAAATCGTCTTAATAGTTTATAAGCATCCGTAACTTCAATAAGGATCGTTACCCCTTACCCGCAGCATTATCTGCAGCTATATGTTTCCATATAGACGAGACCATATCATTACCCTAACATAATTAGATTGGATCTTTAATTAGACCTAATTCTGCTTTCAACTTTATTGAAAACCGCATAATAACCTCCGTATAAGTATGTTGGGAGTGAGATAAGTAATACGGTACTTATCGAAGCTGGCCAGCTTTTGTCCTCCCGAAATATAGACATCATTATGCTAGGGTACTTCCCGTTTCCACTTCACTTGAAGTGTACTCCTCTGACGAGGATGGTCGTTGCACCTTCCTTATAAGAATAAGGCTTGGATCAGGATTGCCATAGGATTTCTCCCTTAGGTTTCCCTGAGTTAAAGAAGTGTTTCAATTATTATTACTAATAAAGGGGACAATATTTTATCCTCAAGAGTTATAAATACAAGTGTATCTTGTGGACCTATCATTGTCGGGTTATTGACAATGATATTTCTTAGCATATTTATCATGAAAATGGATTTTGCATGATTTGATGGACCTGTAATTAAATGAAATGTTGAACTCTCTAATCCACCAATTGCATTATCAATTAATGGATATCCACTTTTATAAAATGCATATCCTGAACTTAAAAATGATACTAAATTATTAACAACTTTTCCAACTGTACTTGGATCTGCTAATACCATATAATCTTCAAGTTGTTCACTTTTAGTTATCGTAGTTAAACTTGAAAGTTCATTATATGCAGTAGCAATTATATCTTTATACACTTTCACCATATTTAATACAGAAGAATCAATAGACTCCGAAGATGACATTAGATTCTGCAATGCAATTAAAGTTGGTTTAATATTATCAACTTCATTATATGTTTGTATTATATGGATGATTGTATCGAACTCACTTCGAAATCGATCAATGCTTGTTATTCGATCATTACTAACATTCTTCAATAATTTTTCAGTGTATAAATCTCGTTTTGGAAAATGTTGAAGTACATTATCATATGTTACTAATCGACTAGTTATATCTTCTCTTAATTCTAATATTTGATATGCAAGTCTAGTTGATGATTGAAGTGTAGTTTTCGGTACTTTTGTAAATTGACTATTAGGTGCTTTTCTAATATCTTTTTGAACATCATTTAAAAATTTACGAATGAATTTAACGACATCTGCAGATTTAGTAGAACTTGTTGAAAAATCAGCTTGATATAATGTTGTGTTAATTATAGATGATATAAATGATTCACTAACAAATCCAGAAAGGAATGTTGATAAAAGTTTATCATCTGAAGGTTGAATTTGATTTTGTTGCGATGTTAATTGTAATTTTGTAGGATCAATTATTTTAGGTTGAGTTGGAATAGACATCACACTAGACATCGGAGGTATTGCAGATTTATCTGGAATTTTTTTATTATCTGAAACTAAATCATGATTAATTACAATTGGTTGTTGTTCTATTATTAATGGTTCGGATGAACTTCCAATATCAGCAAGTGTATTTGGATCAATTATAGATACTTGTTGTTCTTGATTTATTGGAACGGTAGACGTGGGTGAATTAACAATTGGAGTCAAATTTGGTGGTTGAGGAACCTGTATTAATTGTACTGTATTGATACCATTAATGATATTGTTTTGTGGCATAAATTCTCCATATAGTTAATAAAAAATATTCATTATTTCATTCTTATAATCATTAATATCTATATCACTTTGTTATAATGAATAAGCAGTGAGAATTCCCTCTAAATATTTTGTAATCATAGTGGACTTAAATATATTATCTAAAACAATTTCAGAAACCGCACCATTTACATGATTCGAAGAAACTTGTAACAGCTCATCATCCGTTACCTCAAATTTATTATCCCCCACATATAAATTAAATTGTTGGTTTAAGTCATCAATATGTACGTTGAATAATTTTCCATTTAAAATGTCTTTCATAATTATTAAGATTAAATATGATCTGATATGATCTACATGTTTAAATATGTCCGTTTTCATTAGATAATTATCATTAACGGCAAAATTCAATATGGGTAATATATCATCGATTATCCAAGCTGTAACTGCTTTATCATTGAAAAATTCTAAAAGCATTTTCTGATAATATATAAATGCCGTTAATTTTAATAAATCTTCATTATGTGTAATTGGATGATCTATTATCCATTGTTTAATGAATTGTGGATTTGTTATTGACATTTTAGACATATACTCATCAATATTAAATCCATTTCCAAATTCATGAACTAATTCTTTAGAATACCACTTATGAGATAATACATATGAATTAATAAAGAATAATGGAGTTTGACTAAATTGAAATGATATTTGTTCTAATGTAGTTAATTTAGGAGATTGTTCCGTTAAATATGATATTAGATTAGATATGATTAATTCTTCTTGCTGTATATACCATCCAGTTTGATTATCAGCATAATATTCACCTAACTTTGAATACAATCCATTATGTAATAAATCACCTGCATATATATATGAATTATGGTTAAAGTAATCAAACAATATCTGTGTATTGATATCTAATGAATTGCTTGTGGAATGATATGTTAATATTATATCTTTTAATTTTAGTATACTTACACGAAGACTAGATAATGTATATTCAGTTAAATGAGAAGATATATTACCACCCATTTGAAATATATTAACTAAACTAAATTTAATAATATCATCCGTTATTTCATTTAAATTATCACTAATATAACTTTCAAATTGAATTGCTAAACTTTCTTTATTGATAGAATCGATTGTAGGTAATATATTATTCATAGTTGAATAATACGAAGATCCAAATATACTCAATTTAGACACAACATTTAACATATGATAAAATGGATAAACTGCAACTTCAGAAAAATTTAGAGTTGTAGGAAATGAATCTTGATTAATCATATATCCAAAACATTCAGAACTATCAGTAAAATAATCAATTGATATTAAATATGAAGATTTCAGTTCTGTATATAAATGTTGTAGTGCTTGAAAGTATTGTAAATTCGGACCTAATAGGTTATATGTTTGGAATATTTGAATATATATCTGATCTTGTTCTGGAGGCAAATCTGATAATAATTTAATAATATCTGAAATATCACAACATGTTATAATTTTAACTGGACTGAATCCAACTTTACATGCAATTCCATTTACAATTTCTTTTTTACTAAGAGATGTGAAAATTTTTTGATTTTTCAATGGTACATTATATAATCGTTCTTTAAAATCTAAATTTTCAGTTGGTAATAATGTTTGGCCGTTCTGTAACGATGAATATAAATATTGAATTGATTCCGCCATTGTATTAAATTTATATGTTGGATTTTGGGTAGTATTTAAGTATTTTGAAAAATATTCTGCGAAATAAGTCATTTACTTTGTATCCCCTGAAAGATTACTAAGACCTCTAGTAACATTCTCAATTAATAATGAACTGTGAGTTGTTCCTAGAACCAACTTTTCACTAACATCATTTGCCATAACAACACTGATTGGAGCTGGTCTAAGAGATTGAATAATATTACCAATTGTAGTTATTGTAGGTGATTCGGTTATATAGTCCTCAGAAAATGGTTTTGTTGCATCATCCATAGTGGCAATATCTTTAAATTTTGGAACACATGCGGCAAATCCAGCAGCTAATGGACGTATTGTTATGTTTATATCTAATATTAATGGTTGTTTATAAATATTATATGCAGTTTCTCGACCTCCACGCCGAACATTAATTCCTTCAATATATCCTAAATTGATATTTGAAGTTCCATATCCATGTATACGTAATGGTCGTGGTAATCCATAAGACATACCATCATTTGTCGTTGGAGATCCTAATAATAATAAATATATTAATTGTTCTGTAATATAATATTTTACAGATTCTGGATCACCATATGGGCTAACTAATTTAACAGCTAATGTCAATGATGGATTATATGAAGATGATGTCCATATTTTAGGTAGACTGATTTTTTTCCCTTGAAAAATCATTTCAGCGGCAGTTCCAATAACAGCATTTCCAGCATCCTGAACTGCTTGTTTAACTGCTCCATCTCCAATAAAATTCATTGCACCATTAAATGTATCTTGAGCCACCCCTTTAGTAAAATCGGAAGTTGCTGTTATGACATTCTGTCCATTCGATCCAACACTTTTACCTAAACTAGTTGCACTTTTTATACTTCTAATGATATTACTCATGCCTTCTAAACTAGATAGCCCAGTTTCAATTACGTTTGGAGAGTAATCATTACTAAAATTATCATTAGCTACAGAATCATCAGTCAGCCATAATCTTAATCCAAGTGCTGGAGTTGATAAGTTATATGCGGCACATAAGTTTTTATAATCTTCAGTTGCACTTGAAAAATCATAACTTATTGCCCATCCATTCTTATTTATTTTAGATAGATCTAAATTATAATCACACGGAAGTAAATCAGTTACAGATAAATGAGAACGGATATGTTTTGTTGTTCGGCCATCTAAATCTATCTCTGGTCTTAATTTTATAAGGTTTCCAATATCTTTTAAAGTATTAGAAGTTTTAAAGTTATCCATATATCTCCTTATTCAATATTGAGGGTGTTAATAATATACACCCTCAATATTAAAATAATTACCTTAAAATTTGAAATGGACTCTGTCCCATTGCAAATGATGTGATTCCAGATTCAATACTAATGATTGTATTCTTAAATATACTATCTATCATATTTTCTGCAAATCCATTAATGGATCTCAAATTATGGGTATTAACAGTACCTTGATCAACTCCAGGAGATGAAAATGCTGGTGGAGGAGCTTGTGGAGGAATATTAACTTGAGCTTGTTTCCTTAAATCCATCTTTCCAGTAATAGTTTCCTCATACTTAGGAACATGTACAGCATTAGTCATTTCAACCGGATCAATTTTACCAACTGTTGATTGAGAATCTATATTCATATTTACATTTCGAAGTTTTGCAATTTCATCAGAAAATGTATATATTGCAGTTGATAATCGTCCAATAACAATATTAGAATTTTCTTGAGAATATGAATTTTGTTCAATAACACGGGATTGATTATGCTCTGTAAAACTTTTCTGAAGTAAATCTCCAAAAATATTTTGGAATTGAGAACTATCTAATGGGACTATGGCTTCATTAGGATGGATTTCTGCAGGAATACTATCATAATCTCCATCAAACATATGTCGTCTATTAATTGGATATGGTTTATAATAAGCTCCAGTTCGGGCATGTACAATATATTTCGGATCACCAGTAAGCATTTGCTTTGCAATTGTACGGGCTCTATTTTTAGTCGGTCCACGTCCATAATCACTATTTAATATTTCAGCAGCAGCATATTTCCAATTCTTTTCCCTAATTCCTTTTCGCATTTCTTTAAATCCACGAACACCACCACCACCCATATTAAATACCATATCAATTAATGCACCCTGTCTAACACCATCCCCTTCAAGCATGTTAAATTCTTCAATTCTTCTTGCTTCATTAACTGCAGTTTGGAAATCTTTTGCAAATAATACATCTATTTGATCTTGACTAATGGGTTCTTTAAAATGCTCTCCTTTTAAAATAAAATGCCCAACCCCGATTGATCTTCCATTTGCATCTGGATAAGACGTGGCCCAATTACCTTCATGACTTCGAATTTGAGATTTAAATGCTTGTTCAAGATTGGGACCAAGTGGAGTTTGTATTGCATATGAAGTTTCTCCACCAAGGGATTCTTTAATTGCATTTATTGGAGTTGAATTTGAAATTGCTTGAGCTGGCGCCGAATTAACAATTGCTTGAGCTGTGTCTGAGTTTGCAATTTTTGTTCCTATAGATTTTGCGGTATCTACTGTAGATTTAATTATTGGAGATTTATATGCTTCTTCAGCTCGGGATTTTAGTTTCTCTATAAATGGAAGGGCTTTCCATTCTTCAGAATTTCGATCAATAGGTAATTTCTTTGGAGGCTTTCCTAATTCAGGTGGAGTTGGAGTCATTGTTTCTTCTTTAAATTCTCCAAGAACTCCTTTATAATCTGATTTTGCTTTTTCTGAAGGAACTTTCGTCTCATTTGGAGTTACCCATAAATCTAATGTTTTATCAAGTACAATTTTATTCGCTTTTTTCAGTTCTGTAAATTTTCCAAAATCATTTCCAATTAAAATCTGAACGTCTTTACTGCATACTTTTTTTAGTGCTTCTAAAGAATCTTTACCTTGTTGTTCAAGTTCAGGACTAACAACTCCAGTCTTTTTTGCTAATTGAATATCATGATATATTAACCAACCTTCAATAGCAACTTGTGCTGCTATTGATGCAACTGAACCAAGCCCAAGAGTAAAGATTGGAACAAGACTCAATGCTCCAGATGCAAATTCAGCAGATGCTCCTGTATAGTCTCCATGCAATACGCGTTTAATTGCTAATCCAGTACCAACACCAACTCCAATTCCTGGAATTAATTTAGCTCCAACTTTACCAGTACCTTTAACTGTAGCTTTAATTACATTTCCACTTCCAGGTATTATACCTCCAACGGATTTAGCAGCATCTATTGCAAATTTACCAACTCCAGATGATTTAATAGCGGTTGTCGCTTTACCTCCATATTCAAGTGCAGTTTCTCCAATAGAAGTTGCAATTTTACCAACTTTAGTATTTTTAGCCGCAGCGACACCAGCAATAGTAGCTTTACCAACTGTGCTATTTTTTACTAATCCAGTTCCAGATTCTATAATTCCTTTTGCAAATGGAATTACTTTTTTACCAATAGCTGCCCCGAATGGAAGTGCTTTTTTAGCTATAGAACTTCCAATTCCAGCTGCTTTTTCGCTAAGAAATTTACCAGTTCCTCCACTAAGACGTCCGAGAATTCCTGAGATTCCAGATGTTATTGGTTTTAATAATCGGCTCAATCCATTTAATATTGAAGATCCAACTTTAAGATCAGCGCTCATTGGAGATGATTTACTTTTTATAAATGCAGCAGCGAGTGCAGCTGTAATAGATGTTGTCAGTGCTGGTACAAGAGCCCCTGTAATAGCCGCTAATGCACCTCCACTTAATAACGATTTAAGCAATCCTCCACCTGAAAATAATCCAGCTAATCCACTAAAAACATCTTTATTTTGTAAACTGCGTTCTGCAATTAATTTTAATTGTTCATATGCATCTGATAATCGAGTATCTAAATCGCCTGTAAATGATTCAAATGATTTATGATATGTTAAAGTAGAATCAATTTCTTGAACCTCTTTATTTTCACGTTGAGTATCTTTAAGTTCACGCAATTCATTAGTTACAGATGAATGTCCGAGTCCAGTTGTTGGTTTAGATACTACTTCACCATCATGTAAATGATATACTGCACCTTTTTTAGGAGTGATGACTTCTCGAGAATCTCCAGGTTTTAATGAATCTAATCTATTAATACCACGTTTAAATTCAGTAGAATCCCAGTCTTCTTCTTTATGTAATTTATGAAATCGAAATCGCTGTTTATTTAATTTTAATTTTCGTAATTTAAATCTTTCCAGATCTTCAATCTTAGATTGGTTATTTTGACCAACCATATCTGGAGCATCTTGTTTTATATTTGGGAGTTGTAATAATTTTGCTCGAGTAGGTTTTGGATCATTTGGATCATCTAACTTGGATGATGTTTGAATATTTTGTCCAATAAGATCTATAGGATCTTGATTTATCGGGATTTGTGATAGTTTTATACCATTAGATTTCGGGTCTTTCGGATCATCACTTGCTTGAGATGACAAATCTGACATAAGATTAGGTATAATTGAAACAATATTGAGTATTGACTTAATGTCATTTTGATTGGAATTATAATCATCTGGAGTTTTAGACATTCGAGTTATAATGGGAGGAGGTGTATTGATAATATCGGAATTATAATCATCTGGAGTTTTAGGCATTCGAGTTATAATGGGAGGAGGTGTATTGATAATATCGGAATTATAATCATCTGGAGTTTTAGATTTAGATGCCAATCTTGAAATTACTGGAGATGGATTAATAATATCGGAAGTATAATCATCTGAAACATTAACATCTTTTGGTATTGATATTTTATTTGAATTAGAAAGTTTAATTAATTCAGCTAATTGAGCTTCATTTCTAATTTTAAATAAATCCAATGTAATGTTATTTTTCTTAACAATTCCAATTAAATCAATAATATTGTCTTGTGGTGTTGGTGGATTTAATTGATCTTCACCAAGATCTGGAGTTGGATTTTTAATATTATCTAATTTATTAGCAATTATATCCAGTTGAGTTTCATTTTTACTTCTGAATAAATCCAATGTAGTTTGATTACTAATATTATCTAATTTATTAGCAATTATATCCAGTTGAGTTTCATTTTTACTTCTGAATAAATCCAATGTAGTTTGATTACTAATATTATCTAATTTATTAGCAATTATATCCAGTTGAGTTTCATTTTTACTTCTGAATAAATCCAAAGTTTGAATTGTTGATTTTTTAAATTTTCTAATTTCTCGTATTAGTTTTTGTGCAATACGATCTGGTGATAATCCAGTTGATGAAGATTGGTTTTGTTTAATATTAATTGGTGCTACTAATTTAGCTTTTTCATTTTCTCCAAAAATTTCTTCAGCAGTTTTAATATTCCCAATTTTATATGGATCATCAAACACCCCAGACTGTCGGGATGTTCTAGTAGTTCTAAAATCAACAATGCCTTTTCCAAGTCCAGATAAAATACTTTTTCCAATATTACCTAATCGTCGTGATGGGTTCCGTTCACTATCATTTAGTGTAGCAAGCTCATCTCTAAATCCACGAAGTCCCCCAGAAATGCCAGATATGACTTCTTTAGTTGGTGTTAATTTTTGAATTTTTGAAACTAATTTTAATCGTCTTCCATATGTGCTGTCTAGCATCTTATTTTGTTCTGCTGTATATTTTGCTTTACGAAGCTCTTGCAGTTTATCATAACTTTTCTGATTATAATATTCTCCAGATATATCATCGTAAATTTTTCTAGAAGCACTTTCAGCAGTAGATGTTACAGTTCCACCTTTAATTCGAACTAACTCTTGAATATTTTTATCAATAGATGTAAGTAAATTAACTTCTTCTAAATTAGCTGTAGATATTTCATCTAATTTATTAGGCAATCCAATAGTAAAGAATAAATCTTTCTTTTCATCAATAGATTTAATTAATCCAAGTTTCTTCTTTAATATATTTGGATCTTTTTTATGTTCAGTTAATTCATCTCCAAGAACAAATCGCTTTGCTGAAGTTATTGCTTTATTAGTTAGACTCTTAATTGGATCCGTTATTGTCTTTATAGGACTCCACATAAACTTAGCTGTGGCTTGAAGCCCCTCAAGTGCTTGTCCAAGAATTGGAATGTTTTTCCAAAATCCAAAATCTTTTGGAGAAAATATAGGTTCACTAATATCTGTATTTTCGGATTTTTCAACACCTTGCTTAAACTGGTATCTTAACAAATCAAAAATTCCAGATTGCAATGTTATCATTTTTGCTTCTGGAGATTCACTACCACCAAGTAATGTATATGATGGTGTTGTTAATAATTTCAAATGAGGTAAAGATAATCCAGTTTCTCTTGATAATTTTTGTAATCGTTGAGGTCTATTATATTCAAGTTTTCGATTAAATGCCATCTCATCTACTTCATTTATGACAGTTCCACGACCTTTGCCTTCTAATATTAAAGTCATTAACTGTTGGATTGGAAATCTAGCGAGAAGTTGTTGCAATCCAATTACTGAACGATCAAATCCATATGATGAGACTTTTGCAGTTTTTTGAAATATACCAGGATCTTCATTTGCTTCAATTTTATCACGATTAATTGTGTGTCGATATTCATCTGTACTAGCATTTACATCTTTAGTTCGTTGATCTTCTGTATATTTAGTAGCACTCGCAATTATACTAATTGGGGATGTATGACTTTCAATCATCTTAAGTAATTCAATTTTAATCTGATCTGCTGCACTTAATTCATTGGCAGAAGTCAATTGACTAATTATAGAAGATAATCCTCTAGATCTACTAGTTTTCTTTTCAAGTGAAGAAGTAGATTCTTTTCCACCTCTTATTTTTTTACGCTTATTATCAGCTTTAGCATTTAATATTGCTCCAGCTATTGATGGTAATGCCAGGGTTAGAGCTCCAGCAATTACAGGAGCAGTTACTCCTGCAGCCAATCCAGTTGCTCCAACACCATTAAGTGCAGTTGCTCCAATTTTTCCAGTGAGCCCCTTAGTAACTCCCATCAATGCTGCTGCTTTTCCACTCATGGCCATCCCAGGAAGTTGGCTCATCCCAAATCCAAGAGTACCTGTAGTGGCTAACGCCGCCATTTTAACTGAATTTAATCCATTCATTAAAGATGCCGCTTTCCCAGTTGCTCCAAGTTGCTCTTTTTGCTGAATTTGAGTTTTTGCTCGTCTAGCATTTAGAGCCATTCTATTTCCTAGAGATGCGGCAGCCATCATTGGCATTGCAGTTCCAAGAGTAGCTGTTACTGGTGCTGCTACATTTAATCCACTTTGAACTGCACTTCCTAAAAGACCTCCTCCGAGTCTTTCTGTTATACCAAATTCTCTAAAATGGGCCCATTGTTCAGGAGACATATGTCGTCTACCATAAAACATATCGGATGCTGTTGATTTAAATCCCGGGTCAAATGCAGTATATTTATTTTGTGGAGATGAATGAGAAGAACTAACTCTACCCATATATCTTCTAGCCTGCTCAATATTTGAAAATTCAGAATCTAACTTCACATCAGTGGCACGGGTATTAAAATCTTTCCATTTAGCAGCATATCGTGCTTGACGATCTAGAGTTGCTTGTGGATTATAATACGAACTGTAATATGGTATATTTGCAATTCCAGCATATGTTGTTGCTTTACTTATTTTCCTAGATCTTGAATTTGCAGTTTCAATTTCTTTTTGACCATCTAATGAATTTTGAAGGTGAAGATCTTGTGCATTTCTATTTTCTCTATTTTGTCGAGCCTCTCTATTTTGTTGTAACCTTTCATCCTCTTTTAAAGTTTGCAAAGCTTGTGCTGTTTGTTCTCTTACTAATAATGATATTTCAGCATGTTGTTGTTTTTGATTATATTCTGGAAATTGCATTTGATTATTATATGGTTGTGGAATTGGACCATATCGTAATTGTTGTGCTGGTATATGATTTTGATTTTGATTATTTGGTTGCATTAGTAATTCCTCATATTAAAAAAATATTGGTAAATCTGAAGAATGTATTGTTTCAGAATCTTCATCTGTGATATATTCGAATCCACCTTCATCTTCATTATACACCATATTTGATGAAATGGTTTTTAAATCTTTTATTCCTAAAATTGATGATTTTTCATTTTGTTGAAATTGGGTCTGAAATATACTAGAACTCAATAATGGTTGTATTTCTAATATCGATAATCGTTTTATATATGCACATAATGCACTAGCCATGAATAAATCATCATGTTTACCAGATTGTGCTGAAACAGTTCCATTATATTTCCGTTCAATTAAATGTAATTGAGCTATTAAATCATTACTTTTAATTAATTCTGGATCTTGAATTAAATTATCATATAAACAAGAAACCATAGTCCCTTTATTTTGTGCATTTGTATTAATACCAGATTGACTTTCAATTCTCTGTTTATGTACAATTCGACCTTTTTCAGACTTCATTACACTTTTTGTTGGGGTGTATACAAAATCCATATATCCAAACCCATCATCTGCATTTTCTAAATTTTCAATAATTGCAGCTCCAATAGAATTGTTCTCAATACAAAGTATAACTCTATCATTCATTATGCTACATAAATGTCTAGTTAAATACATTAACACTTCACTGTATTTTTTTAGTGATCCAAGTTTACCGAAATATTCTCCAACTTGAATAAAATTAGCATATGAAAATATTTCAATAGCATTATAATCTCCAATTAATGATTTTGCACTATCTACACCAACTAATAGAAAATCTCCAACATCAAATTGTTCGGTATAGAAATTTAATCTAGTTGCATGTGGCATTTTTAAATGACCAGTACTTTTTATTGGTTTTAATTTTGCCAAAAAATCATCATCAAAAATACAATTTGTCGAACCTACAAATTTAAGATCTAGCTCTTGATTGATTTTACGACTATCAAAGTTTAGATCTCGACATTGAGTTCTATACCAAGCTTCATCTTTTTCTGGATCTTCACTCCAATGATATCTAATATTAGCAAATCCATTTCGTTCTGGATTATCAATTATTTCAGCACCATCATCTGTAATTTGATCTACATCATCAAATAATTCCTCTCCTGGAACTGCAAATTGGTGCATATCATAAAACCATTCCGTTATATTCAATAAGGATCGCGACTCCCTTACCCGCAATATTCTGCTGCTATATATTTCTATATAGACTAGACTATATCTTCATCCTTTTAAATTATTTAAATATGTTTCCAAAGTTTATTGCTTCTAATGTTACTGATTGTAGATCTACTAACACCAAACATTTTTCCAAGTTCAACATTTGTATGATATGGTAATAGTTCTCTAATTTCATAAACATCCCGATCTAATAATTTAGAATTTCCATTACTCTCACCAGGACGAGATAAATTAAGAATTTTAATACGAATCATTTTTAATGATTGTGGATCAATATGATTCAATCTACTTCCATTTAAGATGCTTCTTAATCTTCGCTGAGAAATATTCCAATCATTAGAAATATCTGCTAAATCTATATATTTTCCAGATTCGATATTATTAATTATTTTTAAAACATCACCATCTGAAAGAATGCAATTTGGATTTGATGATCCGGTTAATGACCGATTTTTTAATACCATATCTTTAGAATTCAGTTCAGCATCTCCAATAAAAAAATGATATGGATTTACACATATTGGATTATCACATGTATGACAAACATATTGCTCAGATGTGATAATACCATTAAAACACATATATGAAAATCTATGCGCTCGAATATTATTTCCAAATATGTGAAATTGACCATATCCATCTGAAAATTTCCCATATAACCATTCCATGCATTCGTCAAAATTAACAGAACCATCTGGATTTCGGATAATATTAACTTTACTCCAAAATCTATCAATATCCTTTTGTGGATAATTTAGTACATTGTATTCCATAATTTTCTCCTGTTTCGAGAAAACATATAAATGGTGGAGGTAAGAATAAATTAGAAACAGTAATTTATTCAAGATGATCAGTCCTGTCCCTCCATAATGAAACTTTAAAAGGATGTCTCGCGCTTCGGATCCGCTTAGATCCTACTCCCTTCCGGGATAGTCGTTGAACCTTCACCATATAAGATTGCGAATCTTACGTATGAGCTTGGCTGCTGATTGTCCAATTCAAGTAATTTTTGACTCTCACGCTTGCCGTTTCCAGCTACGTTGTAGTTTACTTGACTCTAAGGAGTTTCCAGCAATTCACGAGATTATTCGATATACATTACTGTATAAAGCGGCCATATTAAAAACCGTCACCAATACTACCGTTAGGTGTAGAGGTAATTAACGTAAAATAAGGATACATATTCTTCTCTGCTTGAACCCTTGCTCTAGACAATGTGGGTTGAGCACTCCCATAGGCTTCAGAGATATGTCGAATGAATGCCGCCTCATCAATATATAAAATTGCACTTGTTAATGAACGCGCAAGAGTATCCGGGCTTGTTGTGGACGATGGGTAAAACACTTTCATTACAGCTCCATGTGTATATTCTAAAAATGTTTTTCTGTCACCTTTAAACTTTAATGGAGTTTGTAATTGTGGTGGTAAATGTTCATGTATAAATTTAACTTTATTCAAATTCTCGAATGCATAATCTTTAGTTGCATTTAGAATAATAGCTCGTGCATTTGGATAGAAATTATTAGCCCACTCAAGAATACAGGCAGCAATTGTTGATTTTCCCAATTGTCTACTTGCCATCAATATACATCTATGGAATCGTATAACAGATCTTACCACTTGTTTAATTTTTCCATTCATTATACTTTTTTCATATTTAAGAATTCCTCCAATTTCTGGAATGAATACATAATTATAAATAAAATAAAATGGATTGATTTTACATTTATACCATTCTAAAGATTGTTCTTGTGCAGTCCATTTACTGGCCACATTATGAATGTGTTTAACATCAAATGGTTTTTGTATATTAGATAATGATATTATTGGACTTTTAATTATTGGAGGTTGGATTATTGTGGAATTAGATGATACTATTTTATTTGGATTAGCAGAAATGATGATTTTTCCATTCTCTATAATTGGAATAGATCCACCTGGGATGTGTGTAAATGGAGTTGAGTTCATATTTTCGCCTTTTCATAATTAATTTTTTTAATCTTATCTGAAATAGACAACCACCAAATATTCCATTTTGAATTCTGTCCAAGATTCATATATCTATACCAATTTATAGTTGCAATACAAATAAAAAATCTATTCGAATGATACATATATGAAGACATCACCCCTGTTAATTCATTGAGCTTTTGGACTATTTGTATAATTTCAGAAGCATCTGTAGTTATAAATTCAAATATAATATTACTTACATGAGTTCTATCAAAACCAGCAGAAGTTGAAATTAATTTAAATTTAACATCAATATCAAACAATGGAGCCACCATTGATTCAGACAGTACATTATCAAATTGAATGTTATTTAATTCATATTTAGGGAAAATTATATCATCACTTAATTTTGCTTGAGATAATTTCCCATATGCTGTAAAATATGCGAGATTAAAGTTTGTAGTAAATTTAGTAGGATATTGCATTTCATGCACCTATGGATTAAAAAAAAGGTCACTTACCGAAGCAAGCAACCTTTTATATTATTTACGAGCTTCACGTCTTGCCCGACAACTACTGCATCCACCCTTTCCATTATTTCGGATTCTTGCTTGATCTGCTGCCGAAATAGGTCTAGAATTTACACGTCTTGTTGGCGTAGTTGTTTTTGTAATTGTAGCAGGTTCAATTTCACCAGATGGGATTGAAGTTGCAACAGTGCTATTTTCTCTAGTAATTACAGGATGTAAGTCGGTTTGGGTTTGAGTTTTTTTTAATCTCAAAACTCCAACTGGAATTACTTTTTTAACAGTTTGCGAAGTCGGAATACTACTTGGACTTGGTTTTCGAATACGTATCATAAAATCTCCTAATTAGCAACTGCCTTTTTAATTCTAGTGGCTATATCTTGCCACCAATTTCTCCAACTATCATTATTTTGTCCATCAACATACCAATTTCTAGTAGCAACACATATTCTATAGTGGCCACCCATTCCAATATTTTTCATAGATTTAGTTTTAAACCTATTATTATTTAGAGTATTAACAATCTGCTCTAAATAATATACATCTTGATTTATCGGTTTAAATATAACATGGGAAATTCTATCAGCATCATGGCCAGAACATACAGATGTAATTTCAACTTCATCTATATTATTTAAATCATCCAACCATTTATTATCTAACTCAGAATCAACGAACATCCCATGATATAGTTTTTCAGTATTATTAAATTGACGTCTAATTGGATTAATTGGAAGTTTATTATATACAGTTTGATATGCCATTGTCATAGCATTCATCTTTCCAGTAGCATTTTGGTTATTATTTGGTTTAAATCTAAACATTCCCATATCAAATTCCTCATTCAAATGAAATTGTGACTTCAATATTATCTAAATCCCACCATATATAAAATGGACAATATGTAACTGAATCTAGTTTATTAAATTCACTAACAATTTGACGCTGATCGAAGACCTCAATATTAGCATCCATTAATTCCTGATTAAGAGAATCATAAATATGGACATCACAATATTTAATATATGGGAAATCGTGAATAATGTCTATTATTTGTGTTTTATAAAATGATACTTGTAATCCAGTGTAAGTGTCGTATAATTTTGTTGCAAGATTGACTTTAATATCATCTTCAACTGTTATACTATTAATTTCACTAGTTTTCGATTTATACATAACAACTAATACTTTTAATTTTAACGGCAAATGTAATTCGATATTATGAGATTGTATAGTTGTTGATTGAGTTATATTGGATCTAATTATTTCTGTATTTAAAAATCGAACTTGAACGTCATCGGAAATCATTCTATTTTCTTTAATTGAAAGTTTTCCAAAAGTATTTCTAAATTTCTCTTCATAAATCAATGGGTCTTTAATATACTGGGACATCAACATCACTGGTATATTGAGAATATAACTTTCTGCAGCCATTCCAGTTATTGGATTAAATGGACCCTCACCATTACATAAATCCCATTCAGTTGTAGGACATTCATATTGCTTTAGAGTTAATATATCTGTGATGTCTTCCATTAAACATACATTATCAATAGAATAATTAAATAGATGAATTCCAGAACTAAATAATTCAGCTTTAATATCCATACACACATCAATTATAGTACATTCAGAGGTATGATAATATTCATGTATGTTATCATCATATAATGACATGCATGCATTCACATTTAAAATTGGGATTTTTAAATGACATACAATATTTGATACATCTTGATATGATTGTATTGTAATTCTCGTGGAATTAATATCTGCTCGATATTGAAAATGTAAACTTAATGGAACTGGGCTAGCAGAAACTCCATCTGGTAATACAACATCCGTTCCAACAATAACATCAATTATTTTAAAATATGTTGAATATGTTTCTTTATAAATATATCCTTTATAGTCTCTCATTAATGAATCTAAAATATATAAAAATGGACTGATATATTCTTTTTCTCCATCTAAAGAATCCTGAATTATAATTGGCTTATATACAGTTGATGAATTTATTGGATTAAAATCTGAATGTAATACTGAAATTGATTTTGATGATATTGGTAATAAATATTTGTCTTTAAGTAATATAAATGCATATATTGTATTATCTATTGGATGGGTCTTTTTAAACATCAACAACATATCTGTAACATAATCTTCTAAAATATTATAAAAATCAGTTTCAGACATCATACTTTCTCTAGTCTGAACAAATTTTATAATATCATTTCTTAAATCTTCTCCAGTTAAAATATCAGTTCCGCTATCACCATAATCAACGTTCATGGAAATAAATGATGCTGGATCTGCAGAAAAAAATGCAGTACCTTCAGTTTCGGTATCAAATATTTTAGCAAGTCCAGTAATTGGAGTTAATGTATTAGAAGATATATTACCTTCGGTTCCTTTGGTGATTTTTAATTTTAATTTGATTTGGCTCTCAGGAATATATTTTCCATGGATTCCTGATCCAAATTCAAGAAGTAATTTATTATTTGGTAAATATCGAACAAAAATCACATCTTCAGAAGCCAATGTAAAATATTTAATATTTCGAACATCAAAAGAAACAAATTCATCTGAATTCGATAATTTAGCATCTACCTTGATTTCATAAACAGTACCATCTTGTTCAAGATCTATTATTTTTTGAAAATATGTACCCTCTGAATAAAATGGAATTGAAAATTCAATATTTAATGAAGAATATTGGTATATATCATTTATGGGTACAGTTTGGTCAGTCTCGCTATATGGAACATATACAACTTCACCAGATGATTTTGTTATTTGACATGATTGGTTTGTAATTGTATATATAGATTCCATCGTATATTCAAGAGCATTAAGTTTAAATGTCAAACCACTAATAATGATTTCTCGTCCAGATGGGTTTGCCGTTGGTGGTAAATTTAATTTATTTACTTTTAAACTTCCTGTAAGAGTTGCAGCATTGGCTATCATTGGATTATATCCAAAAATCGTTCCATGTAAATTTAGATTTTCATCTTGATCTGCAACTGCTAAAAAAGCTTCCCTGAATAGAGTATCGTAATATTGTTTAACATCAAATTGGGTATTTGCAAATAGATGAATAAAGAATCCAATAAATCCAACTTTAGATATTTGCAATCCTCTAGATTGTAATCTGTCTTTAATTTGAGGATAATAATAGTTAATAAAGTCCTCTGGAGAAGTCAAATCACCTAAATTTTGTAAAGATTCACTCATTCGTTATCCTCTTATGCATAATTAGAATATGCGTTACCATTATTAATAGTAGCTGAAAGGTTTCCAATTGGATCATCGACTTTAACTGCATTATCTCCATATGCAGCAAAACAAAGTTGTTTTAGTTCTTCATAAATCCATGGGTTTGTTTCTCGCAATGCCCCATATACGCATTGGCGATATAATGGACATGAATATGAAATTGGCAACATTGTTATTTCATTACTATCTCGCCGCCCAATAACTTCTTTATCTGGAAGTGTAATTGGAAAAATTCCTGTCGCTTTACCTACATAGACCAAGTCGCCCCATTTATTACCCCTAGATGGTTTAAATCTTGCAACATATGCCGATGTTGCATAATCAATTTCACCAAAACTACTCTCTTTTGGGTTTCTATATTTTTTAGCTGGAGCAACAACACCTCTTGATACATCTTCAATATAATCAATCCACATTTTATGCATACCAAAAGATTCAAGACGGGTAGTATCTATAAAGTTAATTTGAAGTTGTCCACTTGAAATCACCTCAGCACCATAACTTAAAGATCCGCTACCAGTTGGTATTGCAGATGTAGTCACACTTATTGGTGGAGGAGTAAAATCCATTGCCAAAAATGCAAACATTTTAGTGATTTGACCTAAATCAGAATCAGCAGCATGTGATAATTTATATCCAGATAAATCTGGAGGCAACATAAATATTAAAACATATCCATTAATGTCTGGAGAAAATTTTCGACCTTGATCTGCATTATATCCCATCAACATATGATTGAAATAATTTAATACTTTATTATCAAATAAAGATTCATTTAATGTTCGGTCCATTAATGGATCATCAGCTGTAAGATCGTCAACTATAAAATCAGATTGTGCCATAATACATTACCTTTACTTAATAAAAATAAAAAAAATATCAGGATCAATAGTATTGACCGAAATATAAAGTGATCCTACCATTAATAACTTAATTATTAATGGTAGGATTTAATTATTTAGAACACAGAAACTTTTGAATATTATATGCAAAACCATAAAATATTATTGCTCTCCAACGACCACAAACCGGAGGTGAATAATCGCTATAAGAAACAGTTTTAATATGATCATCAAAAATCCGCTCAAGTAGTAAATCTGCAACATTCTTAACTTGAATTATTGTAGGTGAATGTTTAGATGATACAATACGTTTCTTAACTACAGAGAAAAATTTAGGTGAACATACTTCAACTTTATCTGTAATTTGAAGTTGCTTAAACATCAATTCAAGAATATCTCTAATATAATCAGCATATTGATTTGAATGAATTGAATTCAATAACAGTTTAATCTGTTCTGGTTTACTGCCATTTTCGTCACTAATAAACTTAATGAACTTAACATCGTATTTTGGTTGAAAATTCATTATAATATAATCTGAGATATTACTTACAAATTCATCATAATCATGAGATGTATATTGTTCAATAGATGACATCTCATTATCATCTCCTGGATTTAATGATGTTCTAGGAGTTGCAATCTTCAACCCTTTTTCTTTTGCTGCAAAATATAATGGAGCTAGTCCAGCTTTTGCTTCAGATCTACCAGTTACAATATTTGGAGACATATTTGATACGAATAATTGTCTAAGTCGATTCCAACATTGTTCAAATAATCGCTTAGATTTATATGAATCCTGTTTAACTGCATCGCCATATTTATCCAATAATGTATGACAATAGTGATTTAGAATTAACATGATTGGCATATCGAATTTTCTAGGAAGATATTTACCACTCATATTAGCAACTACATATCTCATAACATCTGGATCACAATATTTAATATAGTTCTGTCGTCTACCATTCCACAATCTAGTCAATATTAAAGCAATTGCAGAATTGCACATTGCTTTTTGTTGATTTCTTAAACCATATATAATAAATAGTAATAGTACATGGTAATATGGATCATTAACCATATATGCAGTAGGTGGAGTCTTCCAATGTGTTTGAAATGCATTTGACATTCTATGAATATCAATGCCCGCAATATTAGTAAGATTTAGTACTTCTATTTGTGGAATCTTAAACGTCATGCACCAACCAGTTTGTTGCGTGATGGCATCAGAATATACTTTTCTCAATAATTTATCAATTTCTAATTTAATTGTAGACATGAGAGAAGGATTTTTCTTACAATTATTATCAAGTTCAGTTATAATTTGATCGATAGGATACTTTCCTTGATCACCCATCATTACCATATTCATATCTCCTCATCATCTTTTAAGAATTAAATAATTGAAGCAACTACCTTCGAAATAGTCTCGGACTTTGTCATGAAATCATCCCACATTTCTTGCAATTTCTCTGGATCGAAAAATTCACTATATGATTCTGAAATCAGATATCCGTTAATCTCTTCTCGAATTATAGATGGGAAACATATATTCTCAATTAAATTTCTCATCACTGCAATTTTAATAGAAAATTCAACAGCTTCTTCAGCAGAAATTCCTTCATTGATTATGAAATCAGACGCCATACCTTTAACAACATTATGATATTGATTGCAGCGCTGTTCAGTTGTTAAATCATAATATTGCCGTTTAATGAAAGAATTAATGATAGACTTAGCAGATTCCTCAATAACCGAATCTGGCTCGGATTTACTTGCTAATTTATGGACTGAATAGATCTTAGGCTTAATATTAATATGTTCATAAATTTTATGTACTGTATTTAACATTGATCCTAATGCCAGTTGAACATCATCTATAAATTCATCTTTCAATTCAGAAATTAAAACATTATAAAATATACTATCAGTGAGTACCTTCTCCTCAAATCCTTCTATTGTAAATTCTTCAAGTATACTTCTATTAAGTCTTTTTTGTGAAGTAGATTCAACAATTAAATCTTGCTTAGATGCAGTTAATCTCTGTAATGCCTTTTTTGTATCTGAAATCTTATTCATATGATCTCGAAGCGTAAACATAAATTTCTCCTATTAACTTCGCGGTAAAATATCCTGTTGATGCTCAATAAATTGTTTCATTGCAGAATATTTAATTTTAATCGCACTATCCATATACATAAACTTATACCAACATGTCTGATCCGCATCATCCATTAGTATTAAATTTGGAACCTGTAATTGATTGGCCACAATTGTAATCAATCGTTTAACATCATTAAAATTTGGTATTACAACTTCTTTATCTAATACATCCCAAAAATCAGTTGGCTTTCTAAATGTTTTAGAATGAATATTTCGTATATTTCTAGTAGATATATACGAATATAAACCCTTCATCAAATTGAGTGGAATTACTAAACAGAAGTTAGGAAATTCTAATGCATCCTGTTTTTGAACTTCTACATCTGCATCAACTTCACTCATATATGAACATGTAAATGAAAAGAATGTCCATTTAAGTAAAAAATTGCATATAGTGAATAATGATTGTTCAATTGAATTTAAATCACTATAAAATTCAGATATGTCTGCAGGATTTAATGTATTATTATTATGTTGAGCATACGTCCGATTATTAAATGTGGTATTATCAACACCAATATATATATTGTGCATTCTTCCAGCATAGTTTCTATATCGTTCTACAAATGTTTGTGGATCTGAAATATTGGTAAACCAAGGTGCATTATCTGGAGATCTCTCTGGATATCTTCCCCACATTGAACTTAAAATTGTATTATTAAATTGTCCAGCAATTGATGATAATTTAGTCGTTAAGTTCGCAGTTGGGCGAGTAGGATCTAATGGATCTCCACTTCCAGAAATGATATTAGTCAACCAGGAATCAATAGTCTTTTCATGTGGTTTGATTCGTTGAGATAGATCAATAATTGCATTAATTGCTTTTTCAATATCATTACTATTATAAGTCAAATTTCCAGTCATATTTTTATTATAATCGGATAATGATTTTTCAATACTATTTGCAATATTGACATTTTCTTTACATATAGATACTAAATCTTTAACTTCTCTTGAGAGTGAACCTCCATGGTTTTTGACTTTAGAAATAACAGCACTTGTAATTTGTTGTGCTAAATTTAAGAAATCATCCATGCGATTTGTTGATATATCATCTATTACTGCTGCTACTTTTTTAGAGACATCACATCCAATCGGAGCTGGTCCACCAAGTATTGTAAGTAGTCGGTATGCTGGAACTATTATATTTTCTATATAAATATTAAATGTAGATATTGCCGCAGTGTAATGTTTATTTTGAATTGTCGTTGGAATAGACACTTCGCTAACACTTAAAGTCCTCCCTCTAGTTTCAATTCCATTATTTTCTGCAGCCCAACGTTGCTCATTCATACATATCCCAAAAAATATTTGAGCTTTTTTATGTTCAGTAGATAAATATGAATATAACTTATGATCTATATTTGATTTATTAACATTTTGACCATATATATTAAATGTAGATGAACTTTGTTTGCGAACTAACCTTTGTTTGGAATCGATACTATCTGTAGTTATATCATGTCCAATAATTCTATTTATCTTTTTAATTGAATTCTCATCGAGTATCAATTGTCTAAGCATATGTGCTGGTACATGATCTATAATATTAAAAATATAATCTAAATTAGAAGTTCCAGTAAGTGGAGTTCCAGTCATTATAGATACGAGTAAAATTAAATACATATATTCACTAGATACTGAATATGATTTAGTACCAACAATTAATGGTATTGATAATAAATTTGAAATCGTTATTGAAGATATTATTGGATTTAATCCATGAAATAATGGATTATTTTTTAATTGATCTTGAACGAATATATTAAATTGATCAATTTTATCTTGATATAACATTCGATATTCTTGGTTAGTCCAAGAGTCAATAGGAACATTATTATGGCTTATTGAATTTTGAGAATATAATGATTGTCTAATCACATCTGCTGGATTAATTGGATTTGATGTATTTTGTCCAAGAGCTCCAATATTTCGTTGAGCATCTGAAGTAATTCGCAATCCGTTATCATATTTAATTTCTGATATTAAAGATGCTGTGAAGAATAATCTTGCGATTTGGGTTTGTCGATTTAATGCCTCATCGCAAATAAATGGATATATAAAGATTAATCGTTGACCTCCCATACTATCATGAGCGGACATTCGTCCAGGTTGTCGTAAACTTTGAAAAGATCCGCCACCAAGTTGCATTAGAAACTCCTTATATTAACCAATTTCATTTTCTGGATCTACTCCTTGATAATTTTCAGGCATTACAGATGGTGGAGCTGGAGGAGGAGGAGGGTTTTTTAATTGTTCTAAAAGAATCTCAAATTCTTCAATTTCAAAATTAGTCATAGATTCAAAATTAAATGATCTATTACTTGCAGGATCAATTGGAGGAAATTGAAAATTATCATCCTCACATTTCCAAACAATATATCCATCGGAAGTACCAATTCCAGTTGAATATCCATCATCAGTAGCAGATTGTCCAGGTATTAATTTATATTTAATATATTGCATTATTTTTTCTCCAATGAGTAATATTTTAGAATCTTTGCTAAATATTTAGAATTATATTCTTTACTATAATTTAATATGATATCATTAATCATATTAGAAATTCGATCTCTATCTGTTGGATGTGATGAAAAATTAAATAATTTGAGAGCAGATGATAATACTCGAATTAATCGATTCGTACTATTCTCTCCTAAAAAAGTATGTTTTATTCTCCAAGTATGAAAAACTTTAATTAATTCATCTCCATAACCGCAACTAGTTGCAAATTTATCGGCTCCATATTCACCATAATGCGATGTCCATGTAAGGGTTCTTCCTACAATTACATATAATGGAAGTAAAAATCCAGTTAAAAGACCAACAATAAGTACTGGCATTTTTAATTGTTCTAAATAATATTCAAAATTTTTAACATATAAATCAGACATATTTGCATATACTGCAATATGCCCCATTTCATGGAATATTATAGCGACTATACCAGGGGATGAAACTTCATCGAGAATCTCATATCCAATTAATAATTTAACAGATTTGATAGCACTGAAATTAAGATCATTTATATTTATTTTTAATTGACCAACATCATTAAAAATTGGAAGAACCGATACATTATAGGATAAGTCACCCATATGAATAATTTCAATATCAAATGGACATTTAAAAATTTTAGTAAGTTGTTTTTCGAGATTAATAATCCCAGTTGATCGGTCAGTTTTATTTCTTGATTTTTTAATCTGCGTTATATGATATTCTAATTTTCGAAATTCTGGCTTTGCATGTGTCCCTACTTCTGTAATATACATATTTAAAATATCCTATGTTCTTTTACAAATCTTTTTATACATACAGAAAAAGCAATCAGATTTAACAAATTTATTATCTTTAGGTGGTATGATGTTTTGATTTATATAATAATTGATAGTTTGATATTTTTCAATTACATAATTCTCATATGGTGTAACATCAATGACATTAAGATCAATGGTTAATGCTGTGATAAAATAAAATTTATTATGTTTTGAGTCTAATAATTTTTTAATTGCAGTTGCAGTTTTAATCGCTTGTGTTACAGATTCACTATCTGCAGACAATAGATCATGGGCAACATATATTAGTTGAATTGTATTTATATTATATTTTGATAATTTAGGAGGATCTGATCTTAAACTTTGTCTAGGTTGCTGTTGAGCTTCTTCAAGATGTTTCATCAATAAATATCGATAAAAAATTGCTTGATAAAAATCAGGAGTTCTTGGAGTTCTCGTATTAATAATTTTAGAATAATCGGAATATGTGCATGATTTGATTTCAACCAACACATTATTATTAATCAAATTATCAATTCTAGTAGATGCTCTTATACTTGGAATTTTTAACGAACATTCAGCTTCTGTAAATACTTTTGAATTAGTTTGAATGAATTCGTGTACAGCATTTCCAAGAGCAGCTCTAAAAACGACTGGTAACCAAACAGTATCGTATGAATCAACTGGATAATTAAGAATTTTATAAACAGTTTCACGAATACAATTACTAGCAATGTCATATCCACTAATAGTATTTGAATTTGTTATGATTTGATTATTACGATCATGTGCATTTTTAGCAACATCAGCAATAAAATCATTAACATCAAATAATATAGGTTGGGTTGGTATTGATTGAGGTTGTTGAATTTGAGGAGTCTGCATTGGAATTCCAGGTGTTTGAAATTGTGGATTTGAATTATTCATTTGAAGTATATTCGAAAGCATATTTATAAAATCCTTTATTAATTATTATTTAGTTCCACGATTAGATGAGATATCTGTAGATGATTTACCTCCAGAAACAAGCTTATTAATATTATCTTTTCCTCCAGTAACAGTTCCTTTGCCTAATTTTTTAATGGCCGTCGCTTTAGAAGAAATTGCAGCTTCTTTGCGACCTCGTACTCGGTATTTAGTCATGATCTGTTCTTTTAATTTCATGTATCGATCTTTAGCCATCTTATATTGATGGTATGTTGGATCTGAAGTACTCTTTGCAATATTAATTGCAAACTTTCCAGCTAATGTTCTCATCTTTTGTTTCTTATTTCGTCGAATAACAGAATTAAATTCCATTGAAATTCTCCTACTTAAATTTATAAATATTAATATCTATATTACAGTGATTATAATAACAAGTTAATATTTTGATTTATTTCCCATGGGTGAAGATTTATAAGGGGGCTTATAATTAGATTTATAATTAGATTCCGGCTTAGGGTGTATTAGAAGTTTAGGAGATGTTGGATTCTGAGATGTTGAATCTTTAATAACATTAGTATACTTATCTAACCATAATTTTTTTTCATCTGGTTTATTTTTGTAACATGCTTCAATAACTTCACTAACTAATTTAAAATGGTTCTTACATATACTAAAATATACAGAACATGAATCGGAAAGTGGTTGTTGAACTGTCAATAATGTTGTAGGTTCAGATAAAAGTTTAATATCATAAGCGTTATTTTGTTTTAAACATGTGAAATATGCATCTAAATATTGACGAGCAAATAATAATTGAGTATTTAAATAACATGTGAATACACAATCATATTGCTCGATTTGATTTTTTCGAATTTTAGAGTTTGATTTTGGATTAACATAAGAGAAATGAGTCGTTCCCAAAACTGCAAGATCAAGTCCACATCGTTTAACACAATTCTGATCTTCATTATATATTACGTGATTTATAATTGTAAATGCTTTAGTTTTTTTATCAATCTGAACTGCAGCAGATGTCATTAATTCATTTAATTTTCCTATTATTTTAGAAATTGATTTAAATACTGGTTTAGCCACATACTTAGCCCCACTCTCAATTTCAGATTTAAGTGTAATGAGTGCAGTAAGACCTGCTATAGCGCTAACCAGCTCAAATCCAGTAAATTCCATATTTAATTCAAGATCATCGTACATATGGGTATTTATATCCATAAAAGTTTCATTATATTCACCTTCAAGATATGAATCAATTAACCCATATGTAAGTTGATATTGTTTATATTTATCTAAATTAAACAACTCTATATATAGTTCTGGAAAATCTAATTTAACTTCATGAATTGTATCTATGATTGATTCATACAATTCAAATATAGCATCATCTTTATTTTTCCAAATCGAATACTTTCCAAGTTCAAAATCATTATAATATCCTTCACATAAAGTTTTAATAAATTTTTGATCCATACATATTACCTCGTATTATCTGCATGTTAATTTTAGTTGTGCTTCAATTTTAGTCCCTATACTATCTGTAGCAGATATTATTTTTTCAATATGGTTTCTTTTTTCACCTTGTAATGCTGGAAAATGATCGAGATTAATATCACCTCCGATATTAAATCCTTTATCATTCATAAAACTTTCAATCTGTAATACTGCTGGTTTATTCGAATATCCTAAACAATGTTGACTATAACATGTAGACAGATTAAGTAAAAGATCTAAACTTCCAAGATCAAGTTTAAGCCCAATACCAAACATCAAACTCCACAATCCAAACTCAAATGGATCAAAAATACATTCAAATACATTCGATGCATAATCCCAAAGAAGACTTCCAGCAACTTGTGGAAATTTACTAAAATCCAGAGTTGGTATTTGAGCCAATTTTGTTAAATCAAATGCAAATAAATCAATCACACTTCCACCAAGACATGACAATAGTGCTGAAACATCATCAATATTTCCTGAGATTCCACTATCAATAGAATCTCCAAAACTAGTAATTGCATTTATTTTTGCATCTAAACCAAACGGGTCCCATCCAACAATTCCAAAATTAATAAAATCTCCTAAATCATTCATATCAATAGATAATATTTCAAATTGATTATAAAATGGATCTAACCAACCACCCATCATTAATCGCATTTGCTCACATAACCAATTTGCATTGATTGGCAAACTTCCAGTAACGCAATCGGACAATCTATCGATTGCAGTTTCTCCAGCACGATGTATAGCAGTACCTACATTTTCAATAGGTGGCAAACTTGCCCAAACGTCCATGATTATATTCCTTTTAATTATAAGATAATATAGATAATAGATGTCTATATTATCTTATAACCTAATTATTATTTATTACCACGAATTCGTTCAACACCACTATTAATTTTTGGAGCCAATCCACCACCCCATACTTTATTTTTAATAAAATTGCCAATTTTTGGAAGTGATATTTTTGGAAATGATATTGCAGGTTTTGATGATCCAAATCCACTCTGAAATGATTTCCATTTACCACCATCGATACCTTCTAAAACTAATTGATTAATATCACTCATATTTTTATTCTCCTTATAATTCAACTCTAGTTCCATCTGGTACTGCTGGTTGCGGTACATAATCTTCAGATGGAGGAAGCTCCTGTGTTTGAAATATTGGTTCTTGTTGTATAATAGTTGGTGGAAGTTCTTGTGTTTGAAATATTGGTGTAGTTGGAATTAATTGAGGTTCTACAATTGGAATAGTAGATGTTACTCCTGGTATTCCAGCTCTAACTAATTCTATTGGAACTTCAATTTCAAGATCTGGATCGGAATCAACTTCAACATCTGAAGCATCTGAATGAACTATTGCAGGATTATTTTTAAATAATGCAACATTAATTCGTTGAGTTACCGAATATTGAACTGCAAGATCAAACCAATAGTGAAATTCTGGTTCGTCTCGATATTTTATGAAAATATTCCGTTCCATAAATTTTGGACTTTTCCAAAGAACAGCCTTTGTTTCCGGATCATATACGGTCAATACTTTAGAATTACCAGACGTAGATACGCATAATGGATAAACTAATTTCTTTTCATCTTTCCAATACTTTTTTTCAGTTCTAGTTAATTCTCGTAGAAAATAGTATTCACTATATAATGGAATTACACCCCAGTTTTTATCAAATACTAATGGTATACTATATTGTGATGGTGCTAATTTATTCTTTTCTGTATATACGTTAAGTACCCAACCATCTATTCCAAGGGGATCACTTGGTTTTAATTGAGTACTTTTCGATAAAAATAACCATTGTCTTAAATTATGTTGAAGTGCAGATACTGCAGTTGCAGCTTTAAAATTACCAAAATCACCTACAGTTTTCTCATTTGTTGAAGTTTGAAACCTAGTTTCAATTTTCATATTTGCTCGAACTTGGTCGATAGTGATAAGAGTGACCCGTTGCATTGATATTATTTGTTTTAATTTTGATAAATTTAAAGTTAACTCACGGGCTTTAACGTTATATTCAAGAAAGATCGTAACTCTTTCTTCGGGAATTATCCCTGCTATATATTTCTATATAGACTAGACTATATCTTTATCCAGATAGGTTCCATGCGGTACAATAATATAATCACCTGCTAAATGATTATCTGTACGTAAACATCGTTGTATTATAAATTTACCAAGTCCTAATTTAGCATTTATTAGTTTTGTAATTGTGGGAAATGTATTAATAAATTGTTTAGTTTTAGAATCATATAAATCTATTGCTCTCCATCCACGGTTATCGAGTCGACGCAATTTAACATCATCTCCATGATATGCAAAAATATAACCTTGACATGTTAGTTGATCTTGAGTACAACACCCAACTATAGTCGCTAAACACACATTGATTGATTTTGCAGCATTTTTTACAGATTCAAAGGTTTTAATGAATGTTCCATCTAAAGAATACATATCAACCTTAACTTTATGTTCATCTATAAATGCATTAGGTTTGGTATTATGAAGACAAAAAATATACCCACCTATGCTTTTCATTTTACCATTAACTACAGACCAAATATTTGTAGAATGGACATTTAATTCTCTGGAAGCTGATTCCATAGATTCATATGTATTAATAAATTGTAATTCTTTATTATACACATCAATTTTAATACCATATCTACTGCATCCTTCTCCACCTAAAGTAGAATTATATCCTTTACAATCTGAGAAACCAACATATGTTCTATATAATCCAATATAATCAGTTTCAACTTCAAGTAATTCACTTTCAGTAATTGGATAATTTGTATAATCATCAACATGTTCAATCACAAATGCATCAGTTCCATATTTTCGAATAGCTCTATGAAAATAAAATTCATATCCTATAGAATTTTCATTATGGCTTTCATTAATATGATGATTTAATCGATTGTTAATAGATGTAATTGTCTTTCCAATATATCGATTATTATTAATTGTATTTCTGATAATATAAATAAACATTAATTCTCCTAATATTGCTCTGGATACTTTGCGCTTCCATTTCACTTGAAATGTACTCCCTTCCGGGATAGTCGTTGAACCTTCCCCATATAAGTTAGCAGCTTATTTCTAGGGGGTTGGCTGCTGATTTTCCAATTCAGATAATTTTTGACTCTCACGCTTGCCGTTTCCAGCTACGTTGTAGTTTATCTGACTCTAAGGACGTTCCAGCAATTCACAAAGTTTTCGACATATATTACTATATGAAGGGCCAAAAAACTAGCCTATTATCTCATTTGGGTCAGTTGCTGCGGCATCCTTACTACTTGGAGTGGCTGCAATGGAGTCCCATATGATCATCATCTTAAATTCTCTTCCAGTTCGATTTTGAATATCAACTTTAACTTCAATGAGTTGAGTCATCAATTCAAAAACTTCTTTAACATTCAATTCTAATGGCTTATTAAGAAATCTCTTAGGATCAATACCAAAATTAGCAATACGAGTAGTTATATCATGATATGCAATGCTAGTATCAATCTCAACATTTGCCATTGTTGGATCACCACCAGAAGCTTCCTCAATATTAATATATACAACAACTGCAGATTCATGTGTTCTTAAAAATGAAGCTGCAAATTGCAATGCTATTGTACTTTTTCCAGTTTCAGGTGTACTTGAAAGTGCAATTGGAGCACTAGATGAAAATCCACCTCCAAGAAGAGCATCTAAAGTTCTTACACCAAAAGGAGTTATATATGGTGGAGGAGGAACTGCATGACCAAACTTAACAGTAATTAGTTTATCCATTGCAGTTTTAAGAATTTCAGAATGTGACATTGGGGTGGCCATTATTTTAAACTCCCTGTAGATTTCTTTGAATTTGATAAATTAGATAAATTATTAAGATTTGTTGAAGCATTTGATAAAGAAAATTTAAGAGATATATGTAAACCATCTGTGGGTAATTTAAGTCTAAGCAAAGTTGGTCGATCTGTAACTCTTTGAAATCCAACTGATTTTAATAATGATTCTACATTTTCATCAATAACATGTAGAGAGATATATAAATGGGTTACATCTTTTAATACTGCATTTGAAAATAATTCTTTAAATAATTCTTGAATATAGTCTGGAGATCTATACTTTTCAACTAATCCAAAATTAACTATACCATCTTTTGAATTAGATTTAACAAAACATTCAATAAATCCAACATCTCGATTATGTAATGTTAGAATATATCTAAATTGCGAATTATCAAATGTATTTCTCGATCCTAATAAATCTTTAAATTTTCCTACAGCTACATAAAATCTCCGGACTTGGGATAATTCATTTCCGGATATATGAGTATTTGCATCCATATGATAATTCTCCTAAAGTTTAAAATCTGGATCTTCATTTAATTGCATTATTGACTCTTTAACTTTATTGGATTGAATATCATTTTTCCCAATAACTTCAGTTAATTGATGTAACATTGTTGCTAAAGTTGCCGGGGTTAAGGTTTGTTTCGACATATCATTTGTATCGACTCTATGAATATCAATTTCAGTTAATTTAGAAAGTTTTAATTTAAGATCATCTTGTTCTTTTCGGTATCTCTGTTTAAGATCCATACATTTAATATATAAATCTTCATACCTAGCATTAATTTCCATACATGTATTCATAAGCTGATAATACTGTCCTTTTTTTCCTGCATTAGGATCCGATTTAATCAACTGTTTGATATTATCAATTTGACTTGTTAAATTGATAATAAATTGTTGGATATGAGACATCCGATTATCTATATGTGTGATATCCCGTTCTAAATTAGTAAAATATGTAGAAAACTCATCTCTAATTTTATCTCGATGAGTTTTTTCTTCTTCAAATTTCTTTTCAGCCATTAGGAATCTCCTCGGAAGATAAGCCAATATCATTCAATACCAAATTAAGAAATTTTTGTAATTGATCGATAAAATTATCCCCATAAATACTAATTGAGGTTAATGTTGAAATATCATAATATTCTCCAGTGACTAATGAATTTACTAAATTTTCAGTAATGCGTTTTAATACTGGAATTATGACATCTTTATTGATTATATTTTTGAATCTATTATATAAGGTATCATATATAGCATTATTTAACTTAGCAACATCATTATCTTTAAATGATGACGTTTCAGAAATAACATGAATCGATTTCAATAATCTATACATCATAGGTAAATGATTTTGGAGATATTTGGTGTCATAATAATTAGTATTAAAGTGAATAAGAGATACTCTATTATGTGCAATTTGATATGATTTATTTAGGGAGAATAAATATAATCGTTGAACTTCATTAGGTACAATTATATTTCTGATCTTATTATATTGATCTGAAATATGTTGTACAGAATTAGATTCATTACACATCATTTTTAATTGAGCTAAATATATTGCTTCGACATAAATTTGGTATCTTTGAGATGGAAAATGTGTTATATCATTAAAGTTTAATAATTTATCTAATTTATCTTGAGTTTCATCAGATGCTTTGGATTTTAAATAAAAATAAAACATTCGATAAATAACTGTAGAATATAATTGTTCTACATCTTGCAATTCAAGGGGATCAAACTGTAATATTATATTTCGAATAAATAGATAAAGAATATCATTTCTAATAATACTAGGATCAATCTGTTGCATTTCCATAATATATTCCATAATATCATGGCTTTTAGATTCAATTTTTTCATATGTATTACGAATAGACCTATGAATTAATCGACGAGCATTAATAAGATGTTTAGCACATGCTGACATTAAATTAGGAATGAAGATGTCTATAATAAATTTCTCAGGATCAATATGCAATGTTGACTTATTATATCTAATTAATAAAATACCCAACATATGTAATAGATACATTTGTTGAATTGCATTATTATGTTTCAATACTTTAGGGCAACTGACTGTAAATAGTTGTTTAAAGAATTCAGGAAATGAATTATTAACTACAATTTTCTCTCCAATTGTTTTATAATTCTTTTGAATTTTCAGTAATCTGTCTAATTCAATTCTAATAGTCTGATTAAAAATCTCATCAAATATTTCTAAGGATCTATCATCATAACTCTTACTTGAGAATGCTAATGCAATTTCACAAGATTCGACTTCAGGTATATTATTTATATAATCATTCAGATACATCCAGACCCCTTATAAATTAATGTCCCCATATTTCAGGGGACATTATTAAAAGAACAAATATATCACACTTATTTAATATATGGTTCATCACCAAGGGAATTTTTAACATTTGTGCTTTTTATTACAGAACTATCATTGGCTTTTTTTACAGCAGTCATTGCATGATCAAACATCTTACCAGCTCCAAGTTTAACAACAGGAGGAGTACCACCATTATCTGGATTAGGATTAGAAGGGCTTGTATTTCCGAGAGGAAGTTTTTCATTAGCAAAACTGGATTGATCCGTCCCATATGTTTTTTCAACTTTCTGAGCAGAATTATATTCTACTCCACCAAGATCACCACGATGTCCATCTGATTTATCATATCCTGGCTCGCCAAATAATTTATCATTAAGCATATCACCACCACCAACCAACCCTTTTTGTTCTAAAATTGCATTTGTTACAAGATCATTGATGTCCATTATATATCTCCTTATATTTAACAACTAATTAAATTTTTATTATAGAATTTCTTGAACTCGACCAACTTGACCATCTGTTAATCTAACCTTAATTCCTCTAGTATGTTTTGGTGATTTTGTTAATAATTTATCAACAATCCCAATAACTCTCCGATCAGTACCTTGATCCTTTTTGAGAACGATTGAAACTTTAGCTCCTGGATAAATGTTTTTACCTCGGGTATGAGATTCTAAAACTAATTGATTTATATCCATATTCATTTCTCTTGTTTAGACCAATCATATTTCATAATTTTATATGATTCAGGACCAGTCAATCGTTTGTTGAACTTAGATCTATCAAGTTCTCTCCAAGAAAATCCTTGATCTCTAAGTTTTTGATATTTCAATGAATATTGTGCCATATTAGAATGGACTAAATTGACAATATCGATTATATTTTTATAAGGGCCACTTATCCCCTTATACTTTTCAAACGAATGTTCAAAATAATTCCATCCACCATCAACTTTATATATAACAAATAAATGTGTTGATATCTTATATTGTTGGATATATATGAGTTTACATTTATACCCATGAGATGTAAGATGATCATATGCAAGAAGAGCTTGTTCATAACAAGTTCCAATTTTATATTTTTTGACATCTGGTGGCAATAATAATCTATAATCTTCCCACCATGTATCAAATGTAAAATATTTCTTATATGATTTATCCATCCATCCATATTCAATACAATCCATCCAACGAAGCAATTCATTTGGAATTGTATTGTTATTAGTTATGGTCATTTTAGTCCCTTACATTTAATTACAAAATCAGTATGCTTTGATGAACCACCATTATAAAGATCTTCAGTATGAATATCAACTGTTATAAAATGTGGATCTAATAAATTATGTAAACTGGTTAATGAGTGGTAATTATTATGCATATCCAGATAATTTCCATGACTATAACATGGAGTTTCTGCAATCAATATACAATCTGGATTTAATTTACATTTAAACTTATTAAAAAATTCACACAATTCAGCATTTGATACATGTTCAAGAACGTCAATCATATATGCAATATCAAATCCAGTTTCTATAATTTGATCAATATCAGTTACTGCTAGTTCATATAATTGAATATTTAAATTCCCAATATGTTGTTTGGCAAATTTTAATGCAGATGGACTATAATCAATACCACAACATGACTTCGCTCCATTCTCATAACAGTATTTCAATACTTCTCCACGTCCAAATCCAATATCAATAATAGATTTATTTTTAAAATCTACTAAATTTGCAGATTCAAATTTTCTATGACCAACCCCACCTTGATTGAATTCTTTAGCTCCATCAACACCACCAATTACTTTATTTGCATATTTTGAATATCCACCTAAATAGTAAACATCATCATATTGCCAAATAATGTCTTTTGAATTAATATCAACTTTTGTCATTTAATTATCCTTTTAATATCATCTCGCTAAATAGAAATCCAATAATGAAGATTTAAAATTACCATACATGTTAATTGCCCAAACTTTTTGCCACATTTTATTTGGAAGTTTAAAGTACCTAAGTATTGGTCCAATACAATTTCGTCCAATCATTTCATATAATTGTCCAGTATAAAGATCAATCTTTGAATCTCCAATAATTAAAATATGTATTGCCTGATCCATATTAAATGGTTTCGATTCAAAAAATTTTAATGTCTTTTCATTAACTTTAATATTTCGATCATTAATTATGGTTTCCCAATCATAAGTACTAAGTGGAAATGCCATATCTATTGGTCTAGTATTAAATACATAATATCGATCTCTAATAAATTCAACTACAAAATGCCAAGGTAAATACATTTGAGATTTCGAACCGTATAATTCAGAATAATGCGATTGTACTTGAGGTAAATCAAATTTTGCAGTATCTACAATTGGCAATGGAATTGGAAATATTGGATGATTGATTGTATCTGAAATAATTATACCTTTTGGTCTAGATTTTAATTTATTAACATCTGATTGAGAGTCTGTACTGATTAATTTAGATTGATATTGACTTTTTATAGAAAGACTTTCATTAATCATCTCCTTTGTAGTTTTAATATCTATAATTCTTTGTCCCTCACTAAAAATCCCAAATAGATTATCATCTGACCAATCAGTAGATATATACATTATATATTAGACCTTTATTGTTTATCAAATGTAAATTTCATTACACTAAATAATGTAGTAATTATAATAAATAGAATTCCAATAATCCAATAGAATTTATGTAATGTATCAATACCACTCCGAATTATTGGTATATCCGATTGTATTACTGGATTTATTTTATCAATTGCATCTTTAATGTGTTTAATATCAGTTACTGAATTCTGTATAATTTCAAGCCGTTCAGCTATATTTGGAATTTTATCACACAATGAAATGGCATCGTGGACCTTTCCTTTAGTTCGTATTAATAGATCTTCAAATTTCTCTAATTCTTTTAAAATTAATTTAATTTCAGAATCTTGCAATCTAGCACAAATTGAGTTGTTTTTAATTTCATCGAAACTATCTAAAGATTGACTTTTTAATACATCAATAGTCTGATCTGTCGTTATAGACGCATTGACTAATTCAGATATCACATCTTTAAGATCGGTTAATCCTAAAAATAATTTATCATCAGAATCTTTAATTTGTTCAATTAACAACAAAAATAATTTTTCTGTCAAATCAGACATAATAAACTCCTTATCTTGTCCGTATAGTTCTCACAATATCCCTTGCTGAAGATTGTACATCTTCTAAATTAATAGAAGTTTTTCTTTTTAGAGCCGCTAATGAATTGACTATACGGTTATATTTATCTTCAGTAATGTCAGAATTATATAATTTTTCACATTTAAGGAGTTTTTTCGATATAATGCTAATTTGAGTTTTAAGTAAATTATTTGCAGATTGTAAATCTTCAGTCTTCAATAATAAATCATTTCGATCAAGTGCATGTTTTGCTATTTGTTTTAATAATTGTGGATTACATTCTGCATCCAAATATATAAATTTAGAATCGAGTTCTTCAGTTAAACCTGATGAATCTTTAGCATCAACTATGACTTTTAAACTCGATGATTGTAATTTATTAATATGATTATAGATTTCAATCATTGAAAATTGCCGAATATTTTCATAATTTATAGTTTTTAAAACTGTCAATTCATTAGGATTAGATACATTAACTTGTTTAGTTAATGTTGATTTAACTTTAAATATTTTTGGGTTCAGGAATATCGTTGTGAATTTATTATTATAGTTCAATAATAACGAAGTTGCATTATCCAATGTTTTTGAAATTGATATCTTAAATCCTAATGGTTCTAATACTTTACGAATTTTTCCACAAACTAACATATCATCATTAATAATTAACATGTTATTAGAATGAATATCCATATTATTCTCCCTGGTTCAATTCTAATAATATATTATGAAATGTAACAACGTATACATTTATAAAATATTACATTTTCATTGAACGAATTAAACATCCATCCGCAACGGCATTAAGTTGGTCTTTAGCTGTACGAACTTCAGATATTGTGAATGGAAAATCATAATTATTAAGAATTTTAACAACGGCATCTGTGAAACCATCAGCTTTAGAAGTTCCACCAGATAGAACCATTGGAAGTTCAGATGGAAATTCAGATTCGATAGTATTTAATTGTCGAATGATACTATCTGTGGTGTATGATATTAAACTATTATAATAATGGATAATTGGTTCTTGAATTCGCCAATTCTTCTTAGGTCCAGTTTTATAATCAGTCAATGTAAAGTTCTTGGATTCTTTAATCTGAGTAATTCGATTAGGAACCATTCCAATCGCACTACTTGCCATTTGATCTATCCAATCTCCTCCACGTGTTAATGAAAAACTTAAAATTGGAATTGATCTGAATACTAGTGCAACATTTGTCATTCCAGCACCAAAAGAAATTCCAATACCAGAAAAATCAGAATCCCCACATTCAGAATATACAACTGCTACCGCTTCATTAATTGGTTTAGCAATATATCCTAATTGTGTAATTATCCGACCAAATACTCTCTCATGATAAAGAACATCAGTTTCAGAATCAATTGGATTTGCTGGAATTGAATAATAACAAATACTTCCAGGTGTACCTTCTCCAATCAACTCTTTAACCAATACAGTTAAAATATCAATTGAATCAATTTCAGAACTACTAATCATTCCTTTATACATTGGACGACTTACTGGTAAATTAAACATATTTGCAATTATATATGCATCTTCAGAAAGAAAATAAACAGAATCATCAAATTTAACATGAGACATTCGAGATAAATCTAAAGAATCAACATCACCCTTATCTGTTTTCAAAAATACATTTCTAAGACCTTTAGTTGTAATATCTCCATTAACCATTTTACTTGCAATTAAATTCATTGTACCAACATCTAAACCACAATGAATAGTCTTAATTATAGGCTTATCATTTTTAACCCCCACATTATTCTGATTAATTTTGTCACTTTCTTTATTAAGAGAATTCATGGAGTCCGCTGCTGTATTAATTTCGCTTTCAGTATCCATAACCTATCCTTTATTCTTTAATTGTGTTAATTGCTTTGCTACATCTGCTAAATTCCGCATAGGAACTGATGTTTTAGTTTGTCGAATATTGCCATTAGCTTCATTGATATTGACTGATGGAATAAATGAATTATCCATTAACGGCGATTTTGGTATTAATTGATCTGGTTTTGGAGAAGTTCCTGGTTTTGGATAATTAATTTTACTATTAATATCATCTCGTATATCTCCAGCACCTATTATTGGTTGGTTTTGAGTAATATTTAATGTTTGTATTTGTGACTCCATATTAGCCAATCCAGTAACAACTGCAGTCATGATTCCAGTAAGTTGAGATAAATTATCTGCAGTTCTTTTTTGAATATCATATTGGCCACAAAGTATACAAAATCCATCTTGCCATTGAACTTTATTACATCCAGGAGTTTTACATATTCCAGATTTATGAGCGACCATATTAAATGCCTTACGTAATAAATTAGAGATCATTTCTTATTTTTGGATGAAAGATGTCTATAAAATCAGATCTACCTAAACTTAACTGCATTTTAGTTAATTTGGTATTATCTACACTGTCATATATAAATACAAACTCATAAACATTCCCATCAGAATCAATAGTTGAAGATTTGAATTTACCATATGGCATTACACCAACATATGGTCCAATATTAATTGTAGGTGTATTCTCTTCATTATTTGGAATATCAATAAAGCTAAACCAAGAACATAACCAATTATACATTTGGGATTTATCTGAAATAAGAACATATGCTTCACTATTTGGTTTCCAGCATTGAAGGACATAATTCTCAAGTTCTTTAAATTCTTCAGTTTCAAATATAGGATTTTTAGACATTATGATTCCTTATTATTTAGGGATGACATCATTAGCTAGACGATTACTTGCATCTTCTCCACTTCTCAAATCAGAAATATCGAGAACTTTTCTAACCTCGGCGGTAACATTCAATCTTTGTTGACCATTTTCATAATTACTAATACATATTGGATTTATACTATCCAATTCAACAACTGCAGATTCAACCATTTCATTTATATTCATAATAACCCTCATATTCATATCATTAAAATTTCTCCACAATATTCAGCACCAAATACTGTAAAAAAATTAGCTAAAATTACACGATGACAAAATTCATTTGCTGGACAAAAACATACAAAAACAACAGTCTTTAAATTAAGAATTCGGTTCCACTCAGCCTGATTATTAGTATATGATTTTTCCATTAAAGATTTATATTGATTGAAATATGATTCTTGAGATAACCCATGATATTTAAATCCATATACCAATTCTTTTGTAGGGGCAAATACACTATTGCTTTTATATGTAATATCTAATCGATCTTCTCCACGATATTTAAATTGAGCTGTTGAGATGCGAACCATATAAATAACCTCCTTGAAAAATACCGATGTAGTGTGGACTACATCGGTATTATGAATAATTAGTTATTTCGAAGCTCTAATCGAACTTGCATTAATATATTACCTAAAACATTTTCACCTACAATTAATGCACATTTAGGGCATTTGCAATTACCAAAATGATTATCGTGCCAATAATTTCCTTCTTCAATAAATTCATCATTGGTATTTATTAATTTGGATTTAAGAGGTTGATACATAAATTTTTTTCGAACTAATTCTATCATGATGTTGTTTTTTATCTTATCCCAATCTCGTCTTATTTGGATTTTATGTCCTAAATATTTACTTTCTTTGGGAGTTTTTGCATTTCTAATTAATTCACGATCCAATAATGAACATGCTTTAGTTGCTTGGAATGCATGCTCAACACTAGAATATTCATAACCATCTTGTAATATTATACATGGGAAGAAATTACTTAAGAATGAGTATTCATATTTAAATTGATTTATCATTAGCAACACCATCATTATCTTGATATAATTTTCTATTTAATTGATTTCTCTGAGTAAATTCTTTACATAAATCTTCGTGGAATTCTTTAATTCGAGATAGATATGTTTTTGATGGAACTGAAGTTGATATTTTAGTTTTTTCATTTTCAAGAAATGTTACAGTATCATATGAATATCGTATTCCATATTCAGATAACATCTTTCGTTTAACATCATCGATCGCCAAATCATAAATACATTGTGGCATCGATCCATATTTAGTTTTAATTAATCCAGTAAGCGAACCATCCTGTTTTGAATTATCTTCACTTCTAAACCAATATATATTTTTATCAGATACACTAGTATGAATTCTATTTTCTGATTGATCTTCAGCTATATCTTCTGCATTGTTCCATGGATTTGCTAAATTAAAACCATCATAATCACCATCATATTTAATTGTAACATTTCCATTACTAAATGATTCGATTATTGCTGGTTGTTTATGAAACCAAATCAATCTTCCAATCTCTTCATCGATATTTGCAAAATTAAATGGATGTTCTGGCATTGTTATTGTCAATTGTTGAATCTTAGATATAATATAATTAAGGTCATTAAAGGAAGATTCAAAAACACATTTTTTATTACATAATAATCTAGCAAATCCAAACGATCGAATGGTTGATTTATGGAGTTTATTATCTTGAGATATATTAATATCCCAACATATTCGATTTATTCCTAAGTCAATCCAAGGAATCCATTCAAATGAAGGAATTCTCACCTCGACATCTGAATTACTCACCTCATCAACAGCATCATATTTCAACCACAGATGATTATCACAATTATTAAGCCTTCCGTAATCATGAGTTTCATTAGGTCGTCTATATACAGACATTAATTTCTTATGCACAAGTACAGAATAGACTTTTTGAATTCCCTGAGCTTTAAATTGGGTTTCCATAAAAGAATCATATTCTTTAATAAAGGATTCATAGGAATGACAATCATCTTCATCAGTAAAATCAATTTTTTCAATATCAAAATCAGGAAACATAATATATCCTATTTAGTTAAGTATAAATTATTCTTCATAATCAGTCAGAGTGATCGAACTTAATTCAGATACTGGAGTAACTCCAATCGTACATGTTTTTGCTTCAGAATCTATGCCTGGACCAGATGTGCATCTGAACATAGATGGATTCCACCCAAATTCTTCATATGCACTACCATCATTATTAAATGGAACAAATATATCTCCAGTTGTTAGTTTAGATGCTTTTACTGGAACCCATTTAAACCAAGGAGAGCGACCTTCAACTCCAGGAGGATCTGCTGGTTTATCAGGATCGATTATCACTAACTTAATTAAACGATGACTTTCCATTATTTATATTTCTCCATAAACATTTGAGTTCTAGCTTTGGCGAGTGTATTATTTTGAAGCTTCTGTTGCATTTGTGAAGCATAGCGTTCACTCATAGATCCAATCTCACGAAAAATAAAACTATTAACTTGTGGATCAGCAATATATTTTATTAGATCAAATAAAAAGAACATTGGAGGTGCAGCTCTCCCTTGTAATTTAAGTTTAGAAATTCCACATTCAGTAATTAATTTTTCAACCTCAAGAACTGATAATAAACATGAACTAGATACACATCTATCATATGTATTTGTTCTGCGTGGGCATAATGATTCTCTATAATTGTCATTATTATCTAAATGATTTAATGCTAAATTACTTAATGAATCATAATGGGCTTTTCTTAAAGTACAGTCAGATAAGCAATATTCATTTACTAAAATTTCAAGAGTATCACAATTCAATCTTTTAATTAAATTATATTTTCGATTTGCCTTTGGTGGTAAAACAACAATATCATATTGATCTTGTTTAGCGCTAAGATAATCATAATTATCATTATCTGGAATACAAGAATGGATTGTCTTAAATCTAGGAAAATTGGTTTTAATATAATCAAACATACAATCTTGAGAAATGATTATAGATACATTTTCAACTATCGAATCTAATGCTTTTAAAATTTGATTGCCATAATCATCTTGCAAATGGGAAGGATTCAATAAATGATTACTACATACTAAACTAAATCCAACATTAAGAGAATTGTATAATTTTAAAATTCGCTCAATCTCAGATAACTTAACATTATCTCCACCAGAAACTCGTCCACTATTCCAAATTAGATTATTGAATGAATCATATACCCATTCAATTTTTCCTCTCATAGAATTGTGAGTTTTATAATGATTAAGAGTTTGGGAAATAATACTTTCATGTCGGATGGCACCTGCAATTCTCCAAGTTACATTTGTATACATAGAATGTCCTTTTATTGAATATCAATTATCTAATAATATTGATGTTAGAATTTCCTCAAGTTGATCGAAATGTGTATATGGTATTATAACTAATTTCGTCGAATATGTAGACATATATTCGCGTTTAATTCGGTCATGATGTAATGTTTGGTAATGAACTTTTTTTGCATTGAATCCTTTATTAACAGGAGAATAATGGTGTTCTCCTTGATATTCAATACATAAGTTAATTTCAGGTAAATAAAAATCAAATCTTAATAATCCACCTTTTAATCCAATGCATCCTGAAAATTGTTGTTCTTGTATATATTTAATATTTTTTGAATCTAGAATTTCGGCAATTCTTTTTTCACCTTTAGATACCCGTTTACCATTATGATATCTTCGTTTTCGCCGTATCCGTTGAGAAGTTTGAGTCATTGTGATTGACCTATAATTAAATTTATGAAATATTTGATATAGATATTAAAATTCTAACAATAACAAAAAGGAGATATTGTTTATGAAATCAATAAAGAAATTAAGATGTGGGAATGATATTAAACTATTCCTTCCAACGGTTAGTGATGATTTTATTCTAAACAAGGAGACAATCATGGAATATATTACACAGGATGAAACAAAGGTATTTATAAATAAGTATGAATTTTCAGATAATTTTCAGATTCATTGGAATTTAATTCCTAATTATTATCTATTTAAAGAAATGATTGAAGATGAAGATTTTCTAGGAATAGTATCTGGGGTTTTTGATATTGAAGTGACAATATGAGGTTGGGTAACAGGACATATTATTGTCCTGTTACTTTTTTTAACTAACATATTGAAATCCATCTGGAGGTGGAACTATTTTAGTAGGAGATACTTCATATCCAGATATAAAAAAATAAACATCTCCATTTGGTTTAATAATTGCAGCTCCATATGGATTATGTAATATATTATCAACATGAAATGCTACAGTTCCATCTGGATGGGTTTCTTTTTTTATTGGTTTCAATACACCATTATCATCGGTAAGTTTTAAATTAGACATGATATTTATTTTTCCAGTATGCTATCTACAATTTGTATTGAAGGGCGAACACCAAATTGGTGCATATATTGTTTAACAAAGATTTCTTTTCGTTCTTGATTATTTGAATTTTTAAAATTCGGATCATTCTTCATTGCCTGAATAACCATATCATTAATTTGCTGCTGTTGCTGTTCTTGTTGTTGTTGCTGCTGCTCTGGAGTTTGTGGTTGCTGTTGATTCGGATCTTGTTGCTGTTGATTCGGATCTTGTTTTGGTTTTGGTTTTGGTTTTGGTTTTTTTCCAGAAGATACTCCACCATTTGATCCAACATGAATATGAATATCTTGTTCAATAAATAGGGAATTGTTAACTAGATCATTAATTGATTTGATAATAGTCACCTATATTTTAATTTACAATCACATCTGGAGATCCTTGAGCTTGTGTGGATCCACAACTAACATCATCTCCAATAGTTTGTATATATTTACTATTAGAATAAACATCATGAACCCCAACATTAGATCCACTATGACATGAAGATCCACATCGATGAACTGGTCTTGTGTCTGAATATCTCACAACATGAATCTTATTAGCAAATACATCTTTACTCCAGGATGAACTCGCTCTTGGAGAAAAACAATGGCCACTACAAACATCTGAACGTCGAACTACTCCTGGCATATATCCTCCTTATATATAAAATATAATAACTGTTTATTTATACTTGTTATATCTATATTTTTTTTATCATGATAAAGGACTATTATTTAAATAAAAAAATTAATTAGGCGCCCCAAATGATAAAGTTGCCCAAAAATGATTAAGTGTAAGCTCGCATGGATATTTATTAAATTTTCTAATAATTAAAATGCAATCTGGTCCATGCATTGAACATAACTTACACTTATTAGACATATCACCATTAATTGTAGATTGAATTTTAGATGCAACAGATTTAGTTGATATGTAATAATTAGCATTAATCATGCCTACAATCAATTCAAAATCATTTTTTGCACCGCCAATATTACTCAATATTAATCCAATAGTCCTAAAAGCCAATTTAATAGCATGAATGGTGATGTGGAATATATTTATAATTAATTTCAATATATATTTTTTAATATCATATATACATTCTATAATCTGATCTTTAATATCAATTTTATTCAACAATCTATGCATTATAAATTCTCCTTTAATAAAAAAAAGGGTATGAGTCTCAGACATATATCATGTCTGAGACTCATCTCTAAACTTCGTTGGAGGCAAAGGTATAGAGATTACCTACATATATCTGTATGAAATTTAAGAAAATGCCTATAATTATGATAATTTAGACTCGAGCTCTCCAATTCGTTTATTCATATTATTGATGATATTTTCTAAGACTTGAAGTTTAGTAAGTGCATGATTATCTCTATTGCGAGAATTTTCAATTGCAGCTTTAGATGCAGCTCTTAAATCCTCAAGTTGGATATTATCTGTCTTTCTTAATTTTTTTGATTTTCCAGAATTTAACCAAATATTATTCTCATATGAATCAATAGTAACTGGCTTATTAAGTGTAGTTAGATTGAATTCACCTTTAGTTTCAATAATCAAATCGGAAGTTAGATTAAAATTTATACCACCATCAAAATTAATAGTGAGTGGAAACTCTGAAGAATTTTTAACTAAGATAGTGTTAGTATCTTTATCAAATGTAAGTGTAATAGCACCACCATCTAAATTAAATGCAAGAACATCAGTTGTCATAAAAAATACCTATATACTTAGAATAAATTAATAAATCCATAAACATGAGCCCGACTATCCCATGGGCGAATTTTAATATATGCATTTTGTTTAGCAGCATCACTAGCTGTAATTGTCTTACTACCACCACCAGATGCACCAATAGTTAATTTATCAGTAAGTGCAAATTCAATATGTATAATCGTTTCAGATGTTGCACTTTTCCAAAAAACTAAACATCCTGGAGTAACTTTGGAAACCTTTTTATCTTTGAATTTATCCCAAATACTTTGGGCATTCCAATCTCCAGTCCTTGGTAGCATACCAACTGAACGCAAAATTTCAATACAAAACCCGCTACAATCAAATCCACTAGGATCATCACCACCCCAAATATAAGGTAGTCCAAGATATGATTCAGCAACCATAGTAGCAATCTCAAGATTAGTTTTCATTTTTAGTTCTCCTTAATAGTTTATTTTTGTAATAACTTGGCATCAATGATGTCGAGTTGGGCTTCATATTCATCAATTTTAATTTGGTTATCAGTAATTAATCCAAATAAAATATCGGATTTATCACTCGACAGGGTTGTTGATTGATTAAGAGTTGATAAATCTAAATTTGCATCTGAAATAATATCACATGTAGAATCAAATAATACATTAATACTACCACCTAAAATTCTAACAATAATTCCAGACCCACTTAAATTCATAACTGATAACTTATTTAATGCTTCATCAAAATTAACAGAAATTGTAGAATCGATTTGTCTTTTAGATAATAAATAATTGTCTTTAAACATAATATGTCCTAAATTTGAGTTAAAATAATATTTATTCGATTTTGAAGTTCTATAATCTTAGCATTTTGTTCATTAATTAAACTTATTAATAATGAAAATAAGTCTCCAGTAATCAAAGTTGTTGTAGATGATGTGTTGATAGTTAATTGTTTATTATCATCAACATAACATGGAAATTCTAAAAATATATTAAATTCTCCAGATAATTCAATAGTTATCGTCTTTTTATGATTATTTACTATCGAAAAAACTCTAGTATTTGGATCGAAATATCCATCTATATTTTTAGATAATGGAGTTTTAGAAATAACATATCCATCTTTAAACATATCATAATATATCCTTTATATTATTTAATCTTAAGTTTCTTTTTTATTAAAGCAATATTGGTATCGATATTTTTCAATGGTGTAGTTTGATTAGATATTCGATCAGATATATCAGTATATCCATCTCCAGAAATTTCAGTTCTTTCAGAAATGGTATTTAAATTAAGTAATGATTCTGCAGTAATTACACAATTATGTTTTAATTTAAAATGAATTTCTCCAATAACAGAAACTACAATTGGTTCACCATCTACATTTATAGCAGTAACTGTTTGAGATTCTGGATCATAATCAAAATCTAAATATTTCATAAAACTAGGTTTATTAACAATCACTCCAGATTTAAACATAGTCCATATCCTAATTTTAATATGGTAATTTAATTCCGCATTTAATAGTACTGAGATAATCATTCCAAGTTACTATAAATGTGAATTTTGGAAAAGTAAAATCTTTCTTTTGTTTTTCTACTGGAACACAACATGATGTGATTTGTGGTTTAGGTTCATTCCAAAATTCTTCATATTCTTCATCATTACAATTAAATGAAAGTCCAGCTGGAAGAGTAAATGCATTGCGTAATCGAGAAAATAATTCTGGATCTTTATCTAAAACAAAGTTTCCAAGAGATTCGACTTGAAATAAACAATCAACTTTATCAACATCAAAATCACTAATTAGAAAATCTCGTCCATAAATTAGATCATTACAATCTAAATCCTCAGGTGGTAAATTCTTAATAAAATAATTATGAAATTCAGTAGTCAATTTAACTGTATATTCTTCTAATCCAATTCCAAAATAATCAACATTTGGAGATGCCCCTAATGATTTAACATAATCGATCCAATTTAAATATATTAATTTAGAATCATTTTGAGGATGGATTTTTAATTCAGGTGGAACCTCAGGATCATTATTATTAAATGCATATACTTTTCCAAAATTAGGATCAGACAATATTATAGCTGCATAATCAAATTTAGTTCTTGGAGGAAATGTATAATCTGCATATGAAATATATGAATTCCAAGTCATAATAATATCTGGTGTACATGGAATGATAATATTCTTTAACTGAATCGGAGTATTATCCCCGATAATTAGGAAATCCTTTCCATAAACCATCCCATCCCCATCCATATCCAAATTATTTGAAAATTCGTCAACTAGTATTGAAATAAGTTCATTTGCACTTCTAGCTGGAACATATTCATCACTTACTCTCACAGCATAATCTCCTAATCCAACAGTTGATAAGTAATGATTCCAAGAAATATTATGTATATTTTTTAACGGCAATTTTGAAGTATATACAATTTTCTGAATTATCAATGGATGTTTAAATTGATCTTCATTTGGTTTTATTGTATTATTACTTAAATCAAAATCACCATCAAAAACAAAATCCTTTCCATATACCTGATTATTACCATCTGCATCTGTTTTACTTGCCAATTCTTTAATTAATAATTTTGTCATTTCTTGAGGGGTTCTAACAGCATTAATATAATCAGAGGCTGCAATTTTTACAGGATCGTCTTCATCAGTAGATCCAGTAATATCGTCGAGATCCCCAGGTCTAGCATTATCTCCATATTTAGGAAATTTAATTCTATTTGGATATAATATGCTAATTCCATCTTTTTCATGCTGTTCCCAATCAACCCAATGGATTCCATCTAAATCAATATTCTCTCTATATGGATCATCTGCGTATAATGAAGGTACATTTCCAGTAAAAAGAAATGTTTTTGCATATACATTTCCAGTTCCATCTAAATCTTGTCCAGATAAAAGTTCTCTATTTAAACTTTCTACAGATGCTCTCGGTTTTCGATTAAAATATACACCATCTGAAATGTTTAATGATAAATTATCTGAACGATGTCTATAATTTCCATGAAAATGACAATTGTGTTTATGTTTAAGTAATATATTTAAGGAATTCATAGAAGTTGTAATCTGTTGCAATAGATCTAATATTCGTCGTAATACTGGAATTGATCTTAAAATTGAATTATTGAAATTTGTATATTGTTTATGAATTTCAGAACTATTACAAGTAATGTATGGGCCCTCTGATGTATTCTGACTAAGTATAATTTGATCCGCCATTAACTCAGCATCTGTAAAATTAGGTAGATCAAAATTAAGAGATGAATCGAAATCAGATAATAATTGAGTTAAAGTAGATAGATCTAAAAAATCAGACATATATTCTCCTAAAGTATAGATTTTAACCTATCATCAATACCATTAACATATTCCTTCCAAGTCATATACACTACTGGTTTATCCCGAACATGTTCAATTCGTCTTACAGCTGTAGGAGTTATCATTTCAAATCCAATAATAAGGGTATTTAGTGGATTTACGATTGGCTGTCCTTTTAAATTTTTATTTGGATGTCTTAGCGCTCCAGGCATAAAAAAATAATTCTGTTTACTGCGAATTCCCATTGGAACTTCTTTATCTGATTTTTTAAAAATGAAATCCCAAAAGTATATTTGACCATTTCCATCATAATCTTCTTTATTCTTCATTTCAGTTTCTAATATTTTCCATAATTCTGGACATCCATCAGAATTACTCGAATATGATATTCCATTATTTCCCTGTATATTAAATTCAGAAGATATAGGATGTCCTTGCCACGTTGCATGTTTATGAAAATTATGCTGATGCATATTAATAGTATAATTATTATTGGTATCTTCATATTCCAGTTCAAGTTCATCTAATATTGAATTAGATAAATCTCTAAAATATGTTAAATATCGAAATGAATCTTCACAAACTCTATGCATGGTTCCAATAGTACCATCAACAGTAACTGGCATAATAACACCTTATATTATTTAATTATAGATTATTAATATACCAAAAAATAGTATCTTTAATTGCAGTGTTAAATTTAAATCTAGAACTCCAATATAAAGTATTATTAATCTTATTACAATCAATTGAATATCGGTAATCATGCCCTAATCGATCATCGACGAATTTAATATTGAGCTTGAGATCTGGATATATACCATATATAATATCATAAATAACATTAATGATTTCAATATTCGATAGTTCAACTCCACCTCCAATATTATAATTTTCTCCTGGAATACCATTATCATATATAGACAATAAAGCTTCGCAATGATCAATTACATATAGCCAATCTCTAATATTTTTTCCATTCCCATATACTGGAATTTCTTTTTTATTAAGAATTGAATTAATGACCATTGGTATTAATTTTTCTGAATATTGATTAGGTCCATAATTATTTGAACAATTAGTAATGATTATTGGTAATCCATAGGTATGAAAAAATGATCTGACAAGAGCTTCGGATGAAGATTTAGATGCTGAATATGGGCTCGATGGATTATGTTGAGAAGTTTCAGTAAATTTACCAGTATCTCCTAAACTACCATATACTTCATCTGTAGATATATGAATAAATCGAAATGGATTCGACTTATTATAATATAATCTACATGCTTCAAGCAACCAATATGTGCCTACAATATTAGTATTTATAAATGGTAGTGAATTATCAATTGACCGATCTACATGAGTTTCTGCAGCAAAATTAAATATTGCTGAAATTTGATATTTTCTAAATATAGATTCTAATAATTCAATATCTCCAATATCTCCATAAATGAAAGTATACCTAGATATATCTGAAATATTGTCTAAATTTCTAGGAGTTCCACAATATGTTAAAAGATCTAAATTTAGTATATGCCAACTTGGGTTTAATTCTAAGGCAATCTTTATAAAATTAGATCCAATAAAACCAGCGCCTCCAGTTACTAATATGTATTTTTTCAAAGTGGGTTCATCCGATTCAATATAATTGTCAGTTAATTTAATAAATATTATATAGATATTAATTAAAAAATAGAAATGATGTTTACCAAAAAAGTATTATTATTAGAAAAATAACCATAACCATAATTAAAAGGAATGAAAATGGCTAAGTGTTTCCGCAAGAAAGTACTAGTCCCAACACTCAAAATAACAATGAGTAAATTTGGACCAACATTAATCACATCAGATATTGATGTTATTTCAAATACAATATCTGATGATTGGTCTAGAATCCAAGATTGTGAAAATCTAAATCACGAAATTGCCACGATGGCAATTAGGCAGAGTCCACTAGCTATAAGACTAATAAATGAGGACGATTGCCCGAATGCAAGAGAATATCACAATTTAATATATAGTTGAATTAAGAGAGTAGTAATATGAAAATCATCATATTACTACTCTCCATTCTATTTTTTTATTCTGGAATACTTTCAATAATACTAAATATTCCATCAGAAATTTCTTTATCTGTTATGTTATATTGAACATAAGATTTGATATCATCTATACTAATCCCAGCTTTATTATAGTTATTAATTATAGTGCGAGTGCGACGAAGATGTGCATTAAAAGCATTTTGCTGGTCATTTTTAAATTTATTATAGCTATTAATACACACTGTAACTGCAGATTCCGCAACATAACTATTACTATTTTCCATCAATAACCTCCTTACTAATTTAATATGGAAGACTATCTAAATACTCTTGCCAAGTCATTCTGACTATTGGAAATGGTCGACAATTATCAGATAGTATAATATCAACACATGTTAATGTAAATGGTTTATTAATATCTTCATCAGTAATTATAAAATCAGTACCATAAATTAAAGAATTATCATCATTATCAGTATGATTCATAAATTCAGATAACAATACTTGATCATGATTGGCTGGCGGTTCAATAAACACATTTCCAGGCTCAACATTAACTCCATCTTCAGCATAATGAGTTTTACCATGTAAATGAGATAAGTGTACATGTGTTTGTAAATCTAACATATCATCAACACCATCTTTAATTAACGTACATAATGACTCTATTCTAAGTAGAGTATCATAAATCCCACCAACTCGTCCATTAATATTTAATAATGGATCTTTTAATTCATGAGCTCTACAATGTACGTTATAAAAATTCAATCCACTTGGACCCCGAGCTCCTGGGATTCCTGGAGGTCCCGGTATTCCAGCAGGTCCCGGTATTCCTTGTGGTCCGGGGATAGATTCAATAACAGGTTCTGTAGGTTCTGTAGGTTCTGTAGGTTCTGTAGGTTCTGTAGTTTCAGCCATTAAATGCTCCTATATTTACATTTTTTTCATTATCAATATACTGTATATCTATAATATTTTTACTATCAAAATAACAAAACTTAAAGGTAAAATAAATGAATTTTTTAACTGCAATGACAACAACAATAGATAAAATTAATGAAACTGTTAATAAATATAATATTCCAGCGGATAAAGATATTGATGTTTCGTTAAATACAAAAATTATAGATCCTGAAAATGGAGATCTTCATTACCATTGTATAAATATATCTATACATAAAATTGAAGATGATTTTAAAATAAATACAGTTGGCCATAGATATTCTCATAGAATATATACATCGAGTGGAGAATATAAAGAATCAATAATAGAAGAAGATATTATATTTGAATAATATCGAAGGATGAATTATGAATAAAGTAATGATTGAAGCAATTAAGTTCATTATAATAACATTTCTTGCAGAATTTAAAAACCAATGTCTTACATTTATTACGGAGTTAGATATGAAAAAATTTAAAGTACAAATGGTCGATTTTATAAAAGCTCCATTTACAAAAAAAAAAAAAAAAATTGCAGCCCAACAATTGAAAGATCAGGTGTCTGAAATTAATACCAAATTAGATAGTACAATCATGATGTATGAAAATATCATTAAACAACACCAAGAGTTAATGAATGAAATGTCGAAAATAAAACAAGTCCAAGATAATATAGTTATTTCGGATCAAGTTAAACTTCCAGCTCCAGCAATTACAGAATGATATGGAAAGGCTATTTCAAAAGCTAATAATTAAAATATGCCCAAATAACATAGAACATATATTAAATTTAACTGAAGATGAAAAAAAGTTAGCAATATCAATAGATGGAACTGTAATAAGATATATCAATAATCCAAGTAAAGATATTCAAAGAATTGCAATTAATAATAAAAGTGCATCTATAGAGTATATAATGTCTCCTGAAGATGATATATGTAATTTAGCAATATCTATCGATGGTATGAATATTAGATATATCAAAAATCCAAGTATTGAATTAGCTAAACAGGCAATTAAATTAAATCAAAAAGCATATACAGTTCTATCTCCACTAATGCAGAAAGAATTGTATGATATTTGGAAATTATTATATGAATAATGAACATACGGTGATTTATTATGGATAGTATAAAAATTTTAAAGACACAAATATATAATGATTCGCGAGGATTCTTTTTGGAGTCTTATAATCAAAAAGAATGGGATGATATTAAATTTATACAAGATAATATATCAATCTCAAAATTTGGAGTTGTTCGCGGATTACATTATCAATTAAATAATCCACAAGGAAAATTAGTCAGAGTATTATCTGGAAGAATATTTGATGTTGTCGTTGATATTAGAGTAGGTTCTCCAACATTCGGACAATGGAAAGGGTTTTATCTATTTAGTATATCTGATCAACTATGGGTTCCTCCAGGATTTGCTCATGGATTTAGTGTACATAGTGAAAATGCAACTGTTCTTTATAAATGTACTGATTATTATTGTTCAGCGGATTCTTATATAATTAATGTAAATGATCCTAACATTAATATTAGATGGGATTGTACAAAACCTATTATATCTGAAAGAGATATGTGTGCTCCATATCTCAAAAACATAGATAATGAAAACCTCCCTAAATATATAAAGGATTAATGATGGAAGTTGATGGAACCCAATGTGATACTCAAGAATTCACAAATAAGAATATATTAAGACACCTTCTTGGAACATATAAAAATAATAAAACTCCACAAATATGTCAAGATTGTCTTAAACATATTAATGAAGTTGATAAACTATCTGAACTTATTTGCAGATGGATAATTTCTGAAATTGCAATATATGAATTTAAAAACCAATTTAAACCAGATAATAATACAACAACTACGTTTTGTTTTAATCTGTGCAATGGTATTTGATAAATTATACGGATATGATACAATTATCATATCCGTATTTTTTATAAATGTCATATAGATATTTATAATTATGAAAGATAAATGTAATTTTTTCTAAAGACATGAACATTATATTAATAACAGCGTGTCTTGAGAAATATTTTGTATCCGATTGGATATAAAACTATTTCTTTGTTTTTTGAAACAAAGAAAAATAGATATACAACTTTTAGTAAGTAGATTTTCTAAGCTCCCAAGAATACATGTATCGGATTATTGTGGGATAATTTGATAACTAGACAATCTAAATGTTACGGTGGAGTGAAAGTGAGAATATTGTATAGGGGATGCAATATTCTCACTTTTTACCGATCAGATTAAAAATAAATTAACACGGTTTTGCTGGTTGGAATCTATTATTTTTGACAATAATATAGAGATATAATATAATAGATACATTATAACCATTTTATTTAAATTTTATTGGAGCCTATTATATGAATAATAAACTATTAAATAAATTAAAATCTAGAATTATAGATGATTTTCGCTTTTTAACTGCAATGACACCAGAAGAGCAAACTCCGGAACTTTGTAAACTTGCAATCGAGAGGAATCCAAATTCAATACAATATATGTATGATCAAACAGAGGAATTATGTAGGTTTGCAATAATGAATAATGTATGGAATTTTCAGCATATAAAAAATCCATCTATAGAATTATGTAGATTTGCAATTGAGAGAAATGGACATCTATTATCATACATAAAGAAACAAACACCAGAATTATGTGAAATAGCAGTAATGGAAAATGGATTTGCATTAAGTCATGTACTAAACCAAACTCCGAAATTATGTAAACTTGCAATTGAACAAGATGGGGTAGTATTAAAATATGTGAAAAATAAAACATTAGAATTATGCATGATTGCAATTAAACAAAATCAGAAAGCACTAAAATATGTAAATGAAACTAAATTCCCAGAAATTCATGAATATTGGAGGTTACTATATGAATAATGAAATGTTAGAAAAATATAAAAAACAAATTATACAAAATATTGACATTTTACAGGATATACCAATAAAAGATCAAACTCGGGAACTTTGTGAGTTTGCAATTAATGCAAATCCATGGGCATTCAAATATATAAAAAACCAAACAAAAGATATTTGTAAACTTGCAATTGAGAGACTTCCAAGTTCAATCCAATATATAAAAAAACAAACTCCGGAACTTTGTAAACTTGCAGTCAAGTTGAATCCATTGTGCATTCAGTATATAATAAATCAAACTCCAAAACTCTGTAAATTTGCAATTGAGAGAAATGCATTTTGCATTGAACATATAAATGATCCAACTGAAGAATTGTGTAATTTTGCAATTAAAGTAGATCCAGAATCAATACGATATATAAAAAAACAAACTTCAGAACTATGCGAATTAGCTATTAAATCTAAACCACTCACAATTAAATATGTAAAAAGACAAACAAAAAAACTTTGTGAATTGGCAATAAAGAAAGATTGGTCTGCAATAGAACATGTAAGGAACCAAACAGAAGACTTGTGCAGATTTGCAATAAGGAAAGAACCATGGGCGATTCGATATATACATGACCAAACAGAAGAATTATGTAAAATTGTACTAAAAAAAGATCCAGCTGTAATAGAATACATAAAAAATCAAACACCAGAAATCTGTAATTTTGCATTTGCAATAGATAGTCGTACATTTAAATATATAAATAATCCAACGGAAGAATTATGTAAAAATGCAATCGTCAATGATATATCCACAATGGTATATATGAAATTAACAGAGGAAATATGTAAGTTTGCAATTGAATTTGATAGACATGCAATTTTATATCTCAACCCAACTAAATATCCAGAAGCTATTGAATATTGGAGTCTATTATATGGATAATAAACGATTTGAAAAATATAAAAACCAACTTAGAAAAGATATTAGTATTTTAGAAAATATCCCAATAGAGGATCAAACCAAAGAATTATATAGGTTTGCAATTGAATTGGATGCTAGTTCAATTCAATATATAAAGGATCAAACTCCAGAACTTTGTAAATTTGCAGTAACTGAAAATGGATGGAGCCTTGCTCATATAAAAGACCAAACTCCGGAATTATGTAAACTTGCTATTGAATCAGATCCATGGGCTATTAAAAATGTAAAAGATCAAACTCCCGAATTATGCGAATTAGCTATTAAATCTGACCCATGGGCGCTCAAATATATAACAAATCCAACTGAAGAATTATGCAAATTAGCAGTTGAAAAAAATGCATGGACAATAAAATATGTAAAAAAACAAACTCCAGAATTATGTAAAATTGCAGTAACTCGCATGGTTGATGCATTTCAACATGTAGAAATTTTAACTGAAGAATTATGTATGATTGCAATTAGGCAATCTCGGGATATAATAGGTCATATAGATGAAACTAAATTCCCACAAATTCATGAATATTGGAGATTATTATATGGATAGTAAATCTAAACCAATAACATATATTGAATATGTCGAATTAAAATTGACTAACCAACCCACACATCATATGAATTCGATAGAAGATATGATATTTAAAGATGGATCTAAAATTAAAGATATAGAAAACCCATCAGAAAAATTATGCAAAATAGTAATAACTCAAAATGGAATGAATATTCAATATATAAAGAATCAAACTAAAGACCTATGTCGATTAGCAATTCACAATCAACCATTATCAATTCAACACATAAAAGATCAAACTCCGGAATTATGTGAAATTGCAGTTGAATTAAATATAACTGCATTGAAACATATAGTAAATCAAACTATGGAATTATGTACAACTGCAATATATCGACATCCACAAGCAATATCATATATAAGAAACCAAATTCCAAAATTATGCACAACAGCAGTTATGCAAGATGGATTATCATTAAAGTATATAAAATACCAAACTAAATTACTTTGTAGACTTGCAGTTATGCAAAATCCATATGCATTTACATTTGTAAAAAAACAGACTTTACAGATATGTAAATTAGCGGTTAGTCGAGATGGGTATATGATTAATTTTGTAAAACATCAAACTCCAGAACTTTGTAAACTTGCGGTTAAGCAAAGTGGAATTTCAATCGTACATATAAAAAAACAAACTCCGGAACTTTGTAAACTTGCAGTAATGTCAGATAGTGTAGCATTAAAGTATATAAAATATCAAACTCCGGAAATATGTAAAATTGCAATTGAACAACAACCATCAATGTTACCACATGTAAAAGATAAAACATTAGAATTATGTATGATTGCAATTAAACAAAATCGATTAACAATTGGGTGTATTAGTAAAACTAAATTCCCAGAAGCCCACGAATATTGGAGGTTATTATATGAGTAAGAAAAAACTTAAGAAAGAACTTAAGAAAAAAGTTAAAGTTAATTATTGTGTGGAATTACACAAACATATAATTATGAAAGAACCATATTTAATTCAACATATGAAAATTCAACCTATAGAATTTTGTAAATTATTAATAGAACAAAACTCATGGTCTATCAAATATATAAGAGACCAAACTCCGGAATTATGTAAACTTGCAATTGAGAGAAATCCAAATAATATAAGACATATAAGAAATCAAACTGAAGAATTATGTAAATTTGCAATTGAAAGAAGTGCAAGTGCAATCCAATATATAATAAACCAAACAGAAGACATCTGTAAACATGCAATTAGGTTTGATTCATATTCAATTAAATATATAAAGAATCAAACCCCAGAATTATGTAGACTTGCAATTAATAAAAATGGTTGGTCGATACAACATATAAAAGATCAAACGGAAGAATTCTGTAAACTTGCAATAATGGATAGTTGCACCTCAATTCAATTTATAAAAAATCAAACAGAAGAAATATGCAAATATTCAATCATACAATTACCAGGAACAATTAAATATATACGAAAGCCAACTAAAGAATTATGCATATTGGCAATTGAATTAAGTTCAAATGCAATTAATTACATTAATAAAAATAAATTCCCAGAAGCCCACGAATATTGGAGGTTATTATATGGATAATGTAAGTATTGGAGGATGTTATATGGATAAAGAAGAATTTAAAGCATTTAAATATGAAATTGATCAGAATCCTGAAAGATGTAAACGTGCAATTGAAATGGATGGGAAATTAATAATGCATGTGAGAGATCAAACAGAAGAGTTATGTAAAATTGCAATTGAAAGAAATCCATATGCAATCAAATTTATAAGAAAACAAACTCCCGAATTATGTAAACTTGCAGTTAAACGAGATGGATATGTATTAGAATACATAAAAGATCAAACAGAAGAGATATGTGAATTAGCAGTTAAAGCAGATCCATGGTCAATTGAATTCGTAAAAAAACAAACTCCAGAATTATGCTTGACTGCGATAAGAACAAATGCAACTGCACTTGAATATATAGAAAATCAACCAGCATCACTTTGTAAACTTGCAGTTGAGTTAAATCCATGGGCGATTAAATATGTAAAAGACCAAACTATCGATCTATGTAAATTTGCAATAGGACAAGATAAATTGATAATAACATATATAGATAAAAATAAATTCCCAGAAGTGTATGAATATTGGAGATTATTATATGGATAAAGAACAATTTGAAAAATATAAAAACCAAATTTCAGAAAATATTACTATTTTCCAGGAACTCTCAATAGAAGACCAAACTCCAGAACTTTGCATGTTTACAGTTGGTAAATGTGCATGGTCAATAAAATATGTAAAAAATCAATTTCCAGAATTATGCAAATTGGCAGTTGAACGAGATGGATGTTCAATCCAATATATAAGAGACCAAACTCCGGAATTATGTAAACTTGCCATTGAAGAAAACCCATATGCAATGGCATATATAATAGATCAAACAAAAGATTTATGTAAACTTGCAGTCACTCTAAATGGTCGGGCAATACAATATATGGAGGATCAAATTCCAGAATTATGTGAAACATCAGTGTTATATGAACCCCATCTGATTCAATTTATAAGAAAACCAACTATAGAATTATGTAAACTTGCAATTGAACAAAATAAATTGGTGATAATGTATATAAATAAAAACAAATTCCCAGAAGTACATGAATATTGGAGATTATTATATGGATAAAGATGCGTTAAGAAATTATGAATCTAGAATTTTTAAAAACCCACATCTATTTAAGGATATGCCAGTTGAATATCAAACACCAACATTATGCAAATTTGCAATTGAACAGGTTCCACAATTATTAAAATATATAAGAAGACAAACCCCAACATTATGTAAAATTGCAATTCAGCAAAATCAATATGCATTAGAGTATGTAAGATACCAAACATACGATATATGTAAATTAGCAGTCACCCTAAATGGATTTGCAATTCGATTTGTAAAAAATCAAACAAAAGAATTATGCAAATTGGCAATTAAAGAAGATCCATGGTCTATTAAATATATAAAAGATCAAACTCCGGAATTATGCAATTTTGCAGTTAAATTACATGGACCCATAATAGGGAGTATATCAGATGAATATATAACTACAGAGTTATGTATAACAGCAATTAAACAAAACCAAAATTCAATTGATTATATTAACAAAATTAAATTCCCAGAAGCCTATGATTATTGGAGATTATTATATGGATAAAAGAATGAATGAAGAAGAATATGAACAATTTAAATCTGGAATTAATCAAACTCCAGAACTATGTAAACGGGCAATTAAACAATATGCATGGTCATTCAAATTTATAAAAAACCAAACTCTTGAACTATGTAAACTTGCAATTGAAAGAGATGCATATATAATAGAATATGTAAACGATCAAACTCCAGAATTATGTAAATTAGCAATTGAGAGAAATGGATATTGCTTTCAATATGTAAAAGATCAAACTCCAGAGTTATGCGAACTTGCAGTTAAGAAAAATTCACTCATAATAGAATATGTAAAAGATCAGACACTAGAATTGTGTCGATTAGCAATATCAATCAACCCATGGACAATTAAATTGGTAAGAAAGCCAACTATAGAATTATATAAATTTGCAATTGAATTAAATCAACAATCAATACACTATATAGATGAAACTAAATTCCCAGAAGTACATGAATATTGGAGGTTATTATATGGATAACAAATTAATACATCAATTTATGTCTGGTGATGCACTACAACAATTTATATCTGGTGAAAATCAAACTCCAGAACTTTGCAATGAATTGGTATATAAATATCCATGGATTATTGAACATGTAAAAAATCAAACCTGGAAATTATGTAAACTTGCAATTAAAGGAAATCCACTTACAATAAAATATATAAGAGACCAAACAAAAAAACTTTGTGAATTGGCAATTAAACAAGATGTAAGATCAATTCAACATATAAAAGATCAAACAGAAGACTTGTGTGAATTAGCAATTAAACAAAGTTCATCTGCAATTCAATTTATAAGGGAACATACAGAAAAATTATGTAAGCTTGCAATTGAAGAGCATCCATGGTCTATGCAATATGTAAGAAATCAAACTCCCGAAATATGCGAATTTGCAGTTAAAGAATATGGATGTACATTAAAATACATAAAGGACCAAACTCCGGAATTATGCAGACTTGCAATCATTCAAGATGAATGTGCTCTAGAATATGTAAAAGAACAAACAGAAGAACTGTGCAAAATTGCAATAAAAAAAGATGGGTTAGTGTTAGAATATGTAAAAGTTCAAACAAAAAATCTGTGCGAACTTGCAATTATAGAAGATCCAAGATCAATGCAATATGTAAACGATCAAACTCCGGAATTATGCAAACTTGCGATTAAATTAGATCCATGGATTATACAATTTATAAAAAATCCAACTATAGAACTATGTAAACTTGCTATTGAAATAGACAAATATTCAATACGATATATAGATAATTATAAATTCCCAGAAATATATGAATATTGGAGATTATTGTATGGATAATGAAAAAATGAGTAATAAAGAATTAAAATTATTCAAAGCTGGAATTAATCAGACTCCAGAATCATGTAAACTTGCTATTGAATTATATCCACATCTACTTAAGTTTATAATAAACCAAACTCCCGAATTATGTAAACTTGCAATTGAAAGAGATGCATATTACATTCAATATGTAAAAGATCAAACAACAGAACTCTGTAAACTTGCTATTAGAGAAAACCAACATTGCATTCAATATGTAAAAGATCAAACAGAAGAATTATGTAAACTTGCAATTGAGGGAAATGCATATGCAATTTCACATATAAAAAATCCAACTGAAGAGATGTGTAAATTAGCAATTTTACGAAATCCATGGTCTATCAAATATATAAAAGACCAAACTCCCGAATTGTGTAAATTAACATTATTAGATGAACCATATATGATTAAATATATACGAAAACCATCTATAGAATTATGCAAACGTGCAATTGAATTAAATAAATATTCAATTAATTATATAGATGAAACTAAATTCCCAGAAATTCATGAATATTGGAGGTTGTTATATGGATAAAGACGACGATATAAATCATCTTAGAGATCTTGAAGAATTTAAGTCTGGAATTGGACAAACAGAAACCAGATGTAAAGAATTAATATATCAATATCCATGGGTGATTAAATATATAATCAATCAAACAGACGAACTTTGTAAATTTGCAATTAATCGAAGTGTATATTCATTTGTATATATAAAAAAACAAACTCCAGAACTTTGCAAATTGGCAGTTGCGATTGATCCGAATATATTAGAATATATAGAAAATCAACCAACATCACTTTGTAAACTTGCAGTTGAGTTAAATCCATGGGCGATTAAATATGTAAGGAATCAAACTCCCGATTTATGTAAACTTGCAATAGAATCTAACAAATGGACATTAAAATACATTGATAGAACTAAATTCCCAGAAATGCGAGAATATTGGAGACTATTATATGATTAAAAAGTATATGGTAAATTATGATACCGAGATCTAACACTCGAATTATATAAATTTGCAATTGAACGAAACCAATATATACTACATTCGATAGATACTCGAGAATTCCCAGAAATAAAAGAATATTGGGGTTTATTATATGGGTAAAAGAATTATGACTGAAAGTGAATGGATTGAGATGCTTGAAAATGCATCGGATGTTCGTACTCGATCATACGATAAAGATATGAAAACTATTATAGAAATAATGAATCATATTCCAAAACTATGCAAATTAGCTATTGAACAATATTCATGGGCATTCCAACATATAAGAAAACAAACCCCGGAGTTATGCAAATTTGCAGTTGAAAATAATCCATGGTTAATAAAATTTATAAGAAATCAAACCCCAGAATTATGTAAAATTGCAGTAGAATCAAATTGTTGGAATTTAGAATATATAAGGAATCCAACAAAAGAATTATATATATCTGCAATTAAACAAGATAAGAGAATAATTATAATAATAAATAAAATTAAATTCCCAGAAGTATATGAATATTGGAGGTTATTGTATGGATAATGAAATGGATAATGAAATGAATGATGAAGAATATGAACAATTCAAATCTGGAATTAATCAAACTCCCGAACTATGTAAACAGGCAATTAAACAATATGTATGGGCAATACAATATGTAAAAGATCAAACAGAAGAGTTATGTAAACTTGCAATTGAAGAAAATGCATATGCAATTTCACACATAAAAAATCCAACTGAAGAGATGTGTAAATTAGCAATTTTACGAGATTCATGGTCTATTAAATATATAAAAGATCAAACTCCTGAAATATGTAAATTGGCATTATTAAATGAACCATACTTGATTCAACATATACGAAATCCAACTACAGAACTGTGTAAGTTTGCAATTAAACATAAGAGTGCAGCAATTGAATTTATCGATAGAGATAAATTTCCAGAAGTATATGAATATTGGAGGTTATTATATGAATAAAGATGACGATATAAATCATCTTAGAGATATTGAAGATTTTATGTCTGATAAAAATCAAACAGAACAAAAATGTAAAGATGTGCTTAATAATAATGGTTATATGTTAACATATGTAAAGAATCGAACTCCTGAATTATGTAAACTTGCAGTTATGACAAATGGAGGCGCATTAGAATATGTAAAAGATCAAACACCTGAAATATGTAAACTTGCAATATTGCGTGATCCATGGGCAATTAAACATGTAAAAGAACAAACTCTGGAATTATGTAAATTTTCAATAGAATGCAATAAATTCACAATACAATATATTGATAAAGATAAATTTCCAGAAGCACACGAGTATTGGAGGTTATTATATGAATAAAAAAACATTAGAAAAATATAAACGACAAATTCGAAAGGATGCTCCAAATATATTCAATATACCAATAGAAAATCAAACTCCGGAACTTTGCATATATGCAATTAATATAAATCCATGGGCATTTCAATATATAACGAACCAAACTCCCGAAATATGTAAACGGGCAATAGAAGAAAATCCATGGATGATTGAATATGTAAAAGATCAAACAGAAGAATTATGTAAACTTGCAATTAAACTACTTCCATATTCAATCAAATTCATAAAAGAACAAACAGAAGAATTATGTAAATTAGCAATTAAATTAGATGCTCGTTGCATTCACTATGTAAAAAATCAAACAGAAGAAATATGTATATTAGCAGTTAAGAAAGATAAAATGTCAATACATAATATTGATAAAGATAAATTCCCACAAGCACATGAATATTGGAGACTGTTATATGAATAAAGATAAATTTGAAAAATATAAACAACAAATTTCAGAAAATATGTATGTATTCCAGGATATACCAATAGAAGATCAAACTCCGGAGTTATGCTTGTTTGCAATTAATATAAATCCATGGGCATTTCAATTTATAACAGACCGATCTCCCGAAATATGTAAACGGGCAATAGAAGAAAATCCATGGATGATTGAACTTATAGAAGATCAAACAGAAGAATTATGTAAACTTGCAATTAAACTACTTCCAGTTTCATTTAAATTCATAATAAACCAAACTCCTGAATTATGTAAACTTGCAGTTGAAAGAAATGTATATTGTATTCAATATGTAAAAGATCAAACGGAAGAATTATGTAAACTTGCAATTGAACAAGATGGGAAATTATTAAAATATGTGAAAAATAAAACATTAGAATTATGCATGATTGCAATTAAACAAGATCGGTTAGCAATTAAACGTATTAGTAAAATTAAATTCCCACAAGCACATGAATATTGGAGACTATTATATGGCTAATGTAGACTATTATATGGATGATGGAGCGATAATAGTTGGTAATGTTAATATAGACGAAATGAAAAAAATAAAACACATAAGGAAAATTAATAAAAGTGAAGAAGAATCAAAATTAGCAATTAAACAAAATCCATTTGCATTACAATATGTAGAACATCAAACTAAAGAATTATGTTTGCATGCAATTAAAAAATCACCATGGGCATTTGAATATGTAAAGGATCAAACAGAAGAAATATGTAAATTCGCAGTTGAACTAAGTCCTTTTACACTTAAATTTATAAAAGAGCAAACAGAAGAATTATGTACAATTGCAGTTAATTTAGTGCCATCAGTAATTAGATATGTAATAAATCAAACCCCGGAATTATGCATGTCTGCAATAAGAAAAGATGCATTATCATTAGAGTATATACAAGTTCAAACAAAAGAACTTTGTGAAATTGCAGTTAAAATTAATCCATGGGCAATGAGATATATAAAAAATCCAACCATCCGATTATATAAACTTGCAATTGAACAAGAACCAAAGACAATCGAATATATTGATGAGACTAAATTTCCAGAAGCTCATGAGTATTGGAGATTACTATACGGCTAACCTAAACACTATTTATTATCCCCACATAATAAATGTAAATTTGGTTGATATTAATTAACGGCAAAATCTGATAGTCCAATTATAAAAATCCCATTTGGAGGCAAAAAATGAAAAAAGTGAAAAAAGTAAGTAAAACAATAGATACGATAAAGACATTCAAAATCTCCCCAGATACAGAATATGATATTGAATTTGATGAAGATGGGCCTTTCGATTGTCTAATACAAATTAGACATTTTGTATATGGTATAAGTAGCGTTGGTATTACAAAATTAAATCTAGACAATGTAATTAAAGATGCCGAAATTGTAGTTGCGACAGCTAAACTCACTGAAGATATTGAACCTATAATTAAAGAATTGGTATCAACATGCATTACAACTAGATATAAAGTAAAAGAAGTAGATGGTATCAATGATATAACTACCAAAGTTAATCATATGATTAAAAATAAACCAGAATTATGGATAAATATAATTGGAGGAATGTCTGCTATTAGACAAATGCGCAATGAAGAAATTTTAAGCCTAAATGAACCTAAATGGAGTTAGATTCAATATTATAATATAGATATTATTGATTATAGGGAATGAGAAATCATTCCCTATAATTACTATTTTTATTAATCAATCTAGGAGGTTTAACATATGACATATAACATGAAAGATATCGAATATATTAATTTTAATAAGATATATAATTGGGAATATTATATGGGATTTGCATATGATATGATAACGGATAAATTAATAGAGCGATCAATGGACTTCAATTTAAAAAATATTAATATAGACGATCATTGGTATCATCAAGAATTTTTTAATGACCTAAATAAAAGTAAACGTGATGTAATAAAAATGCATGCTTATCGAATTGCAGCACTAGCAACAATTATTAAGAACAATTCAAATGAGATAATTACCCCTATTGATTTTGACTCAATTCGGTGGAATAATGGTTGTTCTGGAGTTCAAGATGGTAATCATAGAATCAGAGCATTTCAATTTCTAAAATATAAAAGTTTTCCAGCAAATTGTTCTGGAGAAGAATCTGAGATATTTAAGATAATCGATCTGGATTAATTTAAACTAAAATATATAGATATTAGTAAAATATATATAATGATTTATTTTTAGGAGAACGAATGGCTAAATTTAGAGAAATAAAACAATATACACAAACACCATATTATCAAATAAATGTTAGTTGGGAAGAAGTTGAAAGTAAATTAGAATCAATATATAATAATAGGATGGGATATAAAGTTGAGTTAATTCCAGATTTCCAAAGAGGACATATCTGGTCTGAAAAGAAACAAATTGAATATGTTGAATTTAAACTTCGTGGAGGTAATGGATCGAATGTATTAATTTGGAATTGCCCAGGATGGATGAACTCGTATATTGGTCCATATCAATTAGTAGATGGATTGCAACGAATCACAGCCGTGCAAAGATTTATGAAGAATGAAATTAAAGCCTGTGGATATTTGTATTCTGAATATGAAGATAGATTATTAAGTAATTGTGAATTCGTATGGACAATTAATAATCTTAAATATAGACGAGATATACTACAATGGTATATTGAATTAAATTCTGGAGGTGTCGTTCATACACAAAAAGAAATAGATAGAATAAAATCGCTATTAGAAGTCGAACTTAAACTTTAAAATTGTTGGAGCCTATTTAAAAAATGATCGTTACGTTATCAGAACAGACAAAAGCGCACATAAAAACATTACGTCTATCGCCAAATACTTATTCATTTACAACTAGAGAATTGACACGAGCATATAAACGAGAAATCGTCAAAGCTCATCCAGAGAATGGTGGTTCTGATAGTAAATTACAAATAGTAAAATTTGCATATGATACCCTCAAATATATAGCAAATGATATCACCCCAGTATCAAAATATCAAACATGTCCAGTATGTGAAGGCAATAAATTAATGATAATGAATAATAACTCAAAAAAAGATCCCATGTCCAGATTGTGATACATTTCTTAATTCCAAAAATGAAATTGGTCCATCCGGAAAACAATCAATAAAATGTAAAGCATGTAATGGTGACGGAGTTTATAAACTGAAAAATGGTCGATTTGTACAATGCAAAAATTGTGATGGAATTGGTAAATTTATATTTAAATGTAAAAGTTGCAAAGGTACTAAATATATATCAGATCCAACGCAACCACCAGCAGTAACCCCATGTAGAAATTGCAATGGAAGTGGAAAGATAGTAATTTAATTAAACTCAAATCATAGGAATATATAACGTATTCCTATGATTATTTTTTATAAAGGAATTCTCCAGATCATGAAAAAGATAATATTAGATACTATTGATTTCATACCAGATATATTTATTGAAGAAGATTTAGATTATCATTTTGAATTTAATATATGTTTAGATATTATACCAGTTCAAATTCGAATTATAGAAATTAAAATAAATAGAGGATTTAGAAATATTTCTGAAATTAGAATTTTAGATGTTACCAATAATGTTAAACTTACGGTATTAAATGAATTAAAAGCAAGTGATGAGTTATCTGGAAGCATTAAAGCACTATGGCCAAGTTTAATAGAAATGATTGCACATAAACATAAATTAAATCATAATCATTTAGAGATAGCAAACTTATGGACTTTAATATTAACTAAATTCAATAAATTAACTATATCAAATTAAGGAGAAATATGATAACTAAAACGCAACTTGATGATAAGTTAAAAAGATTAAATATTAAATGTGAACTTGAATTTGATATAGAATCAATATTTAACGTTGATAAAGAATCAAACATTAATAAGATAATATTAATGTCTAATGTCAATTATAAATTAAGATTTAATGTTAAAGATAGATCTACAATTTTTGTAATTCTATTATATTCTAATTCAAATCCATCCGAAAGCAATATTGAATATTATATTGAAGAAGCCCAAATTGATACTTCCGAAATTAAATATCAACTATATTGCAGAAGTGTAATTAATAAAAGACCATCATGCACTGCATATTATGCATATAAAGAAATGATGCATAGTTTAAATTATCTACCAAAATATCAACAATTAGGAAATATTAATGAATTAACAGAACTAATTAATAATATTGTTGATCTAGTAACTATAGATATCGATAATGTTGATGATGTTGATAAAATTATAGAACCTATCGAACAAGAAAAATCATATAAGATAGTATTACATTATACAACTGGATTGAAAGCCATATTATTTATAGTTAGATATAGTAAAGATGTTACTCATTTAATATTTACAGATCAATTAGAATTAAATATGGATGAATTTGCAGTCATAATAGCTGTAAAATCTCCAACTGTAATATATGGTGAATTATGGGAAATATGGAATCGTACAGTTAATATGATTATTGATAAGTATAAAGTAGAATATAAAAAATCTATAGAATCGAATTAATATAATTCAATTATTTTTGTATAGTTTATATAGATATATAAGTTAGAATAGGTCTGAAAATCTTTAGGACTGTAAATATCAAAGATGATTTATTTGGAGGCAATGTAACCTATAATTATGAGGAGTGGTATCACCTAAGTATTGGATTAGAGATTAAAGTAGAGGTTGTATTCGAAATAAATGCCAAAAAGGAAATTAAAACAATGTTAAATTTAATAAATAGAAAATCAATTAAAGTATTAGTATTCATCGGTATGATTATGCTCGGTGGAGTAATCGGATATGGAGCATCAGTCGCAGTTAATGGATTTTCTAGAATTAATAAGTATCGCATTATTATAAAAAATAATGACATTGCTATTAATAACCTGAAAGCAGAAATGAAGCAAAATGTCAGTGTTATTGGTGAGCTTAAAGAAACGATAAATGATCTCAAAGAAGATATTGGTCTTGTTGATTCAAAATTGGATTTTCAAGATATCGAGAAAGTTAAGATAACATTCTATGCACCATCAGAAGGTGGGATAAATTCAAATGGTGATCCAAGTAAAACTGCCATTTTGAAAAAACCAATTTCAGGAAGAACGTGTGCTATAAGCACTGCTCTTTACGAAAAAGGTTGGTTATTCCATAAAGTTTATGTAGATGGGATTGGTATCTTTGAGGCCACAGATAGAATGAATACTAAAGTCAAGGGTATGCAAGTTGATATCTGCACAACTTCTAGTAGAAAGGCTAGAAAATTGACCCCAAAACATCGGGCAATAATTGTCAAACTTGAGCGCTTAAAGGATTAGAAAAATAATGCATGGGATGAAATTAAAAGTTTCATCCCATGCAAATAACCTATAGGAAAAACCATTAATGTGGGAGATAATATTGATTTCAACTCTAATATTATTATTAGAGAAAATTATAAACTAATAATAGGATATTAAATGAAAACTCGAAGACATTTACTAATATCGGATACACATTTTGGACACTTTAAACTAGTTAATTCTGGATATCGTCCAGATGGATTTGAAATTCAAATATTAGATAATTTACATAAGGTTAGCATCCCAACAGATATATTAATATGCCTTGGAGATGTAAGTTTTTATAGACATGAAATTTGGCAAAAGAAATTACTCAAATCATTTAATGGGACACATGCATGGTTGGTTAAAGGAAATCATGATTACCAATCAGACAATTGGTATTTGAATATTGGATGGGATTTTGTGGGCGAACAAATTTCTCTGACTCGGTTTAAAAAGAAAATTTTATTTACTCACATCCCAATGGACGATATTAGTAAATGGGATTTAAATATTCACGGGCACATGCATAGTGGTGTTCATCATCCTGAAATCAAATTAGCTGGAAAGCATAAATTAATATCTATGGAGAATAACAATTATCATCCAACAATATTACAAGATATATGCAATGAACCGATAATAGGAGAGTTAAATGAACATTAAAATATTTATAAGTAAAGATAATTCACCAATATCGAAATCAAAAGATTCCCGATTTTTTAAACAATTTGTCGTATTTAAAGATAAGAAGTTCTGGATAGATGAGAATGGAGAATATAATGAATTATCGGATAATATATATAAATATATATTATGGGTTGCTGGAGAAGATAATATAGAATATATAAATTTATTATCTGATGAAGTGGAAAAGAAATTAAAAATTCTAATATTAAATCATTTAGATACATTTATTGAATCGAAAGATGAAATAATAAACTTTCTTAAAAATTTCAATCACATTTCAGATTATAAACCAGAAATTAAAGAAAGCCGGATTGTGTTATTTAATTCAAAAAAAATAAAGATCATAGAAACTAAAAATGGAGTGAAAATTAATGGATTTACAATCAATAAGAATACAAATCCAATACATTTTCCAGAAGTAATAAAAGAACAAATGGGTATAGATGAACTCATATCATTGGTAAATACAATAAATGGTAAATTATCTAAATTTAGAATAATATATAAAGATCCATATAAAGAACCACATAAAGCTGAAGATCCACAATTATATTATGGAATTACAGTTATCGATAAACCACAACCTAAATAGGAATAAATATGTTTAATATTAAATTTGATCCAGGAAAACGAAAATACGAATACCAAATTAATAAAATGAGGTTTACGATTATAAATAGAGGAAATTATAATTGGGAAATTATCACATGTAAAAGACATACACTTTTATTTCCATTTATTGTTTGGGAATGTGGAGAATGTTCAACTATAGATGAAAGAAATCTTATTGATAAATCAATTGGTGAAATACTTCTATATTCATTAACTACAAAATAAGAAGATTAATTATGGCTGAATATATATCAGTAGAAGATCTAATAAATCTAAAAGCAAAAGATATGAAAACTGCTATTAAAAAACAAGCAGTATTCATAATCAATAATTCAAAATTATCAATATTAAAATTATCCAAAAATAGATGGAAAGTTATACTTGAGCATAAACGGGAAAAGTCGTGGATATTTAAATTCAAGACAATCAAAACCCAAATAATTAATGAAGATGACCTGAAAAATATGACCCTTGGAGATATTATAATAACTTTATATTCGACGTAATATTATATTGTTTGATATAGATATTATCAAATATAGGATACAGTTTAATAAACCCACATTTATTAATTGGAGAAAATAATTATGTCACAAATGGATGGATCGCTAATCAATAGCATCGCGATGATGATGGTAAGAGAAGATAAAACAAAACATTTAAATGTTTTATCTTCAAGATATGAAACTTTTGTTGTTGTTAATATTCTAGATTTTTCAATAAAATTCACGGACATATCAACACCAAATACAATTGAAAGATCAAAGTTGATTGAATTGGTAGGTGCTAAATGTATATGAAGAATATAATCGAATTCACATATACCAAAATAAAAGCAATTGGATTCGATACAATGGTATTCGATATTACTGGATCAGTATTCATTCATGATAAAAATGGATGGTTTCAAATAGATACTAATTGGTTTACAGTTAAATTAGAACAGCCTCCGGTTATTAATGGTATGGTTGTTAAATTTTCAGCAGATGGGGATTCACCATATGAATACTCAGTTGAAATGGTCAGCTAATTCGTAAATCAAATCTGTCATTTTAAATTATTTGATAGAGATATTAATTTACATAGTTCCATTTGGAATATTTTTTGAAATCTCGTAAAAAAGGAAGGTGCATCATGCTCTGATGTGACAATAGAATTAGTATTATAAACAATTATATAGAGCATCATAAATATATAATATTATAATACGACTAACTTATAGATTATATAGTAGGACGGTCTGAAGAGCCGAATTAATTTAGATAGTTGGCTGAATTAATCCAATATTTAAATTAGACAAATCAAAGAAGGACGGTCTGATGAGCCGAAGTAATCTAAATAATTGGCTGAATTAATCCAATATTTAAATTAGATAATGTAGAGGGTGTCAATAATGACACCCTCTTCACATTTTTTTATTTTCAATTTAATATAGATATTGTAGATTGTAATCATGATAATTATTTAATTGGAGATAAAAATGTCATTCAATAACAAAGATTTAATGTTAGAAACAATTGCAGTATTGACAGTAATAATTGGTCGTAGTTCAGACCGCCAGAAAACTAGATTAAAAAAAGTATTCACTGATAATTCAGAAAATGCTATTGTCTTGGCGAGATGTTTTAATTATCCGAAAATAATAATACCAACACATCAGGTAATATTAGATGATATAGGAGTAGAATCATATATCGTCGATGATGAAGAATATAGATTTGGTTGGATTTCTTTAGAGAAAGCCGAAAGAGAGAGAATTGATCAAATCACCGGACAATTATTACTGGAAAGTTCGTTTTAATATAAATGGAGGAGAATAAATATCTCCTCCACATATAATTTTAATAGGTATATTTAATAGAATCTGAAAGACTATAATTTGTTATGTTCAAAATTAGTTTAAAGGCATACATAGATAATCTCAAGCATAGTTCGCAAATAATTCCAAACTCCGAAAATTTCAAATACAAATATACTAAATAATTAGATATAAATTATATTTTTTTATTTGGAGCGACAATATGAGACTTATAATTGCCGAAAAAGTTGTTTTTTTAGAAATAGAAAAAAACCGGTATCGGGTACTTAAGACAAATTTAATACCAACAAACATCAAGCATATACATCAATTAGGCATAGCTTCGCAGTCATATAAATGTTGCCATAATACAGATTATCTTTCTCAACAAAGATGTAAAATATGCGAACGATTCATGTGCAAAAATTGTATTAGGAATAACAAATGTCCTCATTGTGGACTGGACTTATATTAACCAGTAAAAAAATTCCCAGAAATAGAAATTTAATTATTCTATTTCTGGGAATTTTTACCGATAATTTACCATAAAAGTTATATGAGTTTTAGATATTTAATAGAGATATTATTACGTATAGACAATAATGTCTATATAAACTTATAATGAGGAGAATTACCATGAGACAATGTTCAGTATGTATGAAAATGAAGGATGAGAGTGAGTTCGACGGGTTCGAATTCGCAGCGGATAATTGCAACGACTGTTTCCTGGAGGAGGATTATGAATCCTCCGAACTAATCGAAATAGATAGGATGCTCGAAGAGCATCCATTGGAGGGTCCAATAGAGAAACCCTGGGAGACATCTCCACTGGAGAGGTCCACAAATTAACCTTGAGGGGTGAATTGAATCTAATAAATTCAATTCACCCCACCAGGTAAGTTATTTTTTTAAAAATTAAAATCATTATAATTTACTAATAATTCATCATTTGATGTTACATTCTTAGAGACAATATATATAATATGTTTCCCAACTTTACTAACCGTAACATTTGGGTTATCAGAATGATTCATATATCTTCCAAGATCAGTTCTAATAACTGTCTCATCAGACCAAATAGAAGCATTATGAATTAAACTCATGGCAATTCCTAATTTATATCCAATCCGAAGAGGCATAGTAGGAAATATACCATTTCCATGTATTGGAGATTTGCGAATTTGATATTTTATATTATTAGTTAACACTAAATCATTTATAGTCATTTAATTATTCCTATATTATTTTAGATGCTATATATTCACAAAATTTCTCTTCATCTAACTTAGTATTACCATATGTAGTATTTTTTATAGAATCGATATATACAGTTGTAAAATTAACTAATAATCGTTTATATTTTTCTTTCTCACCAACAGTTAATATATGTTTATATATTTCATGTGATAGTTCATGCGCGGTTAATAGTCGTTGAAATTTTATAATATTCGTATTTTTCAT